TCAGATAAATCCAGCCGTGATGTGCTTTGATAAATCGGCGGAATTTATCGAGCATGATCTTTTCCTCTTAATTCATACAAGTAAGATCTAACACAATTCTTTCTTACTTAGAAACTGAATGTTTTGTATGAATGCTTGCGATGAACTTCTTTCGTTCTTCAAGATAATCGACAAACCAGTCAGAGATAGTTCCGCTGCCATAGATCATCTTGATGCCTTCGATGCATTCGTCGAAACCATAAACGATGCCTTCGGCGTAGGCGAGAGCTTCTTCTGGTGTTCTGGCTTTCTTCACTTGTTGCGTTCTCTCGTTAGCATCGATTTCATGGTCTTCATCGCTTTCTCGTACGCTTCAGGTTCGTCGAAGTTACGAGGATCCTGATGCTTGATCTCTTCTTTGAGAGCGGTCAGTTTTGTAGGAAACATTCCGTAACGACTTGGAGCAATGTTGTAGAAGTCGTCGGTCTGAAATCTGCTGATCTTCTTCCTGGTCCATGGAGGAACAGGACGCAGCCATCCGAAGTCTCCAGCTTTCTTGGAGCGCTTGCCGTATGTACAATCGAGCTTGACGACAGCGTATGCCCATTTGCCGCGAACGGTGACGATGTGCCATTCCCAGAACTCGATCTTGCCGGTCGTTTCGTCGGCCATGATTTCGTAGAAGATCTTGCCGAGCTTAATCTCTGTCATCGATCTTGCCTTTCAGGAGATCCATTACGTTGAACGTTTGTGTAGGAGGAAGCTTTCGAAGTTCTTCGAGAGTCATCATCTTAAGTGATCCGTCAGCGAGCCCAGTATCGATCATATTCTGCATCGGAGTCTTCTGGCGAGAAGGAAAGTACCTAGCGAGGACTCGACGAAATGCAGCGATGTGTTTGCGCGATGCTTGGACAGCAGGCTCTTCCGAATTGTTTCTGTACGAATCGATGAAGCTCTGTTCGTAATCGATGGCCATGTGGAGAGCCATGATAATTGCCTTCTTGTCAGTCAATGCCATCGTTGCTCTCCGTTTGGAATGCGAGAATGTCTGGCTGTTCTCCTCCGAAGAAGATGTAGTTCCAGTTCGCTACGTCGTACTCTGCACGACCTTTGATTTTGTGTTTATGAGGTGTAATCTCGCGGTCACCAACCTGGATGCTGACGTAATAATCGGTCGATCCGTCAGAGAGCTTCATCGGCTTGATCGAAACGACAGGAGCACATGTCTTTGGCTCGTTAATAGTGGGATCGAACGCTGGACATAAAATCCGATGCCTGCCTGATTCTCCGCAGAGTCCACAGAGACTGTCGATGTATTCGTTGTAGTTTGCGATATCCTCTGCAGCAGAAGCGTAGGACTCACATGCGAATTTCGATGACATCTTCAATTCTCCTCTTGGAAGTCTGTTTGTTGGATACGACCCAGATTGGATCGAGTGTGACACCGTTCATGATTACCCATGCATGGTCGTGGTTGCAGACGAGATACGTCTTGGTCTTATCACAGAGATTGGAGTTCTTGAACTGCGTCTCTGTCAGATAAGTAATTTTCGGATTGTCGTATCGATTGAGCTTGCCGTCGTAAGAACCGGTGAGCTTGTCCGCGTGGTGGATGTAGTTGACACGGAGTCGGTCAAGAATCTTTCTGATAGTCCAAGTCGGAGTTCCGTATGCTTGCCATTTGCTCGGAGTGATCTCCAGAGAAGCTTGCTGGTAGACGAACTCTTTCGGAAGTCTGGTAGCAAGAGCGATAGCAACCATCGCGCAAGATTTCGGTCCGAAGTAATTGAACCATTCGCTGTAAGTAGGTAGTTCGACAGGAACTGTTTCTCGAGAGAAGGAAAGAAACTTGTTCGATGACATTTTAGAATCGCTCCGTGATTTGTTATTAGAATCATACTAACATCAAATCACGGAAACGTAAACTAGAAAATGTAGTTTCAGAACGAAACGTGATCTTCTCCAGGCTTCGGATCCCAGGAGAGGACTCTCCAGCCAGTAGGAACGTAGTGGACGATTCCATGGGAGTCGATGACGGTGTGTGCTCCAGACTCGCGGATGTGAAGAGCGATCGGACTTTCGATGATGAAATCGAAGTCGTCATCGAAGGTGTACACGCGGCACGCTTCGGACTCGAGACTGCTGAAGTCCATGGACTCCGGAACTCGGATCTCGTCGAAGGTGATTTCCTTGATGGCTTTTTCGTATTCGACGGCATTATCGTAGTAGTCGAATTCGGTGCCGTCGTTTGCAGTCCAGACTGTTCTTGATACAGGCATTGTCATGTCTCCTTTTTGAGAACTGTTTCTCTTGTTCCAAGTTCAGCTGCGAGCCAGATTACTTCGCCGATGATCTTGATTTCTCCGTCTACGAAATCTCTGATCCAGTAGTTCAGAGAATGAGATCCTTTCCCGATGATCGTTGGTCTGTCTGCTTGATGTCTCTCAGGCCATGTCGCAGCGATCGAGTCGAAGAGCTGACCGATGGAATTGAAGTAGTATTCGAACGGAGGACCCAACTTGACGTACATCAGAATTTTATACATGATCAAGCCACGATTTCGAGGATGGCAGCGAGTCGGCGACGTGAATTCTGTTTGTTTGGAACGATCCAAGTAGGATCGACAGACTTCTTGTCGTGGATCAACCAGACGTGATCCCGTGAGACAACCACGTAGGTCTTCTCAGGTTTGGCGACGTTCGCGATGAAGTCCTTTTCGGTCTTCTTCGTGTGCAATTGGTCGGTGTAGTGGGTGTCATTCTTGAGGACGGACGTGATGCTGAGATCCTTGAACTCGATCTCTCTGTGTTTGAGGATCGCCTTGATCTCCTTCATCGTTAGACCGATTTTCTTCCAGTAGTCGGTCTTCACCACCTCCGGGATCACTTCTTCCAGCAGAGTTCTCTCGTCGACACCTATCAGGTGCGCAAGCGCGATGAACGATGATGGCGCCTTCGTAGTCCCCGTAATGAGCGGAAAGTCTTCAGCAGAGGACTCGATGTTGATGGCTAGTGTCATGATGTGGTACTCCTTTCAGTTCTCGATAAAGTTGTTGTAAACTATAACCGCAAAACTGTAAACAAGAAAGTGACGAGAGGACCGAAATCCTCTCATCGGTTCAGACTCAGGCCTTGGCTTCCCGCTCGAGCTTCCGGACTTCGCGACGGATATTCTGAGCGTACTGACGAGCGTTCAGAAGCGTGTTGGCGAAGCGTCGAAGAGTTGCAGCGAGCGACATCCGGTCGGACTGTTCGGCGCAAGGATGATATTCGCCGATGACGACGTTTTGCTTCTGTGAAGCGATGTAGTTAGAGACGTTCTGATAGAACTGCTTCCAGACGTTGACCCAGTCGATGTATTCCTCATGAGTCATCTCGTGAAAGTTGACGTGGACGACACCGAGGAGCTTGTCTGCGAGAAAGCCGATCTGGGCAGCACGATGCATTTCATGCGGAGTGTATGCGTTGGCACGATAGGTAGACGTAGTCATGGTTCTTCCTTCCTTGTGGATTGGTGGTTATACAGAGAATCTCTTGCCAAGGAGATACGTCGAATTGCGGGTCTTGATGATCTCCCACTCTTCCATCTTGCCTTCGAGGACTGTAGAAGTGGTGACTCGTTCTCCAGTGTCGAAACGACCCTTCTTGTCGTTACGAATTGCACCGTTGACACGAGACATCATCTCGACCCAGTTGTCGAGGATAGCATCGTAGTACGGTTGAGGTTCGCCGAGAAGATACGTCGAGTTCTTCGTCTCGACGACCTGTCCTACTGTGAGACCTTCAAGATCGACATCGATCGGTGTGATCTGCACGTATTGACCATCTTCGAAACGAGCTTTCGTGTCTGCATGGACGTTTCCAAACAGCTTCTTCTTTCCGTCGACGATACCCCAGTTCTCTAGACGGGCTGTGGCTTCTGTCATTGTAGTTCCTTTTCGTTATTCGATTTGAAATTTGATCTTGAACTCTGCGATCCAAGTCGCGAGATTGTCGTCGATCTGTTTGTCGATCTCTTCGTGCCACTGACCTTCGCAACGAATGTCGACCTTCTTTTCATGTTGGCCGACCGTATAGACGTAGTGAGCGATGAGATCTCGGTAGGACCCCTTGATTTGAGAAAGCATTGTTCGAATTGTGAGTGATGAATGATCGCCGAAACTTAAAGTGATTGTTGTGAACATAACGGAGCCCTCTTCGTCATGAATTGACAATTTCATCATACTACAAAATCGAACAGCAATGAAACTAGATAAATTCTGCTTCCCAGATCTGTGTGACCGACACTTTACCTTGATGATGATTTTCCGACTTACGAACCGTCTTCTTGAAGATCATGTTTCGTTCTGGAATAGCTGAACGATACTTCCGTCCAACGAGATCTCGGCCATTGAGACCTTGCTCACGGAGTTGTTGCAGAGTCGGAAGAGCTTCGTAATCAGCCCTCGTAATCCGCATCGTCGCTTTTTCGAATTCAGATGTCATCGATACGCTCCAAATCTTCTTTAGGAAACGATAGTTCGTTTGGCCAGTCGTCCAACTTTACCACGTATGGAAACGTCCAACTGTTCTCTGGATTTCCGTCCAAGACACTACTGATGTAGCCTTTCATCCCGTGGAATGCAGAGCTCTCATTCTTAATCTGGATACGATCATGACGTTTGAACATCAGTCTTCTCCTTAGAGGATGTCAATCGGAAGAACTACAGCTCGACGAAGAGCTGTCAGATGACGAGCTGCTGCTGTCATAACTGGACGAATCGGACGACGAACTGTTGCACGTGGAATAGGACGTCGGCGCCGACTCGTAATAGATCGGGTTGAGCGGCGATAGAGGATTGAGAGGATTCGAAATGTCCATGCTATCATCGCGTCTCGTGTCAGCAGCACGATTGGATGCGTACACAGGCGATCTTTTAACAGCAGGCTGCTGTTTGACCTGTGGTTTGACTGGCGTTTTCTTACGGCTAAATGGCCACATTGTTGACTTCTCCTTTGTTACGTATTGCTCGGAGCTGACTGCGGAGCGCAGGCAGATCGTGTGTGAATGTGTGAAGTCCGTCGACGATCAGATTGCAGTAGCGACCAATCTCGGGACGTCGGACTTGAATTCCGAACAGACCATCGGAAGACTCGACGATGCGCCACCAGGTTTCGCCTGTTTCGTAGCAATCGATGACTTCCATGCCTTCGCCTGGCTTCCTCTGCTTCTTGCGAGTGCGGCGATAGAGGAACGGACTTGTGGTGCTCGGATCGTAGTTCTGATTGACGCGACGCATGATGACTCCGTGTGTTGTTATTGGATGCAGTGTAAAACATTCTGCATCAAACGTAAACAACAAAGTTCACTTCTTGTTTCGGTCGTGCTCGTCGAGGACGTTTCCGAAGACGGTCTGGATGTCTCTGTAGTAGGTCTCTCCGAACATCGAGTCAGCGAATTCGATGGCCTTGCGGAATTTCTGCTGGAGCTTCTCGAGATTGCCGAGACGTACAGCGTAGGAGAGAAAGTCGGTGAATGATTCTCGATCCGCTTCGAACGTAGGCAAACCTGTGAACCTCTTGTCCATGTCAGCGAGATACTCGACGACTGCCTTGGTAGACACAGGATCTTTCGTCTTGTCGTCATTTGCGTCTGTCTTGAGGTAGTCGTCGTAGAGCTTCCAGAGAAGATCTCCTTCTCCGTCACTCCACTTGGAGCAGAAGTCTCTGGCTTCAGAGCGATAGTGGTATTCGTTCGGTACGTTGTACTCGAACTTGTTGCCGGTGCGAAGATGCATTTCACTTCTCCTATCGGATGATTGTGATCTTGGAGCCGTCCTTGAAGGTAAGGACGAAGCGGTCGCATTCAAAAATCTGAGCTTCTTTCAGTTCGGACTTGTATTCGGACTTCAGAGCTTCAAAGATGTAGATGTTGAAGATGTCTGTGTCCGGAGTCTCGAATTCGTACTTCATGATCATGTCATGATAGTATGCGAGATCGGCAACGGTTGTCTTGGCACCGAAGATTTCAGAGGAATTGTCGATGATGATTTGCATTTGATTTCTCCGTGGTTTTGTTTATGAGATGATCCTATCAAACAGTTTCAGTTTCGTAAACAAGTTTGTGCGGAGGATAGCAAAAAAGAGTGGAAGCTGGCGGGCCTCCACTCTGTGATCACTCAAATCGAGAAATCAGGCGGTTAGTGTTTCGCTTCGACGATCTCGATGACACTTGTAATCCGTCGACGAGTACCCTGTTTGTTGGGTACGATCCATACCGGATCGATCACCTTCTTGTTCCGGATGGTCCAGACGTGGTTTCGATTGGTTACGATATACGTCTTGCCTTCCTTCGCAGTCTGAAGGAACTCGTTTTCAGTCACATGCTTGTGAAGCTTGGTGTCGCCGGAAACATCTCGTTCTGCCATGGAAGACATATCGCGATGTTTCACTCCGAGCTTCTTCAGTGCCTTCTTGATTTCGTCTGTGGAAAGTCCTCGTTTGGGGTTATCCGAGACCTCCGTTACCGCCGAAAGGATTTGAGTTTCGTCCATACCAGTCGCCTCTTTGATGGCGATTGGTGCATCGATTCCTCTCGACTGTACGAGGAGAGGGAACTCGTTTTTAACGATAGACAGTTCCTGCATTTTCACTTCTCCTGTTTTTATCTCGACATCGTATGTGTCGATAATGGATAAATAACTCAAACCCCTACGTACGTAAACATAGAAAGTTACACCTGGTACTACAAATGTCCCAAGTTTCAACTCTACTCGAATATGCATACAATTTTAGCGAACAGATCGCCTTCGATATTCTAGGCAGCCTTTCAAAGAGAGACATCTACGGAAACGTTACTTCGTCCGGAGAATTCGTCTCTAACCCCGTTCCCTACTCACTCACCCTTCATCAGCTGAAGAACAAGTACGACATCATCGACCCACCAGAAAAGAGTCCTCTGTACGCCTTAGAGAACATCGAGACGAAGTCCATACACACAGACCAGCGACTCGTAGTGTTCGAAAAGGTGAGAAACATCGTTCTCAACTACACGAGCATTACGAAGCCCATTCTTGTCGCTAGGTTTGAGGAGCATCCGTTCTCTCTTGTTCTCAACGGCAATCATCGTCTATCCGCAGCTTGTCTACTCAAGCAAGAGTTCATTCAAGCTTATGTGATCGACGTCAGAGTAAGCTTTCTGTAATGAAAGTTTATACAATCTGACGTCGATAGTAAACCAATATGATTAATTCTTATGAATAATCTTCGGCTCGTTTCTTGGCTTCCTCGTAGCCGATCCACGTCGAAACGCCTCTCCACTCGAGAGCAGTGAGAAGAGCATCACGCTTCAAGAGTCTCGAATAGTCCTCGAACGGAAGAGAGACGTTGTTGAGAGGAACGTGATCTTCAGACTTTTCGACTTTCGCATCAGCCATCGATCGGATCCTGTGCGATCATGCCGAGAGCAGCGAGATACGTATCGAGGATTGCTTCCTCTTCCATGCGCTCCTGCTCATCCTTCTTGCGGATGTTGATGACCTTCTTCAAGATCTTGGTGTCGAAGCCATTTCCTTTGGCATCGCCGTAGACGTCCTTGATGTCATCGCCGATCGTCTTCTTCTCTTCTTCGAGACGCTCGATACGCTCGATGAAACCGCGCAGCTGATCACGTGTTACACTGTCACTCATTTCACTTCTCCTTCTAGAAAGACCAGAACTGTCTGTCCTGGTATACGGCAGACCCGTAACGGTCATAGCCTCCGATGATCTCGAGAACTTTCGCAATAACGAGTTTCTTCCCGAGAACGTGTTCTTGATGCTCTGTGACGACTTTCAGCGTCCAGATGAAATTTTCTTTGCCTTTCCTCACGACCTCCTTGGCACCATTCTTGATGTCTTTCGAGAGAGTGCCAACAGCGTTGCCTGAGACAGCATGGATGTAGTAAGGCGTCCTCGTCATGAAGACGGCGTTCTTCTCGTTGCAAAACAGATTGAACGAGACGAATGCACCTTCGACGTCGATGTTGTGTGTGGAGAGACTACTGATGAGGATCTGTCGATCGTATCCGTCATCGAGGATGTAGACCTGCTGAGGGACAGCAGAGAATGTCTGTCTCATTTTCTGAGTCAGAGCGTCAACGACAGGATCTCGATTGTCGAGTTCTGCTTTTCTTTCCTTCTTGAACTTGCCGATCAGCGACTTCCAGTAGTTCATTTCTTGATCCTCAGAAAATGTCGAGTGTTTGTTTCTTGCTCGTGTTCGGAACGAGCGACATGAACTCTTTGTACCATGCGTCATGCGAGAGCGCTGTGCGTGCATGGTGTGCTATATCTTGACGTTCATCCAGAGTGTCGTATGCTAACGCATTGACGTCGTACTTGATTCTCTCAGCGAGGTCCGGAGCCGTGATCGGAATGCTGTCAGGCAGGTACTTGTTCGTGTTCTCGAAGATCTTGTTCGCGAACGTCCAAGCTGCATTCGGTTCGTTTTCAGACAGTCCGATCGTCACCGGTAGCGATCCAAGACACATCATCTCGTAGTTGAAGATGCCAACAGTCTCATGCAGATACGCCATGATGTGGCAGCCAGAGTATCGCATCACGTCGATCGTCTGACCTCGTGTCAGATTGAAATGGACCTCTGTCGTCTCAGACTCTCGAAGCTGATCGAAGATCTTTGGATGATTGCCTGATACGACAGCAGTCATTGGAATGCCAAGCTTGTCGATCAGATGAACGTTCTTGCCGACGAACTTCGGATCGTATCGTCCAACCATCAGAGGATAGCCGTTCGAAGGTCTGATCTCAGAAGTCAAGAACCTCTCGTCCAATGGGGCATTCACGAACTGATAGACAGACGTGATCGGTTCGTTCAGGAGATATCGAGCGTCTTCTGCTTTCGTCCGATTGATGAAGTCCTCTGCGATCTCTCGTTGAAGCTTCTCAGCGAAGTAGCTGTTGTAGACCGTGCCGCCATTCTTGATCACAGCAGACAGACCCTTCAGACGACCGATCGCATACATCGCATTCTGATTGACTTCGTGCACGTGATGGATCGTCGGAAAGTCTTTCGCGATGTCAGCAGATGTTCCAGGCGAAGGGATGTGAGACCAGACGAGATCTGGATCGATACGAAGCAGACAAGACTTCACGCACTTGTAGTAGCCGCGTGTGAGATTCATCTTCGCTTGTTTGTCATTCAGCTTCTCGAGAGTCGTCGGAACGAGCATGTGTGGAGTGATCTTGTCTTTCCAGTATTCGTCGACACCACCGGCACAGATTACATGAATCTCGTGACCTTGCTTCTGGAGGATCGGTATCGCCTTGACGACGATCGCATCGAGACCATTCGTTATTCTCGTGTGATCAGCCAGCGTGGCCGTGAAATGAGACGTGATGATTGCGATCTTCACTTGCACTCAGTCCTGATCTTGTTGTAAGCTTTGACGGCCTCGTTGATGAATCCATCGAGCATTCCGTCAGTGAAGTACGACTGGTTTCTTCCGTTCTGGACTATTCTCAGTACGTACTGTTGAACGAATTCTTCTTTGGTGAGACTCATTCTGCGATGATCCTATCTGCGTCGTCAGTGACGAACTTTTCGAGAGTGAACGAGAACGTGTCGTCGTAATTGATGTTTCCATCGAGTTCGAAATATTCGCAATCGAAGATCGCACCACTGTTGTTCAGATAGTCGTAGATCAGTTTCTCCACAACGCTATGACTGATGTTCAGCGTTGTTCGAATGACTTTCTTCTCGATTTTGACTTCTCTCGTTCCAGGTGACGATTCAATGTGAATGACACCATTAACGATTTCAGAAGGTCTCTTGCCCATTGAGTAACTCCGGGTGTGATGCATTTCTTATTGATCTTCTAACAAATTTGAACGAAACAGAGAAACTGTAAATCACTCAGTTACGCACTCGACACAGACAGGGATGAGCTTGCCTGTTTCAGCCTCTTCGCCGTTATCGAACCACCATCCGCACTTGTCGCAGCAGAAGACATGATCGTCGAATTCATGACACCATTCGAGGTCGTCTTCGGCGTCTTCCATGTCATGCGAGTAGAGCACGTTGTGAAGAGAATCACACGTTCCGCGAAGTTGTTCGACGATTTCATTTATCGGTACAGGGTAATCTCTCTTGTAGACCATTGTTGCTCTCTGATTGACACAGATGGAGGGTGGTGAATTTCGTCGTCTTGGATTAATAATCTATAATCCGTGACAGAACGGTCACTCACCGTTCCACATAATAGCGATATCTTTCGGAGTCTTTCCGTCTCGCTTGCACTCTTTCAGGACCCATTGACACAGTCTGTAGACGAACTGTGAATTCGGTTCGTCTTGCGGATGATACTGGTCGTGGTTCGACTGTCGGTGACGATCGAGATATCCGTCCTCGAATAGGTCCTTGAGAATGCGACGAAGATTGATCGACGAACGGACATGGTTCGGATCAGGCTTACGAGGAGGAAACAGATCCTGGAATGCAGCGACGAAGTCGAGATCGTCGTCATATGTCGTGCATCCGCTCAGAGAGATCGTCGAATAGTCTCCGGTGCTGTACGTCCCTGCACTTCGAGACAAGAAGTAGTCGAAGATGAACTCCGCTTGCTTTGTGCGCTTCGATTTGATCTCCTGTGATTCCATCAGTTTTCTCCAGAGATGTAGTCGAGGAAATCGAGCGAATCTTCTGCATTGATCCAGCTCTCGAGAGTTCCTTCGTTCAGGATTTGAATCGTCTTAAGGATGCGAGGATCTTTCGTCTCATCGGCGATTTCGAGAAGACGAGTGAAGTATTCGTCGACCTTGCATCCAAGAGGACGAATGAACTCGGTGATTTGCATGTTGATGTCGTTGAAACCTTCGGAGATCTTCTTGAGTTCTTCTACGAGTTCCGGAGTCATTGTTCGATCCTTTTCAGATGAGAGATGCGTGTGGTCTTGATGTCGTCTCGGATGTCGTGACGCTTGATCCGAGCTCTGAACTTGAACGTGTCTCCTACTTCACCGACATTTCTGCCGGTGTGCGTGAGGATATCTTGTCCGACTACAATCTTCGTAAACCACCAAGGACTGAAGTCTGCATCCTTGAGGATCGCGACGGCGATGGTTCCTTCGAAGTCGAGTCTCTGCTTCTCGATACCGACATGGTTCGAAAGGAGATCTCGTTCTCTGCGTTCAGCTCTCTTCTGATCACGGATAGCAAAGAGATTTCGATCCATCGCAACTCCGGTCGCTACCGAAGCGAGAGTCTGCATGATGACATCTACGTCTTTATCTTTGAGTCTGTCGGACAGCCACATGATGTAGCCATCTGGAAGATCAGCTATCTTCTGACCGCGGTTCTTGCCGAATGGCATCGTTCCAGCTTCGATCGTTTCGATCTGGATCGTCTTGTGAGCAGAGAGTCGTCCACGCCGCTTGATGATTTCGTCGACTTCAGGTCCGAGGTAGTTGACCTTGGTGTATTCGTCTTCGACGCGAGACTTGAACTCTTCTACTCGAAGCATCGCTTTGCGTTCTGCTTCTTCGATGTTTGTGGAGAGGTTCTTGATGTAGCGATCCGAGTCGAACGGATTGCCATCAGTGAAACGGTGGCAGCGAAGAGTGAACATCGCGTTTCCACCACCGGAGGAAATGTAGAAGTTGAAGAAGGTATTCTGGACGTTCATCGGATCACCTCATACCAAGATCGGATGGAACACGATCATTCAAGCAGCGGAAAGTGCGAAAGATCGGTACGAGGTCTTTGAAGTCTGTGTGATCTGCGAGTTTCGTGGAGTGATGGTCGATTGCGACGTCTTTCGGATCGTCGTACTGATTTCGATCGTAGTACACCGAAAATTCCATCAACTCGATTTCGCCTTCAGGTTCAGACTTCTTACGAAATCCGAGTTGAAATGTCATGATGTTGGTGATTGGCATTTGAAGTCTCCGTGGTTTTGTTTATGAATCGATACTATTCCAAAACCACGGAAACGTAAACAAGAAAGTTTCAGTCCGGTGGATGGTTGGCGAAGTACGGGATTTCGAAGACATCGAAGCCTCGATCAGCAATCTTGATCGCTTCGTCAAGCATTGACAGTGTTCGCTCTTTCGTCGTGTCCGGATGATCGTCAAAATCGAACAGATACATCGGGCGACTCGTAACGTTCTGAATTGCCTGCATCAAGATCTCTTGGATGCAGATGAACATGGCCACCGTGACACGACGCCTGTGTGCAGCACGATAGAATGCGCCTTGCATAGTGAACGAACATGCCTGACGATCGAGCCAGTCGAAGCCGTGCCCGTCTTTGTTCCGAGCGAGATTGCCGCCTTGGTGCCATCCTTTCGAGATGAACTCCTTCGTCTTCTCGATGACTTCCTTCGGAATGTTCGGTTCGTCTGTCATTTCAACCTCCGAAGTACATGAAGCAGAAATGAGTCAGAAGCGTCGCGATCAAGACGACTCCGAGACCCAACGCTCCTGCTGATGTTCCGCCTGGACGACCGTCGTAGACGCATTGTTCTATCGCGACCGGAACGACGATGATCAGAAACATGAAGATGAGAGCTAGCCAATCAGGCATCATAGGAAGTCTCCATACACGAGCTTGTGATTACCAGTCTTGCTGCTCTTGCAGTAGAGCTTCTGGCGTCGACCTTTCGTTCCATTCTCAAAGAATGAGAAGCGACAAGACCAATCCGTTTCTTCTTTCTGCTTCTTAGCGTCGTCGAGTTGACGATAGCATGTGAACTTCTGTATTCCGAGATCAGTACCTTGATCGTAACACTGAAGTTCGATCGAAGGTCTGTGTCGCGACGGTGAGCTGTGCGGTATCGTCATGAGAACGACTGCAGCTGATGCCATAATGAATGGAGTCATTCGATGATCACCTGTCGTGGTATGGTTCGAAAGGAAGATCGAGCGCTTCTCGTCTCTTCCTCATCTGTTCGATCGAATCCGTCGTGTGGTTGGTGAATGGAATTCGCCGCGGAACATTACCTTTCCTCATCGACTCGATAGCCTTCACGAAGTGAGCATGGATGAAATCGTTCTCGATGTGACTCGCGAACTCCTCCATGTATGTGAGAAAAATCATGTCCGATACCGTCAGACTCATAGCGATCTCCAGTTCGTTTCAGGGAAGTAGGTATCTGCCGGACCGTCGTAATCGATCCGAGAGATGTAGAAGCGGTCGATGTGAGGCATCCATCTCGAGTAAGTCTTTGCACCTCCGATGATGAAAGCGTTTTCGAGAACGTGCTGTTCCATGAGGCTTCGAAGAAGATCTGGAGTGATTGCTTCATCATCGAGGATCAGGATTCGTCCGTACGTTCTGTCGAGATGCTTGACAGTCTGATACGTCCGATATCCGGCAATCATCAGACTGTCCATCGTCATTGACTTGAACCATCTGAGATCGTCAGAGGACTGCCAAGGCAATCCTCTGTTGAGTCCGATCTGACCGCTCTTGCCAATGGCAGCGATGAGGTTGATCTTCACGTCAGTTCCTTACTTGGATACCGGTGCCTTGATGGTGGACATCGGATTGTAGTTGACGAGCTGGAAGTCCTCGTACTCGAGATCGAACATGCTCTTGTCCGAATGGATGAGCATCGTCGGTTGATCCAGATGGACACACTGATCGTATCGGCTGAGTTGTTCTTTCACAGCTTCTTCGTGTGTATCGTAGATGTGCGAATTGCCGAAGGTGTGGACGAAGTCTCCGAGTTCCAGACCGCATTCGCGAGCAATGAGCTGTGTGAGAAGCGCGTACGAAGCAATGTTGAACGGAACGCCGAGGAACCAGTCTGCCGAACGCTGATACAGCTGGCATGACAGACGCTTCTTCGAGTCGACGTGGAATTGGAACATCATGTGACACGGAGGAAGTGCCATGTCGTCGACTTCAGCAGGGTTCCACGCGGTGACGATGTGACGACGAGAATGAGGAGACTTCTTCAAGTCAGTAATGATCCGGCGGATCTGATCGATCGGTTCGTCTGTGACGTCATCTCCAGCGACAACGAGGTTCGTCCAGGACATCCACTGCTTGCCGTAGACAGGTCCGAGGTTGCCATTGGCATCAGCCCATTCATCCCAGATCTTGACGTTGTGATCGTGAAGATACTTGATGTTCGTATCGCCTTTGAGGAACCACAGGAGTTCGACGATGATCGACTTCAGATGCAGCTTCTTCGTGGAGAGAAGAGGAAAGCCTTGAGCCAGATTGAAACGCATCTGATGACCGAAGATTGCTTTCGTTCCGCCGTTCCTCGGGTTGATGTGATCTCCGTTCAGATAGATCTCGTTCATGTGACGAAGATACGCGATGTCGACTTGACTTGTCATGAAATTGTCCTTTTGCTGTTGAGGAGTCGTTGCTTAACACGGTATGCAATATTCTTTGTCACACCATATTCTTGGTCGGTCTGAACGTGAAACTGTTTTTGATGATCGAAGAAATCTCCGTCATCGTCGAGGATGCACATCGTGATCGTCTGACCACGGAAGTACTTGAAGAGGAAGTCTTCGATCTCGAGGCCTCGAAAGCCGTGACTGAAGCTGTTCGTCGATCCGATGATCTTGTGTGCATGCCATCCGAGAACAGACTCGATGCACTTCATCAGCAGTGGGTCTTTGCGCCAGGTGGACGAGATGACGATCTTCGCGTCAGGGACTTCGTTGAGGACGTTGATCAGACGGTTGACGCATGCTACGTCGAACGAACCGATGAAGAAGTCCTCTGGCTTATCAGAGTTCGCAGCATCTCGGTTCGGGTTCTCCCACGTCTCGTTGTTGAGGACGCCGTCGATGTCGAGAAACAGGAGTCTCGGTTCGACGATCTTCTGAGCCAACCCGTGAGCAAACAGATCATCGAGCTGTTCGTACGGCATGATCTGCTCGAGCTGCTCGAGTGGGATACGGACGTCTGTCATTCACTGAATTCCTTGCCGAGTGCGTCTTCTGTTGTGACGTCGATCTTGTCTTGAAGTTCTCCGAGAATTCGCTGAGCCGTCTGCGTGATGCGTTCGACGATTTCTGGATCGAAAGCGGAGACTTCACGAACGCTGTTCGGATACATCGAACCCCATTCTGAGTTGAGCTCTATCTTCGCGATGACTCGTTCTCCGTCGGTCTTCGCTTCACGGATTCTTCCGTAGACTCGTTCAGCGAACTCTCGTCTGAAATCTTTCGTTCCAGCGAGCTTGCCGTAATCCCAGTTGATGTTAGGATACAGATCGATCATCGTGAGATCGACTCGATCCACTGGATTGACCGGAACCAGAGAATTCTCAATCGTGCGTTCTTCGATGATGCTCATGCGAGCTCCGATGCGTGTTCGCAGACTTCGATTACTACCTTGCAACCTCTCAGACGAGCAGCGTTCGCAAGGAGAGTGGAAGCGGTCTTGTCGAAGTACGTGTGGATGACGATCTTCTCGTCCTTCGATGTCTCGATGAGTTCCTTGCACTTGTTGAACGGAGTGCTTCGTGCATCGATGTAGAGATACGACGTACTCTTCTTGACGAACTCTCCGAAGTTCGAGTTGCGAGGAAGGTACCAGAAAGTGCGCGGATCCACTTTCGCACGGAGTTCAGATGTCTTCACGATCTGGTCGTAGAAGTCGAAGTATTCGTACACAGCCATCAGTAATAACCTCCGTTGTATTCTTCATTTTCTTCGATCTTCGAGATCGTCTGTGTCTCTGCGTCGTATCGAGTCAGGTCTTTGACGAAACCGTAAGTCTCGATGTCGACTTCGCAAGAGTAGCCTCGCTCCATCAGGAACTTGGCGATGCCATGACAGAACGGTCTCATCAGACTTCCTGAGGCACCGTACGAACCGGAGTTGTTGATCACCGTTCCGGATGCAGCACTCGGAAACGCACCTTCGATGTAGTAAGGACACTGTTCGTCTTCAGGAATGGTGTCGACGTACTCTTCGAGAAGTTCCTTGGTGACTTCCGGATCGACGTGAATTCTGTTGGTGTAGCCCATTACTTCTTCCATCCGTACTTCGTGAGAAACACCATGTATCGTGAGTCCTCGATCCTCATGGACACGTTGACAAGAAACCAGAGGTAAGCTCTGTGTCCCAGTTTACTGAATACCCACTCGAAGAAGAAGACGAAAGAGAGGATCGTGAGGATCTGCATGAGACAAATCAGTTCGATCACATCATCCACGTTGATCTTGATGAACGTCTTCATCTCATGCTCCCATTGGTGCGAAGGCGATGATGAAAACGAGAATGGTCGCCATTATCTTCAACGGATAGTCGAGAAACCATTTCGTCGGCGGCAGGTAGTACGGGACGATTGCAGCGAAGCACCAGAAGAGTTTCTGAGCGATTACAGCGGATGTCATGTTATGCTCCGGTTGGGTTCATGTCGTCCTTGTCAAGACGGATCTTGGAGAGACGAGAGTGGCGGAACACACCAGACTCGGTACGTTCCATGAATTTGACTTCACAGAGAGCATTCTCGAATTCGTCCCAGTTGTCGTAGATGTACTGGCGTTCCTTATCAGACATACCAGATCCGACTCGAGAGATTGCACCTGTGTAGTCTTGGACGATGAGAGCTCCGACTCGTCCAACATGCTTGGTCTTCGGCTTGCCTTCTTCGTAACCGATGATGCGTGCTTCGATCGTTTCGAGAGGCTTCACTTTCATCCAGGAGTCGTCTCGACCGAAGTTGTAGGTTCCGAAGCGCTTCTTGACGATGGCACCTTCGTTACCATTTGCTCTCGAGTCTTCGTAGAATTTCTGAGCATCTTCCCAGGTTTCGACAAGAGTGTGATCAGCAATGAGATCGAAGAGGAAAGGATTGTTGGACCACATCGACTTGAGATCGTTGTATCGTTCGATGTACTGGACATCGTACTTCCGAGCGAGGAATGCGTCGTAAGGAATGGCATCGAAGACCCGGAGAGTGAGCTTGATATTCGATCCAGACTTCGAAGCTCTCGAGATGCCAGATGTCTTCTGGAATTTGGCAGGAGAGTCAGCTTCGGCATCGAAGCACCAGCCTGGATGGAGCTTCATATTCTCTTCGATACGAGGATCGATGTTGACGACAGGCTTGCCGTTGCGTGAGACGTAGGTCAGGTTTCCGTTATGATCAACCATAGCTACGCATCGGATACCGTCGAATTTGATCTGAGCGAAGGAATTCGCTTCGAAGAGATCAGGATCCCAGTTGGCACATTTCTGTACCTCGAAGGTGCGATACGAGTCAGGGAATACGTCGAGGAAGGATCCACCTTTGACACCAGGCTTCCAATCCATGAAGCCGTCGAAGATGCCGTTGATGATCTTCGCTTGGAGTGTCGTGAGAGACTTGTCACGCTTCTTCAGATCACGACCTTTGCCTTCGTAGAGAAGCTTGAAGACGGTGGACCAGTCGATACCTTCACCACCACCGGCATCTTTCGAGAGTTTCGAGATACCGAAGTTCTGGAAAGGATCGAGGTGAAAGACGAAGCACTTGAAGGTGTATTCGGAAATCTTCGCAAGTTCGACCTTCTTCGCGTTGGTGCCTTTAGAGTCGGCGATTGCTTGGAGATCGGAATTGATGATGTCTGATATGCGATTGATTTCAGAAACATTATCTGAAAAGATGTCTAGCATGATGCCTCCGTTGAGATTTGATTAAAGAAATCATATCACAACGAAAGCATCGTGTAAACAAGAAAGATGTACGTTAGGCAGGAGTCAGATCGTCGTCGTCTCCGAACATTTCGTTCGACGCCTTGTAGAGAGCGTAAAGGACGATGACCATCGAGACGATGAAGCCAGCGAAGTAGAAGTATCGCTGACCCATCGTGAGATCTGGATTTTCACCGAGATCGTTGAACATGGCACCTGCGAGGATGCCACACATGATAGTGATGAAATTAACCACGGCCTGTTTCCACGTCATAGCTTATTTACAGGATAGTTCTCTGGACCGACACGAAGGTCGAACGCAGAAGCACTAAACACTTCAGGGCCGTCAGGAGCATCGACCACGGTCATCTGGAAAGCGATGTCCTTGGTGCCGTGCTCGTTGTACTGCGGATGACGAGGACGGATGTGCAGGTTGCCGAGCTTGTCGATGATGTTCTGAACGAAAGGCTTGTGCTCGTCAGGACCGTGAAGGATCTTCGAGTCTTCGACGTTGTAGGTGTAGTACATCGTGTTGTGATAGAAGAACTGTACGTGGAAGAGGTACTCAGGGTTCGGCGACATGTACTGAGCAATACGGATCGAGTCGTCGAGGTTCACGCGGTCGTACTGTGTCAGTCCGCGCTTGAGGCCAGGATACTTGTTCGAGTTGAACTGAAGCAGGGTGTTCGAAGCAACGCCGCAGTCAGTGCGAACGAAGACAGGCTGGCCGACCTTCAACTGTGCGTGGATGATCTCACGGCACAGCTTGCCGATCTCACGCATCTTCCTGTGCTCGATGATCGACGACCGGACACGGCCAATAGGCTGGTACGGAGTCTGAGGAACACCGATGATGTCGAGGACGTTCTTCCAGGACATCATGGACATCGCATCGAACATGAAGTCCTTGCGATCAGCTCCTTTGCCTCCGTAGATGTACTCTTCGATTTCTGCTGTCACAGAGTCGAAGTACGCGTCGATTTCCTCTTTCGACAGAGTCCTCATCTTTTCGGCGCGGATTGTAGGGTCTAGCATTGTGGTTCTCCTTAGAAGATGTCAAGTTCTTGTAGTACGTGTGGATTGATTCCGCAGGCAGCGTAAATCACGTCGAGCGGTTTACGAAATGCCTTGAAGAAGTGGGTGTCCCAGTCGATGTACTTGCGAATGCCGATCTCGTCGAAGTATGCGGGCCATTCGTCTTTCCATGCGATGACGTTCTCGTTGAACGCGATGTTCGGAAGTTTCAGAGGAAGCATCTTGATCTTCTCTCCGTTCTTCACGGGTTCGAGATACTCGCGTGCTTTCTCGTTCTGAGAGATCAGCTTGTTGTAGATGATCGCTGCTCGTGCGTTGATGTGAGTTCCTTGAACGTATCCTTTGAACGAGTCTTCGTCTGTCTTCGAGTACAGATCACTCACGGATGCGTTCGATGCAACTTCGTCAATGCCTGCTTCACGGAATTCACGTTCGATCTGCATCATGTACTGGATCGAACCTTCGACGTCACCATCGAGATACAGTTCGAAGAACTTCTTCATCTTGTCACGGAAGAAGCTCGGAGTCGACGACTTTTTCGCAGCAAGTCCGACGATCTTCAGCTTCGGCTTCTTAAAGCGTACGCCTTCCATGTCAGACAGAGCGATCGCATACATCTTCTTCTTGATGAATACTGCTCGACGTGCGATTGCTTCACGGTCTGCATCGAAGCGTTCCGGATCGTATGCTCCAAGGACATCACATGCTCGATCGTTCGCAAGCTTCACGACTTTCTTCATCGGACCGTCTGCGTACTTGCAGAGCCATTCGATCTTCTCTTCGTCTGTCTTTCCGGCGCAGTGCTTCTCGACGACTGTCTTGAACGTGAGATAGTTCGAGTCGGTATCAGCTACGAGGAAGTACATTCCTGGACCGTAGTTCTTCTCGAGAACCGTCTGGAATGTTCGACCGAGATTCTGGACCATGAACTGACCGGTAACAGTGATCGACTCAGCGACATCCGGATCGTAGAAGTGGAAGTTCTTTTCTGCGAGAGCTCCGTAGCACGCATTGAGAATAGTCTTGACAGACTTGTCGTAGTTGTCGTAGAGAGTTGCGAGTCGACCGATCCGCTTCTTCTCGATCGGGTCCTGTTCTTCCTGCTCCATCTTCTGGTGAGAGAGCTTGAGACCTTTGTAGTACTTGCGCTTCTGGTACTTGTCGTCGATGATCTCGACCAGGAAGCTCACCTTGTCTCGTCGATAGCACTGACCATTGCCACCCATCGAAAGACCTTCTGGAGCCTTCACCTCACCGCTGAGAAGCAGAGCAGGACTGACACCAGGCACTTTCTGCATCTTGGTGTCTGGACCGATGTTCAGAGCCATCATCGTCGAAGGATACAGAGACGCATAGTCGTACGAACCGACATATTCGTACATGCCTGGCTTCTTACAGAGAACGTAGCCGCCTTCGATCTTCCTGTACATCTTGCGTTCAGGACGGAACTCGAAGTAGCGATTGCGTTCGTTCAAGAAGTCGTAGATCATGTTCATCCACAGACGAGTGCTGAACACCACGTCAGAGATGTTGGACTTCGACATGTTCGCCACGATGATGGCCAGATCCAGGATGCCTCGTGCTTCGTCGATCTGCTTCAGTCGGACAACGTCGACGATGTTATATCGAAGGCCGTCAGTGGGATGGGAACGGTACAGAAGATGTCCCGGAATACCTGTTTCGTGGTGGAGCTTACCGACACCAAGTTCAACGTTGGCAATGTTGTCCAACGAGTACGATTCTCGAGACTCGTGAGTGAACTTCTTGTAGTACTGAAGCATGTCGACATGGTTGATTCCTGTGATCTCGGCTGTCACCACCTCTTCACCAAAGTCGTCGGTGAACGTACGAGTGAAGACCTCTCCGAATGGAGACAGCTTGTTCACTGCATGTTGTCCGAGGACCTTCGTAATTCGATTGACGATGTACGGCATATCGAACTTCTCGGAGTTCCATCCGACGAAGATGTCGACCTTGAGAACTTCCACGAATAGACGAATGAACTCTTGGAGCATCTCCTCTTCGGTTCTGAACATCTTCACCTGGATGCTCGGAAATTCGTCTTCGATCTCCTTCGCTTTCACAGTGCATGTCGTCAGAGCGTAGTCTGTACGATCGTCACGTGTGATCAGCGTGATCATGTTGATCGGTTCTTTGGCTATCGCTGGATCAGGGAAGCCATCGTGAACCTCTGTTTCGATGTCGTGGTAGACGATCGAGAACATGTCAGCGTTTGCGTCGGTGTAGCCCGCTTGACAGATGTACTGAACGTCGTACTTGCGATATCCATACAGACTCGCAGCAGCCGAGTCGAGCTCCTTGACGAAGTCTCGCATGGATCGGATGCTGTCCTTCTCGATGAGCTCGAGATACTTGTCGTCGATGGACGTGTATGGTGTCTGGTGCTGTGTCGGAAGAAACAGCTTCGGCGCGAAGTCTTTCGCTACCCAGTGTGCGACCTTCTTCTCATGGTCATATTCCTTGACGAATACCTTCGACTTCCGCTCGAGGTAGGCGAGATAAGAGAACTTCGAATTGTCTTGCATGAGTCTTTCTATCAAATTCTAACGTTCGAGAGAAACGTCAAATTTCAAGTTTGTTGACGCCGAGATCGTAGTGATCGCCGTAGATCAGGATCACGTCTTCCTTCTTCTCGACATACGTGCCGACCATTCGATTGGTCTCGTACTTCAGCACGTGATCAGCCTTGGTCCAGTCAAGCATGCCGCCGTTCGGATAGTTCTGATGGATGCATCGAATACCGCTCTTCGCGTGCCATGCGAGGATGTCGTCCATCTCTCGGAGCTTGTCGTAGTTCCAAGACCCGTCATATCCGGTCGACTCGATATACGGAGGATCGCAGTAGATCAGGTCGATCTTCTCCTGGACAGCACTGCTCTTGAGTACGTCGATCGCATCAGCGTTCAAGATCTCTTCGAACTTGTCCGCGTACTCGAACATCGTCTTCATTCTCTCCTTGATCTCGTACGTACGACCGTTGAGAAGGAAGAGCTTGAATGGAGTGTTGAAGCCGTTCGGCCCGTATCTGATCATGGCTGCGTGACACGAGAAGAGGAGATAGATGAATATATGGACTCGACGATCATTGGTCGTACCCTGTCTCCAGAGTTCATTGTATTCATCCCTGAGCTCATAGTAGAGGTCCTGGGATCTATTCTCCTCCGTCAAAGTCGTCAGCAAGAAGTCGATGAGCTTCTTGTCGCGCTTTTTGATCAATGTCCAAAATTCAGCGATCTCGAACATCGCATCGTTGACAATCGCTGACGACGCGAACGTGCCACTCACGATCCCAGAACCGATGAACGGCTCCAGGATGCGAATGTTCTCACGGATCAGTGGACGAAGCTTGCCGATCTCAGCACGCTTCGATCCCTGATAAGGGAATGGTGTCAGCATTCTTTGCCTTCGTTGTCGATGATTTCGACTGACAGACGGTGATGCTTCTGACCAGACTTCATGTCGAATACGTGTTCCTTGTCGAGTTCGTAACCCCAGAACTCGTAGTCTTTCTGACGGTAGCCAGGAACCTTCTTGGTCGGATCCTGAGAAGATTCCAGACTCCTCGTTCTCCTGTAGCGATGGACGATGTCTGTCAGATTGAACTTCCACCTGACGTTCAGTCGATAGAGAGGAACGTGATCTCTCTTCTCGTAGAACGTGGCACAGTGAGCTGCGCCCTTCTTCGTTTTGATCGGAGTGAGACTCGACATGTAGTCGTTGTTCTCGTTCCGGCATATGACGAAGATGTTGTCCTCGCCATACAGCTTCTTTGTGTATTTGTCAATAAGAGGTCGAAAGTGCACTGAAGATCCTTCTGTCGTCTGATACATCTTTTGTGTGATGGAGTCTTATCTGGTTCATGGAGTGATCCATCTCGACGACGTAATCCATCGTAGGATGTTCGTGTCCGACGAACGTGTAGCCGGCTCTGCGATGGTGTGCGTCGATGACGTTACTCGTCCGCGAGCGCTGCATGTTGTAGAGATACGGATCTTTCATCAGTCGTGGTCCTTGATCTTCGGGTTCTTCCAGACGAGTTCTGAACCCCATGCGCAGAAGATCTGAGCACCTTTGTCGCTGTCCTTGAAACCAGGAGCAGAATGTCCAGGAGTCGTGTGCCAGAATGAGCCTTGGTTCTTGAACTCTCCGACGCGGATGTAAGCGAGCTCGGTTGCTGTCGGACGCTTCGTCTCAGGATCGAAGTGCAGCTCTTTCTTCGCTTTGATGTAAGTGTCGACGTCATCCTTGTGGACGATGTCTGTTTCGTGATGACCCGAATTGATGAAGTAGAGCTCGACTTGACGAAGATCGCAGAGCCTCACAGACTCTGCTTGGCGCTTTCGATCATCGAATTCCTGGACGCACGAGACGTTGTGATCGTTCTCGTAGGAATCGATCTGTTCGTTATTCTGATCGACCTCGATGATCTTGTTCGTGGCTTCGTCGTGATATCCGTAGAACATGAATGTGCAGTGCGGATTGGTGAGGTCCTTGTACTTGAAGATCTTCATCACCATTCTCCTCAATCGATTTCGAGTCGCCATTGGCGCTCTTGTTGGACACCATTCTCGTAGCGGTAGCATTCGTAGAATGCATCGTTGTGGTAGCCGGTACCACGTCCGTCCAGATACTCTGCGAGTTGCAGATGAGTCGCGATGCAGTCTTGGACTTCTGGAAGCGAGTGCTTCAGCCGGATTTGAGGTTTGCTGTTACCTCTGTCACGATAGTACGAATAGACGTGGAGGATGTAGGTGGTGGACATTGCATTCTCCGTGAAAAGGTGGAGGAGATCGTTGTCTCCTCCGTTGTTGATCAGAAAACCATGAAGCCGTATTGCGAATAGAAACCGATGTATCCACCACCGGAAATCCGAGGAGATTGAGGAGAGAAGATAGCAGTGAATCTTCCTTCGCGATTGCAGACAACCAAGAATTGATCGAGTTCCCGTGTAAGACCGAGTTTGTTGATTGCCTTGTAGAGGTTGTCCTCGGTCTTGTAGGACTTGCAGTTGTCGATGTTGAAGTAGGAGTTGTTTTCGATCGAGTGAGGAGTTGAAGTCTTGGTCATTTGAAGTCTCCGTGGTTTTGTTTATGAGATGATACTATACTATCCCACACGAACGTAAACCAGAAAATTCACGTTTCCAAAACTTTTAGAACCTGACGCAATCTCCGACACGACCTACTCTGAACAGAGGAGTCCAGACACCACGGATGTGGATACCTGTCCACCAGTATCCGTCAATTGCATGAGCATACCACTTCATCTCACTGCTCCTTTCTGACCAACGCCGTTCGCATCGTGGTGTTCCACTCTTGAGCTTGTCGGATAGCAACCTTGTCGGTTACGTCGCGCCAGTCGTCTCCGTTCGTGAGCTTGATCTGATAGACCTCTTCGAACAGATCAGCGACGATTTGGACGTCACAAGCTGCATGCAAGCGGACAGCTATTCCTCCAGCAATTTCAGCAACTTTCGATGCACCAGGAACGTAGCATCCATCGAAGCTGTATCCGACTCGTGACATCTTCGAGGCGTTCTTCGCTTCGACTCCGTCTGGAACCTTAGCTCGACGAAAACGATGTGTCGCAAGGAACTCCATCTCACTGCTCCTTTCTCATCAGCCACGCTTCGATGAGAGCAGCTCCGCGATTTGCTGCATCACACTCGTCAATGATACCTTCGAAGTGCCACACCATATCGAAGTTCAGATTTCGAACACGAGTGTAGTCGGATCCAGCAAGACGGATGGTGCTGATCGCGAACTTACCAACGAAATTTCCTCGATGGTATCCTCGGATGATCAGACTTGCGCCGATTGGCTCCATCTGCTTGAGTCGACGAGAAACGAGATCGTTGATCACTTCTTGTCTCCGTTCTTTTCTACGCAGTCGTTGAAGTACGAGATCTCGTTGTCGACGCAGATCTTCAATTCGTTCAGGATGTTGGAAACGACACTGAGATCGTTTCCGTGCTCCTTGATGAAGTTCTCCAACCAGAGACCGAGTGAAGGAGAGATGATCTTCGCTTCTCTGATTGCAGACTCTTCAGCGAAATCCTTGAGCATTTCAGCAGTGATAAGCATTTGGTTACACTCCGTGGTTTCTTTATTGATTCTTAGAGTATACCAAACGTTTGGTCTTGTAAACCAGGAAGTTAGAACGGAATGTCGTCTCCGTCAACTTTCTCTCGTTCGATATGAGGAACGCAACTGCCGAAGACCTGATCCTCTACCATCTGGACCTTGGCGACACATCGATCATCGTACAGATCATGGAATCCGTTCTTGAACTTCTCGACAGCCTCGACGTAGTTTCCAGCGAAGTCGAAGATCTCGTCACGATTCTCGTTCGTGATGACGAAGATGAAGCAGTGAACTCGCGGTTGAATCTTCATCCGATCATCCTCAGTGCATAGTTCATGTGCATCTCAGTCTTTCGACGAAGCTCTTGGAAGCGGTTCTGGAGATCGGTCATCTCAGTCGAACCAGGAAGCGACTCGAGAAACAGTGAGAAGTCGTAGAAGTCCTTCGCGATCGGATGTGAATAGAGCTTGTTCATCTCGATGTGATCATCAGCTTTCGCTATGTTCAGAGAAGCGATGATCGAGTCCGTGATCTCTTCCTCAGGACCTCGCAGATTGCCGTTGAGGTACTCGACGTACTGCAAAACCATCGCAGTAGCCTTCTCCTTCGTTTCGACAGGACCGCTCTCGTCACCGTTCTCGTCCCACCAGACGTAATGATCATCACGCTGGACGATCACCTTCTCAAGATTTGTCAGGCCCATTTCATTCACCTTTCTTCTTGCGAGATTTCTTGGCAGACTGTTCTGTCATCTCGACATGAGTGTTGTAGAAGTCTTCGTACTCACCGCGTTCTTGCATGGTCCGAAGAATGAATTCAGCGTCCTTGAGAGACACCTCGAAGAGATCGATGATGCGAGCGATTGCCTTCTTGTCGAACTCTTCAACAGGCTTGATCCACTTGCTGAACCGATTTCTCTTCGGCTGGATCAGTGCATGCATCGAGTGGTAGACGTATCGAGCAGGCATACCGGAGTGAACGTTGATCTCGTCAGCGAACATCACAGTGTCTTCGAAACTCGCGAGTGCTCTAAGGAAGACGAAGGAGCTCATTCCTTTCGGATCAAGCTTCCCGTTGAGGAGTTCGTTCTCGATCGAAGACGAAGCGGACTTCACAAAGTCGAACGGAGTGCTCATTCTTTGATGATGTCCACTTCTGCCATGATCTTCGTCAGAGTCGCGATCACAGACAAGAACTTGTCAGGAACACGAGTGAGTCGATCTTGGAGATCGTCGAGGAACACCGCGTAGTAAGGCAGTGACTTCGGTTCGACTTTCTCTTCGCCGATGAACCACAGCTCGTTGACGAACTGAACCGGATCAGAGACGTTCTCGAGAACCCACTTGACCATGTCCTTGAAGCGCTTCTGCCGAAGGATCTCGAACAGACCATCGATAGACGTCGTCTTGACTCGATCGACGATTGAGTTGTCGATCTTGCCTTTCGTGCCGTACTGCTGAAGCGAGTTGATGATCGAACGCATGTCAGGAAACTTGGCCTTGACGATAGCGATCAGTGCTTCCTTTTCGAACTCGACGTTCTCGTTCTTCAGGATCTTGGCAGACCGGATTGCCATCTTCTGCATGAGCTCTTTCTTGCTCTTGCTGAAGTCGAACTTGATCTCTTGACAACGAGAACGAAGTGGATCACCGATGCGATCAGGGAAGTTGGCAGTCAGAAAGAACGTGACGTTCGACGAGAATTGTTCCATGACTGCACGTAGTGCGAGCTGAGCATCTTGAGTGAGCTGATCAGCCTCGTCGAAGAGGACGATCTTCTGATTTCCGTCGAGAGACATCGAAGCACAGTAGTTCGTGATCTTCTGACGAATGACGTCGATACCGCGTTCAGCAGAACCATTGAGGAACAGATAGTCAGCACCGATCTCGTTGATGATGACTTTCGCAAGAGTCGTCTTGCCTGTGCCAGCTCGACCAGAGAAGATCGTGTGAAGGAGCTCTTTCTTCTCGACGATCGAGTTCATTTCCTCCCGGAGTTCTTCCGGAAGGATGACGTCTGCGAGAGTCTGCGGACGGTAAGCCTGAGACCAGATGGTCTCGTTCACGAGTTTCTTGATTGACAAGATTGACCTCTTATTCGTATGTGGAGAATTTGCTCGACGGAATGACGTAGCTGACGTACGCTTCTTCAGGTGCAGACAGTCTGATGAGTTGCTTGCTCACGCCGACCTTGTACGAACCAGAAGCAGTCGAGAGCAGAGAGGACGATGCGATAGCGACTCGGAACTTCACGCTCGACTGATGACCGGTCTTCACAGCGAACTGGTTGCTGGTCTTCTCGATACGACCTTCGGTGGATGCATCAGCTGCGCGAACCACGATGTCACCGCCGTCACACTCGAAGAAGACGTGAGACGAACCGTTCTGCGACACACCGCTCTTGAGCTTGGCGAGGAATGCGTCAGAGAATTCGAATTCGACTGCGATGTTCGCTGCGAAGTAGGTGTCGACCTTTTCAGGAGTCGGAACGACCAGAATCGCTGAGTCAGCCAGGTTGTACGTCTGGTTGAACACGCCGTCGTCAGACTTGATTTCGACACGATCCTTGAAAGTCTGCAGAGAGTATTCGGTGTCGTTGAACAGTTCGAGTGCCTGAACGAAGTTCTTGATGTTGTAGATAGGCATTTCGTCTTGGAACGACTGAACATTCTTTGCCATCGCAACGATAGCTTTGTTCTCAGGAGCAGCATAGAAGCGCTGATTGTCCATCGGAACGATATGAATGGACGGTGCCAAGGAACCGAGATGCTTGAGGATACTGATCGTAGTCTTTTCGAGTTTCAACTTATACTCCATTTGTTGGTGATAGTTCTTTGTAAGACATCACGTCTCAGAAGTGAAACGTGATTGTCGAAACGTTCATACTTCGAGAATGAGCTTGTCTTCAGCGAGACGACGAACGAAATTTGGATCAGGCTTTCCGCCGTGCTTCTTCATGATCTGACCAACGAACCAGTCGATCAGCTGAGGCTTGTCGAACACAGCTTTCGCCTTGTCCTGGTTGTCTGCTATCAGTTCGTCGAGCTGATTGCTGATCTCTTCCTTCGTCGGATAGCGACAAGCGAACATCATCGTCTCGTCGCTATGGAAAGGCAGTCCGCCTGTCAGTGGACCATCAGGTTCCATTATCGTTCTCCGAAGCTGAATAGCGGTGAAGACGCCTTGTGAGCTTCTTCTTTCGCTGTTCTTTTCACGAAGTTCACTGTCAGTTCTGCAACAGAATCGCAGGCCCTCTTGATGTACTCTTGCGAGAGATGGTCTTCGAACCTGGCCATCTGAATGGAGGTTGTAAGGAGACGCGCGATCTCCTCTTTCACTGATTCTTCTGATAGTTCTTTCATGTTACACTTCCTCCAGGACACTGAAGCCATTCTGGAACATGATCTTCATCCGACGATCGAAGTCCATAGAAGACTTCTCGACAGGGACGATGCAGAAGATGTTGGCATCGAGATCGCCAAGTGCTTTCGAAATCGTCTCGAACCCGTTCTCGTCGAGCTTGGACGCGAACTCGTCGACGATCAGAAGATTGGTTGTCAGCGACGAGAGCTTCGAAGCGATGTCACGCCATGTCATCAGGATCGCGAAGTTGATGCGCTCTCTCTGACCACGAGAGAAGCTTTCGTAAGAGAACAGATCCTTGTACCGTGCTCGGATCGTCTCGTTGAACTCAGAGTCGAGTTCGAAGAAGACCTGCAGACCGAACCGTTCGAGATGTTCGTTGATCTGCTGATTGAAAAACGGAATGTAGTCGCTGATGATAGGAAGCTTCGCATCTCCAGACTTCAGAGTCTTGTCGAGTTCCGTGAAGTCATCGAAGTCGTCCTTCGTGTCTGTGAACTTCTCGAGGAGATCTGCGAGTTCGTTCGTCGCCTCTTCGAGCTCTTCATCGACGTTGGCGATCTGCTTCGCCTCTTCCTTGGTGATCATCGACTCGAGTTGACGTCTCTGGTTCCTGACGTCGTCGACCTTGGCCTTGCCGTCAGACTCCTTCTTCCGAAGAGGAGAGAGTGCCTCGTTCACGGATGCGAGAGTTGCCGATGCAGCCTTCTTCTCGTCAGAAGCCTTCGTCTTCTCTTCTTGGAAGCACTCGATCTTGTCCGAATGGATTTCGTTGCCGCATGTCGGACACGTGCCAGATTCGAACTTCAGGAGATTGCTCTCTGCTCGACTCAGTGCATCATTTGCGACACGAAGTCCTGCGTTCGCTTCAGACATCTCGCTCGTGAGTCGATCGATCTCATCGCCGATCTTCTTGAGAGTCGGTTCAGCTTTCTCGAGGAAGCCATCGATACGAGCGATCTTCGCCTTGCAATCATCGATCACGGACTGATCAGGAGAGTCAGAGTTCTCGACGATGCGATTGAGACGGTTGATGAGTTCCTGCTTGCTGTCGACTTTTGCCTTCAGCTGTGCGTATGGTTCCTTGAGATCCTTGAGCTCTTTCTTCACGACGTTATGAATGTGAGTGAAGATCTCAAGACCGAGAACACGTTCGACGAAGGTTCGACGACTTGGTCCGTCCAGACGCATGAATGGCACGTTCTCTTCCGAGATCAGAATGAGGTTCGTGAGCAGAGTCTTGTCGAGCTTGATGATGTCGTTGAGGTTCTTCTGCTTGTCAGATCCTTTGAGATCTTCCCAGAGTTCCTGGTCGTTCTCGAACACCTGGAAGACGTCAGGCTTGATGCCACGTACGACACGATAGTCGACGGAGTCCAGAGAGAAGCTGAGATCGACCAGGCAGTCCTTGACGTTGATCGAGTTCGGGATCTGTGCTTTCTTGATGTTTCTGAACGCTTCTCCGAGGAGAGCGAAGAACACAGAGTCGATCATGGCAGCAGTCTTGCCAGAACCGTTGGCAGCCACGATGAGCGAAGACTTCGCAGCTGTGAAGTTGATGGTCGTAGGCTGATTGCCGTACGACAGGAAGTTCTTGAATGTGATTTCCTTGAAGACGAGTTCCAAGTTTTAGCCTCCGAGCTTTTCGATGATGCGCTTGAGTTTCGATTTCGACCCATCTCGAGAGAGGAGAGGATAGAGAGACTCGGCGAAGTCAGGTCTAGAACTACTCATCGTCTTGTCCGTTGTGAAACTGAATGTTTCGGACAGTTTGAGATCAGCGAGTTTGACAGTTCCGAGGACTCCGACGAACTTGCTGTAGATCGTCTTGTCTGTCTCAGGATCGATGACCACTTCGAGACACGTGCCGTCGAGCAACTTCTTGTTGTCAGACAGCCACTTGACAGGGTTCTTGCCGTCGATCTTGTTGTCCTTCAGAGCAACCTTCTGGAAGATCTTTCGCTTGTACGGAACGACGAATGAATCGTTCTCGTCGCTGCCAGAGATCAGAACGTAGCCACCAGGGTTCTCGACGTCGTCCCATGACATCTGAAACGGTGAACCGAGGCTCGTGTAGTTGTCGACTTTGGTCCACAGAGGAAACTGACCGTTGTAGTACTGGATGCCAGGAGACTTGACGATATCTCCAGATGCGTCGCAGAACACAGCGACATCATCCTTCAGGAACGAGTCGACATCGACCTTGGTTCCGTAAGGAAACAGATTGATAGTCTTCTTGCCGGCCTTGATCTCGGTCTTCTCTTTGATGATGTGGATGTCTTCGTGACTGAACTCGAAGAAGTCGTACAGCGTTTCGCCATCGTTCTTACGACCAGGAATGTCGCGATCTCCGACGAGGAAGTAGATCGCTTCGAAATCGCTGTTCAGTCGATTGATGATCGAATTCGCTTTGTGATACTGAGCGATCGTCAGTGCTCGCTTGGTGTCGAAGAAGTTGCCAGCTACGACAAGCGCAGTTCCGTCGAGAGATGGGTTCGAAGAAGACTGTTCGCACAGCCATTCGACGTACTTCTCGAGTTCGGAGATCAGATCGACGTTCTGGTTCGTCTTACCGAGCCGGAAGCCGCCTGTGATGAAGACATCTGTCATCACGTTCCTTTCATGTCTAGGTTGAATTGATCGATCGTCTGTTGAAGTTTCTTCAGAGACGTGTTGTTCGAAGAGACGGTCTGACCGCTGATGGTCGCATGTCCATTCGTTAGAGCGTGAATGTATGCGTTCTTCGCTCTCAGGTTCTTCTTCTCTCCTTCGAAGTATCCGAGGAAACCGAAGTAGACGAGAGACGTGAGGAAGCTGAATGCGTTCTTCGTCTCTGACTTCTCCGGATCGTACTTCCGAGCAACGTTTTCCATTGCTGAGAGAACGCCTGAGGAGATCATGTCCTTCTTGTCAGGGACTCTGCTGAACTTCCCGGATGACGAATAGTGCTGAGCGATAGCAAGAATTGCGTCACCGACTTCAGGAGGAAGGAATGGTTCTGGAAGCCCTTTCTCCAGGGCCTCCTTTCGTTGATAGTAGAACTCGTTGAGCACCTTCGTTACCGCAGGTCCGTCAACATAATTGCGTTTTCTTGCCATGAATGATTCTTATCACTTCTTCGAAGGATCGTAAACTTGTTTGTTGAACAGTTTGACTACTTCGTCTCTTCCGCAGAACCGGCTGCTCCGTCGTGGACAGTGAAGTCGCCGATCGTGTTTCTCTCTCCGTCGTCAGGATTGCCACGTCCGATAGAAGCAGTCCGTCCTTCTTGCTGCTTCTTGATGAGCTTCTGGAGTCCTTCACGGTTCTCCTTCGTATTCACCATCTGGATCAAACGTGGAACACGCAGATCCTTCTCGAGCACTGTCATGTAGATGAAGTCTTTGCCTTCAGTGCCATAGAGGAACGTGGCTTCCTCAGACTCAGTGAGTTTCCAGTCGACAGGGTAGCCGAGCTGCTTCGGAAGGTTCGAGACGTACGAATAGTAACAGAGGAACGCGATCGGAATGACGAAGACGGTTGCCCACTTCAGCTTGTTCATGAAGCAGACGATCGTGAGAAGAGAAAGGCCCAAGATCGTGTAGGTGATGGTGGTGTCGATCATGTCGCTCTCCTAGTTGAGCTTGGCTTTGGCTGACAGAGGAAACTGAGTCATGAGATCTTTCGAGATCACATTTCCTTTGTCATCAAGTTCGAATGAGACGTACGTCTTCTCGTCAGTTCGAGAGAGAAGAGAGTACACATTGTCTGAGATCTCGACGTACGGATTGAGCTTCCGAACGATGACTCTCACGTTCGACGCGAGTCCGGCGTTGTTGGCGAACATTCTACCGTTGACGATGTATCGACCAGGGATGATGCCTCTGATCGACACCACCTCTCTCCGAACATTGCTCGTGATGATGTTGCCGTTCTCAGTTCGGACGCTGTTATTGGCAGATCCGCGATCGTCTCTGTCAAGTGTCATGAAACCGACGTTTGTCGTCTGGTAGAAGACGAGTGCTCCGCGTGGATCCTGAACGAGAAGATCGACGTCATTCAGAGATCCGTCTTCCCATGTCATCTCGATGAGGAACTCCGACTTGTCGATCGTGTTGCCTTGAACGAGTGTCTTCACCTCGACGTACTTCTGAAGGATGACACCGTTGAGCACCAAGGAGATGGTCAAGCATGTCAGAAGGAAGTCGACGTATGCGAGCCAAACCTTGAAACTCTTCATTTGGCATCACCTCTTCCGAGATTGACGATCAGACGCTGAGCATCGATCAGGAGCCATACGGCAATGCCGAAGACTGTCGAGATTGGTCCAGCCGCTGCGACTTCACCGATCAGACGAATGAGCTTCGTCACGTCGTTCGGATCGAATGTTTCGAGTGCTCGGTACGACGATGACATGCCGATGATTGCACCAATCAGTCCCAGACCCATCGCGAGAATGGAGGCGTAGTCGAGAACACTGTCGTTCAATTTCTGCTGTTTGACGATTGCGAAAGCAATGTAGAACGTGACGAGAGTGTACAGAACGACGACGATTCGTGCGAGATACGTCTTGTCCGCATGGACCACGTACTCATGAAGTCCGTGTGCTTGGGCGAAGTAGATCGCGATGAACGATACGACGCAGTTGAATACGATCCATCTCTGGAGCTTGCCGATCATGCCTTTTCCTTTCCTGTTGCTGATTTGACGTCGAATGGCCGTCTCGTGTACCAGTACGTGTTGTCGTCTCCTACTACAGAGAACGATGTCTGGGCGAGCTCTCTTGCGAGTCGGATCCCGAGCTCTGTTGCTTTCATCCTGATCTCCATTCGACCAGTAGGAAAACGTGGATAGTGGATCAGTCGGATCTTGAATCCTTCCTCTTCACCACCAGTGTAGATGTAAGTCGTGGGATCGATAGTCACACAGAGACCAACTTCGAAGCAGTATCTTCGAACGAGTTGTTTGGCGTGACTGATGTCTCCTGCCATACAGATCTCGTACCACATTGTGGGCTCGTGCTTGATGACGAACTCGTCGTCTTGGAATACGTGGTGTGGATGCATCAGTCTCTCCGCTATGATCTCTTGGATGATTCTAGAGTATCACAACGTTTAAGCGGAGAGAAACTGACAAATCTAGAAGTTTGTCTTGTATTCTACGTATCGGACGTCTTGATCGGTGAAGAAGTGATACGTGAACCAGATGAACGGTGTGATCGCTCCGGCTGCGTAAACAGTGAGGATCTTCTCGAGGAGAGTGATGTCTTTTCCGTAGATGGCCGAGACACCGATCAGAATACCGATTGCTGCTACATAGAGGGCTTTCATTTCAATTCTCCGTTGTTCAAATTCTCTGATATTAGAGTATCACAACGAATCAGGAAAGGAAACAGGAAAGTTACTTAGCGTGGTCCAGCTGAGCAACTTTTTCTTCGAGCTGTTTGATCTGCCAGAACTCCATGATGCTCTCGCACAGAATATCTGTGTAGTCCTTTCCGAGCGTGACTATCATGTATTCGTAAGCTTGTGTCGCGATCTCTCTGTTCGATTCTCCGAGAGCCGAGTATCTTGTTTCATGAGGTTTGACACGGATCCTGTGCCTGAAATTGTGCAGTTCGTTTCTGATTATTCGAGAGAGTGTTTCCAACGGTCTTCTCCTAGAGCTTGATCTTCTTGAGGTCGTTGATCCACTCGCGCTTCATGTTCGACTCTTGCGAATAGATGGTTTTCAGACGGAAGAGCTCTTTCTCTAGCTTGTCGATCTCGAGTTCGTTCGAGTCGCGATACTCTACTGTCCACCGGTATGCAGCGAGATCGAGAATTCGTTCGATGCGGGATGGTCGGAGATCGTACTTTTCCTGGACTTCTTTCTGGATCTGCTTTCGCATCTCGTCCTTGCTCTTGAAGCCCTGGATGAGTTTCACGAACTGTGACTGATGGAGATGACGAAGAGCGTAGCAGTAGTTCAGCTCTTCGGAGGTCTCGTCGACCATCGTCTTGAAGCGTTGGACGATGTACGGGAAGCGCCATGCTACCCACTCTGTGATCAGCTGATCGACGTTGTCGAACACACGGATCTTCGTTCCGTCGAAGTCGCAGCAGACCAGTCGCTCGGTGTCTCGTGTGCGAAGCTTGAAGAGTTCGATGATCTTGTCTTCAGTGAGCTCAGCGAGTGCTTGTCGATTGAACTTGACGACGATGTCGATGGTATCGGACGTGTTGTTCGTGTATTCGTAGATCTTCTTCTCGTCGATCAGATTGTCGAGGTGCTCCTGGATGTCATCGATGCTCATACCAGGAGGAAGCGTCTTGATCTTCACGTAGTTCGTGTTGACCTTCTCGACTCGTCCGAAGAAGTTGTACGCAGAAGCGTTGTCTCGTCCGTTCTCGACCTCGACGATCTTCAGATCAGGATACGGAGTGAAGTACGGATTGATCTTGCCGACCGGTTTTCCTTCGAGCACTCGGATGACCGCGTCTCGGAGGTCTTCATACTTGTGCGGAAGAATGTTGGTCGACCAGCCAGTGGCCATGCCGTTCTGTCCATTGAGAAGGACGAGCGGAATGAGAGGCAAGAACGTGTCGCACATCTCGTTGTCACCATCGACAGACGGAACCATCTTGTAGAGGTTCGAGTCAGCGAGGAGGACTTTCTTCATGAATTCCGATCGCTTCACGTAGACGTATCGTCCAGCACCGAATGCGCCTGGATATGTCAGTGTGCCGAAGTTGCCAACGCCGTCGAAGATCGGATTGTTGTTGACGTATCGTCCGGTCATCTTCTGGATGGTCGCTTGTGCATCACCGTGGACGTACAAGTTCGAAGCGATCATTTCACCGGAGAGTGCTGCAACCTTGACTGCACCTTCTGGACGCTTGTGGACCACCCATGCTGCGATACGCTGTGAGTCCTTGAACCCGTCAGTCACTCGCGGAATAGCACGTTCGAGTGCCGTCTCGAGAATGTAGTCTCGAGCGTGAGCTAGAAGGAATTCTGATGCTGATTCTGATTTCATGCTGTCTCCGTGAATTCGTTATAGTCGTACTGTATTACATTTCTCAACGAATGTAAACTCAAAGTTTACTTTTCATCGCTTTGATAAACTCGTTGACCGAGATCCCGTCCGTCTGCCCGGCTGCTCCATAGCACGAGTCGATGATTTCGTCAGCGTCGATGTCTGCTGGTGCAAAGCCGAAGACTTCAGAACAGAACACATCGAGGTTCATCGTGGCTCGAACGTAGTCGTTCGATGCTCGAGTAGCAGCCTTGATCAGCTTGTGCAACTCACCGCGCTGCTCTTTCGTGAGTTCAGTCATCGTCTTCCATGTTCTCTTTCTCGACGCGGATTGCTTCGAACTTTTCTTTGCGCTTCGCAGTACGGATTGCGAGACGACGAGACTTGGTACCAGGAGCAGGAAAGCAGCAAGGGCAGTTCATGCCACCAGGTCCAACACATGCATACTTGTCGATACGCGCAGTCATATTGCCTCCGTGAAGTAGATGTCGTCTCGAGAAACTTTAGCTGCGTCGTAGATCTTTCGAATGACACGAGCAACCGGAGCTTCAGCAAGATCGTCTAGTTTAAATTTCTCTGTGCCGAATTGATCAGCGAGGTAGATCAATCCGACGTCCCAGAGAATGATCGAATGCATTCCGCTGGTGTTGATCTTGAGACGAGACGAGAAGCTCGTGTGAGTGAAACCGTAGGAGTCGAAGACGTGGATCTTCTCCTTGTCAAAGAAACCTCTGCAATTTCCGTGACCTATCATCATCTTCGCAATCTTCGGAGCATCCTTGGTGGACGCTTCGAGAAAGATGTTTTCGCCGAGTACGATATCAACCAATGTAATTTCTCCTCAGAGTTTGACGAAACGATACTTAGCTCTCGAAGGAGCCGGATCGTACCAGGCGACAGATCCGAATTTCTTCGTCAACTTCTCGTGGATCATGTCGCTGTTGTGGATCTTCGGAAGGAAGATGTGAGTCCAGTGACTGTTCTTCTTCAGATCAGTCCAAACACGAACTCGGATCTTGACCCGATCTTTACGAGCAGAACCTCTAGAACCAGACATTTCGAAGTCTCCGTGGTTTTGTTTATGGAATCAATCTAATTCAAAACCACGGAAACGTAAACAGGAAAGTTACGGCCGGTGAAATCGCTTGTACGGAAATCTGTTGTACATGTCCTGGACGGCATGAAGAATGCCTTGTGCTCCGATTCGTTCTCCTGTCGCATCGTTGACAAACGATCCGCTTCCAAGCTTGGCGAAAGAGACTGACGAAGTGCCGATCGCTGCTCTGAACATCGAGACGTGCTTCATCAGAGTGGAGATGTCTTCGAACGTTATCTCTTTGAACTCTTCTCGCATCAAATCGACCTGAGTCGGCTTGAGCCAGATCACGAAGCGATCATCGATCCACTTGAAGCCGATCTCCATCGACGGATAGATCTTCTCGAGGAACGTCTTTCCGATAGGATGACTCAAGAGGACGTCGAGATCCTTCGCGTCGAAGGCGTTGAGCATCTTCAGCATGAACACGTCCCACTGACGCTGCTTGAGTCCTTTGAGACGATATTGCAGATCAGAGATCATGGACTCGACAGAAGCGACTTCCTCTTCGAGAGTTTTCGGTGTACCACCATTTAAAGGACTGGTTATCAATTTCTTGTCTTTCGTTGGTTCACACGTGGAGGGTGGGTGATTTCGTCGTCTTGGATTAATAATCTATAATCCGGGACTGGAGTAGTTTCTGTGGGTCAGATGTAATCCCACGTTCCAGAATGAAATCCGTCATTGTAGATGTTCAGAGAGACTCCAGTCTGACCGGTCTTGAGCTCCTTGATCTTGTTGAGTTCGTCGACGAGACTGAAGTATCGATCTGAGTTCATTGATCCTGTCGTATGAAACTTGACGTAGCGATGTCTCACTCCATTCTTCTTCTCCACTGTCCATTCAGGAAAGAGAAGACGTACCGCTTCTTCGATTTTCTCGTCGACCTCTTCGAAGTTCACTTCTGGAATTCTGCAGACTTCAATCAGATAAGTCGTTTCGATAGGCGTCGTATCCATTGTCGTCTCCTAGACGTCGAGGTCGTTGATCTTAGGATTCCAGTTCGATCCGAATTCCTTGATCTTCTTCATGTTCTCATCGACTGTCATTGCCATGCAGAGCTTTCGATCGTCGGCTCGTGCACCGTTGAACAGAAGATCGAGGACGTGAGGAAGATCTGGTTCGTCACTGAGCGGCATCGCTACTGGGTTCTGCAGATGATCGACGAAGTTCTCTTTCTGAAGTGATCCGAGACCTTTGGCTCGACGGATGCTCCATCCTTTGAACTTGTTGTAGTCGAATTCCTCGATGTTGTGCGGATAGAAGTATCGTCTCTCTTTCTTGTTCTCAGCGATGATCAGAGGTGTCGAGAAGATGTTGACGAATGCATCTTTTCCGACGAACAGTTCTGGCCAGAACCTGTAGAAGAGCGAGATCACGAGAGGGCAGATCGATCCTTGACCATCGTTATCTGCGTCGGCCATGATGAAGATCTTGCCGTATCGAAGAGCTTCGTAGTTCACTTTCTTGCCAGGAACGAGTCCGATGGCAGCGCAGAGTTCTTCGATGATCTTCGATGCTGTTGCTTCAGCAGGCTTCTTGTGATAGACGTTGAGGATCTTACCACGGAGAGGCATGACTGCATGGATGTCTGGATTTCGAGCGTCGACCAATCCACCTTTCGCCGAGTCACCTTCTGTGATGAAGAGGACGCATTTCTTTCGATCGCGATTGTTGCAGTCGAGCAGCTTCGGGATCTTCAGCTTCTTCAGACGCTTCTCGTCGTTGTCAGTCTTGGATTTGTCGTCCTGATGGGTACGAGCTGCACATCGAGCATAGATCGCTTCGATGAGTTCGTTGTTCTCCTTGATGAATTTCTGCCAGTCGGTCTCTTTCGTAAGACTGATCCAGATTGGACCACGAACTTCCTTGTTGGTCAGTCGCGTCTTGGACTGAGAGTCGAAGTTCGGTGCTACGACTTTCATCGAGCCGAAAAACATCAGGTTGTCGAGGACATCGTTCTTGTTCGGAGAGAGCTTTCGCTTTTTCGACTCCTTCGTCAGTGCTTCGAGAAGCTGTCGAGGAAAGTGATACTTGATCTCGTCGTCGTGTGTGCCACCGTTGTAGGCAGGAACGTTATTGACGAGAGAGAAGAACGAGGTATCGTCTTCTGTCATCCGGACGAAGTAGGATCCGCGTGCCTTGCCATCTTCGCTGAACTTGAACTCGATGACATTCTTGTCACCAGGAAACAGGTTCTTCTTGATGTCGTTGGACGTACGGATCTTCGTTCCGTTGTACGAGAATTCGATGTGAGGATTGGTCTTCGCGATCAGATGGACGAGAGATTTCACGACATCGTTCGGAAGAATGAGTTGATCGAAGACCTTCGAAGAAAGCTTGAAGCTTACCGCCGTACCGTGTTCTTTATCCTTTGTCTGAAGGATCGTTGGTTCGTTGGTGACAAGCGATTCTTCACTCTCCGTGAATTTCTGTCGAAAGATTGTTCCGTCTCGTTCCACCTCGAGAGTGAAGAACTCGGAGCAGTAATTGACCACAGAAATGCCGAGTCCGTTGGTACCAGCTTGCTCGCCACGTTCACCAAAGTTTCTGCCAGCTTTCGTACGAGATACCGCAATTGTCGCAATTCGTGCTCCTTCCTCTTCGATGAAGTCGAGTGGAATGCCTCGACCGTTGTCTCGAGTTGATAATGTGCATGTGTCTTCGTCGAAGTCGACTCGGATCTTTCCTTTGCCGACGAATGACATTTCGTCGAGATGGTTGTCGATAGCTTCACGAACCGAAGTGAGAAGCGCAGGAACGAACGTGATCTTCTTCATTGAGAAGTTGTCAGTAAGTTCATCGTAGACAGGAAAGAGGATTTCGGTTGGAACGCGACTACCGAGATACATCTCAGTTCGCATGCGAGCATGCTGGTAGTCGTTCAGGATCTTGAATTCAGTTTCGTCAGACATAAGACCTCCGTTGTTATGATTCTGATCTTATATCAAACATTCTAGGATTGAAACAAGAAATTTTTAGCGTATTCGAACAACTGATCCTCGGACCATTCATTGATTGTCTTGTTTCGAGCTTTCGAGAAAATCAATCGTGAGCTGCTCTCGTATTCTGTGTATCTCTCGAAACACTGACTGATCTTCTCGTAGTTCTTGATCTCGAACGAGTCTTCAGTCGAACCGCGAGCTTTCATGTGATCTGGAGAGATGAAGAGCGTGAGCAGACGCATGTCGATCTTGATATCGTTCTCGATCTCGAAGTGCTCTCGCATCATCTTGATTGTTACTTCGATATCGTTTGCAATTCCTCTGATCTCGTCGAACACGATCGTCGAAGGAAATGCTCGAGTGACTACGAATTCGGTAAGACCTCTGGCAATAGAGAACTTGATGTACGACAGAACTTGCAGAAATTCAGCGATCGCCATAGCCGTCGTGATTTTGGAGACCGTGCGATTGCTCGGATGTTTCATCATCGTACGAGTTGTGTTGTAGTATTCGTCACGAGTTGCCTGATGATTGAAGTCGTTGTACTTGATCCAACAAACGTCCGAATCGTAGTGGAACCGTTCGCACAGAGTGTCCTTTCCTGTGCGATCGAGACCTTCAACAACGAGTAATTTGACTTCTTTCATGATCGATCCTCAATAAGTCTTCGAGCGATTGGCTTCATTCCAAACAGAATTGATCTTATCCTTGTCCCATCGAGAAGGGAACAAGATTTTTTGAGGACGCTGTTGAAAGATCGAAAGGATCTCGACCGGACCCATGTGGATCGTCTTCGTCAGATCTGCTGGCATGTAGACGAACGAGTTCTTGTTCGCGTAGACCGTGAGGAGATGGTCCATGTGCTTCTGGGGATCGAGCTTGACGACTCGGTGCTTGATCTCTTCGTAGTACGGAAGCTTCTCGAGGCTGTTGTTCGGATCTGTCACACCGAAGATCTTCGTCGGAAACTCTTTGACGATGATCTCGAAGCCGTAGTCTGCGTCCGTCAGACGATACGGGAAGTAGATGTCGATCTCGTCGAATACTTCGTACATCGGTCGGTTCCAGTCGAGTCTCGGCATCTTGACGAACTCAGCGATCTCGAAGATCTTCGCGCTCAGACCAGGTTGGTACTTCGAATAGATGTCCTGATTTGCGTTGAAGAAGAACGTTGCAACTGACTCTCCGACCTGTACGAGGAACCATCCAGCTTCGTCCATCGAGTACAGCGGATTTTCTGGACGAGGAGATCCTGGGCAGATGAAGACAGCGTGTGGACGATATTCGATAGCGAAGTATGTGATGAGAAGTTCGTCTGAATTAGAACCGCAGAAGCAGACGCTGTCCTTTCGGTTCTCGAGAGCGTTCACGCCGTACTTGAACGGAATCAGAGTCAGGATGTCTGCAATTCCTTCGCTGAATTGGTCCTTCAGCCAGACGTAGTCTTCGGCGCCATTCTTCAGCTGATCTTCTTCAGGAACGGTGATAGTGATCTGATTGATGTTGTAGTGGTTGAAATCAGCACTGCTCAAGATGTTGATCATCGACCGCAGATTGCCGTCCGAACGGATGTCGTACAGACCAGTCTCATACGATCTCATCGAGTACTGCTGCTCGATCGCGATCTTGTCGAGATCGAATGCTCTCGTGTAGTGAGAGATGAATTCTTGAACGGACTTATTCTTCATTCGAGCCACTCCAAAGGCTTGTTGAGAAACTTGCGGCAGAAGTCCCAGTCTCGCTCGTAGATGTGAGCTGATGCGACCACTCCAGAGAAGTCACCGATCTCGTAGCCGGTACGATCAGAGATGTATTCCTGGAGCTTGGTGCCGATGAGATAGTCGTATGGCCAGACAGAGACCATGTTCTGACTGCGCATGAAGACGGTGCAGTTGAGCTGTCGACGACCTCTTCCACGCCAGTCGACCGGAGCATCGAAGAGGAAACCGATCGTGCAAGGATACTCGACGGTCTTCAGATCTCCGTTACGAAGAGACGGAAGAAGCTTGTTGTCGTTCATGCCGTCGAGAACCTGAATCCATGCTCGACGTGTGTCAGGAAACGCGATGAGTTCATCGATCACGAGATCGAGTTGCTGCTTGATGCGTGGACCGTAGAACATGCTGAAGTTCGACGGAAGTTCGAACGAAGAGAGGTCAGACCGATTGGCGTCGAAGCGATCAGCGACCGGATTGAGTTTCTTGAGGATCTGCGGCATCACAGGTGAACCAGAGAGAATCCAGTCGGCAAATGCACGACCGTACTCCAGGTTCGGACGCCTGACCTCGACTGGCCAGTCTTCGAAGTGCTGTTCGAAATCATCTGTGCAGATGGACTGATTGATCACGTAACCCCAGTTGCGGAGTTCGATCGTCTTGCCGAACGCAGACTCGGTGACGATGCCAGATCCTGTGATGTCAGAGATTGCTTCTCGAAAGCACTGCGTAAAATTGGTGTACTCACCCATGGTCTAACCTCTCTTCTGTTGGTAGTGTCAGTTTATTCTAAACGAATTCAGAAGAGAAACTGTTTAGATAAGACGATCTTCGAGCGTCCTGGAGAACGGAGTGATGTCTGGAGCTGTCCAGCCTTCAGGCTTCAGGAGATCAGGAAGACCCATCGGGTTCGGACGACCAGGCTTGATGCCTCGTTCCTTCTTGAGATTGGCTTCCATCACGGTCGAATAGCTCTTCTCCATTTCTTCCTGGGTCATGGTGAACGTGGCAGTTCCGAACATGAAGACGGCCATGTCGATGATCGCATCGTTGATCTCGTGGATGGCAGCTTTCATTGCGTCGGTGTCATCGCGTTCAGCTGCGTATCGGTAGTCCTTGATCGCCTGAAGAAACTCGATGACCTCTTCGGTGATCTGCTCCTCTGCACGGAATTCGAGAAACGTCAAGAATTTCTCCTTGTCGAAGCCGTTGACGGAATCGTAGAAACCGTACTTCCTGTGCATCGTGTCGACTAGTTCGTAGTACATGCTTGGCCTTTCAGATGAATGTCAGAACGTCCGCTTTGCGGATCGCTTTTTCAGATTGAACGATTTCGTAGAGAGCGGTGGCAGCGAGATCCAGACCCGTTTTCTCAGGATCGTTGTAGATCGAGTACGCAGCCTTGTCCTGGAGTTCGAGGATGTGCTTCTCAGGAGCAGTTCCGTCATCATGGACATGCGGATTGATGATTGCTACGAGAATACCATTCTGCCGCTCGACCGCGTCGTACTCGTTCGGAAAGCGGACGTTGTCAGCGATGTTGGTAGCAAAAGGATGAAGAGCGTCGAGAGAGCGTTCAACCCAGAGGTTCTTGTAGATCATGTTCCGACCCCAGTCCGTTCCGAGAGAATTGAGAGCGAACTGGATGCTCTTGCCGCCGAGCTTTTCGTGCGGAATTTCACGTTTCGACTTGTCCTGGATTTCTTCCATGGAGATGCCGAGAACTCCTAGCATCGCGTAGAGCGGATTGCTGAAGCCGATCATGTTGACAGAGTCGTCGAAGAGTTCCTTGTAGCGATTCGCGATGGACGTCTTGCCAGAGTTCTTGTAGCCGATGAGACCGATGAACATTATGCGATTTCCTTTGAGAGATGTTCGATGATCGTGTAGAGATTGGCGACACCTTTCGAGAGGTGTGCATCGTATTCTGAAGGACGTTTCGAGATCTTCGAATTGAACTCGTCACGAAGCTTCTTGACCTTCTCGCCGACACGGTTCATCATCTTGAGGAAGCGCTTTGTTCGGCAACCCATGTGATACTGTTCAAAGCACCACAGAAGAAGTTCAGCTCGATCGATGTAGTCGAGAATGATCCGTTCAAGAGGCTCGAGTTCGAAGCCTTCCAGGATCTTGTGTTCCTTCTCGACGTCAGCTTCGACTTCACCGAGAGCAGCAGCGAGCTTCGGATAGCTCACCTTCACTGCACCGACGACGTCACCTGTGATGTACTCTGGGTAGTCATGGAACGTCCAGTGACGAATGAGTTCCAGAGAAGCATCCGGAAAGAACAGGAGCAGGAGCTGAACGCCACCGCCGATGTGATTTCCGATGTTGTAAGCACTTGGCGGACTGTTGGTGACAGTCGTGTGGTTCCGGATGATAGTATTGGAACCTCTTGTCACTTCCAGCTGCTTGAGCAGCAGGTCAAAGTTTTGCATTCAGATCTCCTGGTGATGGTTTGTTATTGAGACCATACTTCAATTTGATTACGAAGTGAAACTAAACTTCACCAAGTAACCCGAGATTGAAGTAGAGGAATTCGCCTGATCGAGACTTGTACATCACGACGTTTTCGCCTTCGTTCGAGATGCGAGTCTCTTGAAGAGTCTCGATCTTGCTGTTGTTGCCAGCGGACCAGATGCGAGTGAAACCAGAAGAACTCATGACGAAGCGAGCTGGCACGTCGTCTGGAACTGTCGACTCGATCTTGATGAGATCCACGGTTTCTCGAGTGGAGATGAACGTGGACAGAACAGTCAGAGTGTACGTGATGTTCTGCTTTGTGAGCAGAATAGCCACTGGGTCGTTCTGGCCGATGTTTCGTTCGTAGTACCAGTCACGGATTGCGCGCTGTACTTCTGGTTCGTAAGCATGGACACGGACGAAGTCTGCAGCCGTGTACGTAGATGGCATGTCGGAGAGCATTTCTTAGCCTTTCACTTCTGTTACTTCCGGAGCATTCTTCCATGCTTCCAGTACGTAGTATGAGTCGATGACGTCTGCCGCAGGGCTCTTGCCTTTGTCACACGCTAGGTATTCATGGACGTGAAATCCGAATTCAGCGAACCAGACGTCAGCCATGTCTTCTTTCTCAGCCTTGCCACTTCCGAAGGCGTACTTCTTCACCGTGGTCGGAGAGATCGTTTCGATCTTGTAGCCCTTTGCTCGAAGGACCGCTTTGAGAGTGCCTGTGTTCTCACCCATCTGAGCGAGTCGACCTTTTGCTCCGAATGCATATGCTTCGAAGACGGCATGATCGGTTGTCGTTTCCGGAATGTACTGCTCGAAGAGAAGAGCAAGAGTCATGTATCGCTCTGTGTCTGAGTGAGACTCACGGAGCTTCACCTTCTTCTCGTTGTTGATGTTCGCAGGATTGTAGTGAAGTCCTCTGACAGAGACTCTTCCAACCTTGAACTCGTGACAGAGTTTCTCGCTTCCGATGATGTAGAAGAACTGCAATTCGCCATCCTTCTCAATGCATACAGACGGACAACTCATGCTATAATCTACGCCGATACTTGCTGTCATTTCACTTTCCTATTCGAATGAGAAGTTCGAGAACTTGCCGCGCTTGTCCTTGAACTTCGCAAACTCATCTCCGAGCGGTGTGTCGTCGAAAACTGGTTTTGCATTGTCTACGTCCACGACTTCTGGAGTCTGAACGTTGTCAGCCAGAGCATGTGATTCTTCTTCAGCCACGTCATGGAATTTCATCTTGGATCGATTGATTCCGACGAGGAATGACTTGAAGTAGTTCTTGTCACCGAAACGGTTCTTAAGCTGCTTGAACACAGCCTTGTTCATCTTCTCGAGCTCTTCGTTGTCGTACATAGCGAACAAGGCGTCGAGAGTGTTCGCGATACCTTGAGACTCGGAGATGTCCTTGATTTCAGGAGACGAATTCTTCTGACCGCCACGGTTGAACTGAGTGGCAGTGAGGATGGCGATGTTGTGACGCTTGGCCAGTGCTACGAGTTCTTCGCATACACCTTTGAGAGTGAGATACGTGCCATTCGAAGCTGCATATCTGAACGAAGCCATCAGGTTGAGGTAGTCGACGACTAGAACGTCAACAGGCTCACCTTTAGCCATCTTGACTTCTTTGAGGTACGTCGAGAGGTTCTGAGCAGTGACCTCACCAGGTCCGTACTCTTTAATGACGAGGTAGCCGTGCTTCTTGTTCCTAAGGTTCTCGAAGCGTTTCTTGAGTGTCTCGACCTCCATGGTCTTCATGACACTCATCGTCTCGTCTAGAGCATTGGCGTCAAGACGAGCTTCGATGCGAGAGTCGGACATCTCGAACGTGATGTACGCAACGTTGTAACCCATCTCAGAAGCATGGAGTGCTTCGTCACCTAGCCAGATCGACTTACCGAAGCCAGTCGGTGCAGCCACGCCAACCACTGCTCGACGCTCGTAGCCACCTTCGGTAACCTTGTTGAGCATGCCGAGCTTGAATGGGATCTTCGTTACGCTTTCGTCGTACTTTTCGACCTTACGTTCGAGCTCTTCCCAGAAGTCGATACCGATGTCGTTATCGAATTTCAGGTTGATCGCTCGTTCGAGAAGTTCAGGAACGACAGACGCCTTAAGCTTCTTCTGATTGCCTTCGATGATGTCGAGAGACTCGAGAATTGCTAGGTACGTTGCACGCTTCCTGCAGTAGTCTTCAGACTCCTCCATGATCCACTCGAGATTGATCTCATCGTCGGTCTGGAAGTCGAGTACCTCGTGACAGAGATCCTTGAGATCGTCTTCGATTTCTCTCTCGTTGAGGATCGTCTTGAGTTCGGTTCTGGAAGGAACGTCGTCGTATTTCTCGACGTAGTTGCGGAATATGCCGAATACTTCCTTCGTCTCTTTATCAACGAAGTAGTCCTGCTTGATGAACGGTCCTGCCTTCTGGAAGTACTCTGGATCGTTCAGTAGCGAATAGACGATGATTCGCTCGAGTGTTTCAGCCATGAATATCTTGTTCTTGTGGAAGACTTGGAGATGCCGACGCATCCGTGATTTGTTATGACTAATTTATCACGGATGCGTCTGATTAAGAAACGTTCTTTGAGAAACGTTAGTCTTCGATTTCGCCAGTTACAGGATCGAATGCGACGTCTTCGAATTCACCATCTTCAAGATTTGCAAGTTCGGCTTGACGTTCAGCGTTCTCATCGGTGAGATCGATTTCACCAGGCAACAGTTCGTACGTCAGAGACACACGAGCTTCTGCGTTCCTGATGAAGTTCGTCTTCTTGAACATCAGCTCTTCCCAGAACTCTTCGTCGAGATACTTGTCGTTCTCTCGGAACTTGGGATGCTGATCCTTCGGAAGAGGAACACCGTTCTCGTCGACGACCTTCGCAGCGCGCCAGCCTTTGGAAGGAGAGTAGATGTCGCCAGTGATGATGGCGAGTTCCCAGAGACCGGTGTGACGACGAGGACGATTTTCGCCATACATCACTCGGAAGTGCAGCTTAGTGCCTTCCTTGATGAAGCGAGACTTGTCGACCGTGATGCGGAACGTGTGACCAGCGACTTCAGATCCAGCAGCGGTGTCCTTGCTGTTGCCGTCCTTCAGCTTGAACTTCTTGAACCACAAGATTGTGTTCGCTGCAAGAACGATACCACCGCCTCCACCCATAGCTTCTGGTGCGTACTTGTCCATGGAAGCATAGTTGTTGTTGATGGCGATCAACGGAAGATGGAGATCGTTCATGGCCGGAGTGCTCTGGCGGAAGAACGACTTGAGTTCCTTCGCACGAGTCATGTCAGCTGCGGCGTTCTCGTTCAGAGCATCCATCGCCTCTTTCTTCGACGCAAGCATGCCGAGAGAGTCGATGAAGAAGATGACCTTGTCACCCATCTTGATCTCGTCGAGCTTCTTGGCCATGTCGAACTTGAGCTCTTCGATGTTCTGGATCGTGACGTGAAGGATCCGATCTGTATCAGCTCCGACCATATCCCAGTAGCCAGGACCACCCATTTCCGAGTCGTAGAAGACGCAGAAGCCGTCCTTGAACTTTTCGAGGAAAGCGTGGACGAAGTTGATGCCGGTCACGGTCTTGTACGTACGTGACTGACCGGAGAGGATTGTCACACCTGGACCGATACCAGAATCGCGAAGACGACCAGAGGTGACGAGGTTGAAGAGGTAGATGTCAGACGGAGCGCAGTACTTGTAGTCGAAGAAGTCTGTTTCAGACAAGGACTTCGTGTCGGTCGCCTTGGCTGTCGCCTTCTTCAGACGTTTCATCAGTTCATTCAATGAACTTATCCTTTCTTAGTAGATCTTGTAGAGGTAAGCAGGCTTGTACTCACCAAACATGAATCGATTGGAGTCGATCACGACCTCCTTGAGAGATCCTTCGACTGGAGGACGACCACGAGAATACGCAGCGAAGTCGAAGAGTTCCTGGACTTCCATGTGATTGTTGTCGGAGTCGGTGATGTAACCACCAGAGTGGTAGAGACGTCCAGTCAGCTTGCGGAACATGTCCTTGAAGAACGGTTCGCACTTCAGAGAAGCTGTGTTGAACGTGAGGCCGCCGTCGAAGCCTTTGGAAACAGCGATCAGCAGCTTGTAGCCGGTCTTCGAGACCCAGTAGTATTCCTTCAGCTCATGGCCGAGAGAAGATGCGTCAGTCATTTCAGTTATCCGTGTCGCTTGTGAAAAGAACCTCCATCAGCCAGCGAACAGAGCAGATGAAGACTTGTGGTGATGAAAGTAGGATATCAAACGTTAATCAAAGAATGAAACGTTAGATGCCAAGATCGACTTCATTTTTGATCCTGTTTCGGAAGTCGTCAAAGAAGCGACCGATGAATTCTGCCCGAACAGCACGAATCTTCTTGCGCTTCTCGTTCTGGTCCGTGTGGAACTCTCGAACGGTCATTCGGTTGAATCGAGTCTTCGCCATGTTGCCAGAAGGATTCAGGAAGTCGTCTCTGTTCAGGGCGTAGTTGACGACCTTGTCCTCGGTTCGAAATGCAGTGAAGCCGTATGCAGGAACTTGAACACCGTCGTCATTGAAGTAGCCGTAGGTCTGCTCGAGCTGGTACTCAGTGAACTTCGACGACAAGTAATCCTCGAGCTCCCCGTCAGACATCGGCCATTCGTTGATGGTGATTCCGTTGACGATGAAGAATGTCCACCAGTAGTTCACGTTCTGGTAGAGAAGCTGAGAAGCGATGTCAGGACGAGTGTCCGATACGTCGATGTCATAGACGTAGGAGTAGTTCGAAAATGTTTTCGGTTCGAACACGACTCGACGAGTAAGGTCCTCGATCTGGAACGTCTTGTCGTCGAATGTGAAGTTCGCGAATGGAAAGCTCTTAAAGAAAGACAAATCAATCGCTCCTTAGATTTTCGAGAGTGTTTCGAGTCTGGATCCCGATCTCGGTGAACGTGGCAACGACTCGAACGAAAGCCGGAGAGTCGTTCGGCAAGAAGCGCGGAGAGCCAGCTGCGAAAGGATCCATTGTGAACGACGTACATGCGAGTGTCGTGATCTTCGGGAGTCTGCAGTTGATCCACTCGATCTCGAACTCATTCGGGATCTGGAAGACACCGAGATCTTGCATGATCGGATGCGACTGTTCGTTGATGCGTTCGATCATGTGCGTAAGGTTCTCAGACTCCTGCGTATTCTTCGGAGCGAAGTCCCATGACCAGTTGAACGTACGATTGCCATTGCCGTTGAAGAAGATCTCCTTCAGAGGAGCGAGAGCGTATCCAGCATTCTTGAAGACGATGTCTCCGCCGAATGCACCTGATGCAGCCACTCCGATACGAGAAGCGAGTCCAGAGAACACAGCCTCTGGTTTCTCATTCACGGTGTCGATAGTCTTGTTCGAATTGATGCTACCGATCAGCGACTGGAGAATGTTTTTCTCGTCGAATGACCAGTCGAATTCTGACGCGAATGCGAGTTCGTTCGGAAGTGTCAGAGTGACGACAGTCTCTGGAGTCCGAGGCGCATTGAGATTGCCTGAACTCAGATCGTCGTACAGCTGTCCGATATCGTCCAGTGCAGTCGGAATGACTTTCTTCGAAGTGATCTGCATCTTCGGAAGACGCTTACCTGCTTCGTTTCGAGTGAAGTCGTAACTCTTGGACTGAGAGGCGGCTTTGATCACAGAGCCACCTCAACTGGTGCGTTCATCACCTTTTCTTGCGTGAAGATGATTCCAGCAATCTCGCGAGCAGCAGAGACACTGTCCGCGTAGATCACCGTTCGAGTCGTTCGGCCAGATGGAAGTAACACAGTCACTGAGTATGCTTTCATCTGCGCCTCTCGATTTCTTCAACCTTCGTCTTCAACGAGTTCAGCTGCTCCTGAAGCCTGACGACGTCGATCTTTACGTCCTGGAAGCTTCTCTGGAGGTCTGGCTCCTGAGCCTGCTTCTTTTCGATCCAGTCATTGATCTTCTTGACGTTCTGATCGATGTAGTTGACCTTCTCGGACAGCGAACCGTTTGTTACGCCTCTGTCAAACACACCAGTCCAGATAGAAAAGGCAGTGGCAAGAACAGCGACGATAGAAGCTATCGGAAGAGCATTTTCCTTCTTGATCGCCATGTACCTATACCCCATCTGTTTCTGATGAGGTATATTAGGCAGATAGCAATCTCAGCAGGAATCGTCGTCTTCGTCTTCTTCTGGCAGCTGGATAGCTTGCGTTTGTCTGATTCTGTCTTTCAACAGCTTTTCAGTGGAAGAAGAGAAGTAACCGTTTTCGACCCAGTCGTCGAACTCGGGAGTGGATATCGGAATGTGCGTAGCAAGGACTTTCTTGCCAGCAGCGATGCAGCGACTTACGTCTTCGATGCATGTTTGGAGGTGATAATAAGCGTCTTGATCATCCTCGATTTTCGGCAGAACTTCGAAATTCAAAGATGATACTTCCCCGTAGACGAAAAGCGTTAACCCCATTGTCCCAACCCTAGTTGTTGATTGAAGAAGTCTGTTCAGTCACCGAAGTATGGATCTCAGCAAGGATCGCCTTGTACCCTTCGAGGACTTTGTCTATGCTAGCCACCGCCGCTACAGTAGCTTTCAGAATCAGGTCTTTCATAGACTCTGCATTCTGATTCCTTGCCGACTCGTTAACTTTGTCGACCAAGAATTTCGTCGCAAAAGATGCGTCAATTCCGTCTCTGATGGAGAGCTTTCCATCCTTGACGATGAACACATCTTCTACTGATTCAATGTTAAGTTCTTCGTTCATTATTGATTTACCCACCCACCGAAAGAATTTGTTGATTTGAATTTATTTCAGTCGAGAAACAAAGAGAACCGAATTTTTGAACAGTTCGATGATTAATTCAGGTAGTTACTAGGGATTAATCCAGGACCCGATTATAGATTATTAATCGGACGAGACCGAGTTATCCACCCGGTCCCTGTGTTCTACTGTGTGACTTCAAATGAGTCTAGAGACTCGTCACTTGAACCGATCTTTGTGATGAACTTCGAGATGCGTCTCGCCGCGTTCGAGAGCAGCTGCACACGCGAGATAGTAGTCGACGTTGATCTTGGCGATACGAAGATACGGGTCACCAGGACCGCATTTCAACATGATCTCTTCTTCTTGAAGAGCGTAATGCATGTACTCGTCGATCGTACCGAGAATTTGCTCTTTGGTCCGTGTCATTTCTGTTCTCCGTTGAGAATTTGTTGCATTGCCTTGAAGAGCCTGGTGTCAGGCGTACGAGCTCTACCGAACTCCCACTTGCCACGGATCTTCACGAGGTCGGTGTGATCGATTCGCATCCAGATGAAACGAGCTGTGTCACGAAGACCGTGTTCGTTTCGCTTGTCGACTTGGACGATGTCGTAGATCGTGTAGTGATCCTTGCCGTAGATTTCATCGACCTCGAAGACGATAACGAGAAACTTGTCGATGTCCTTCTGGTACTCGAGCTCGATCTCCATGTTGAAGAGAGGTTTGTTGCCTCTGTCAAAGATGACCATCTTCGGTTGTTCAGCCATTTCAGATCTCCGTGTCGAGGAACTCGTCGAATTCGCGTTCCAGATTTTCGATGTGTTGTTTCTGTCTCTTCCAAGCTCCAGGACCTGGTTCCATAGAACGAAGTCGTTCTTTCTGGTAGACGATATTGTCGACCATCACCTTGTGCTTGTACTGCATTGCCAAGAGTTCTCTGAAAGTCATCAGATTTCTTCCTTCGAGAGAGGAGTTGTACGAGAAATGATGGTGAATGGAGATGAGTTGCCGCCTTCAAGACGATCGATCTTTCCTTCGTTGTTGTAGTAGGCGTTCATGACCCAGAACTTGGTGCCGTCTGTACGAACGACTTTGTCTGGCTTTCCGAAAGCGTCGATGGCTTCCCAGACCTGACGAACTGGAGCTTTCATTCCGTAAATGACGTGGGACTTGCCGAGAGCATTGTAGGATACGACCGTATGCCACTCGAAAGCGATTACGTCAGTGATGATCTGGTTTCCGGCTCGATCTTTGCGCTCGTGATCGATGCGAAGAATGTAGCCGTCGAAAGGATCTCTAGAAAGAAACTTCGCTTCGAGTTTCTTCGGATGAATAGAGATATCGGTCATTAGTTCTGCTCCACGTACTGTTCGAGGATCTTCTGGATCTTGGTGACGGGTGTTGTTGCTCTGCCGAAGTTCCACTTGCCGTGGATCTCGTATTCTTCATCGCGGACTTGTTCGAAAATCATCGAAGCGAGAAGACGAAGATTGTCGCTCTCTGCGATGTTCGTGATGGTGCGGACTCCGTCTTCGATTTCAAAAACGACGTAGCGAAGATCAGCAGAGTCTTCGAATTTCGCGAGGAGAATTTCGTATGTTTTCGTGGAAAGGATGATCATTGGAAGTCTCCGTGGTTTTTGTTTATAGAATCAATCTATAACAAAACCACGGAAACGTAAACAGGAAATTTGCAGTTTCAGAAAAGATCCAGCTCTTGATGCAGAGCGTTGTGACGTTGAGTCTTGGCCTTCTCGATCACTCGCATCTGGTCTGCGTAGAATGCGTTGACATCGTATGCCTCTCTCGTCGACTGAGCGAGTGATTCTCGAACATCGAAGTCGTGATTGTCGATGATGAGCTTGATGAAGTCCGAGTAGTAGTTCTCGCCAACGGACTTCTTCATGCCGCGAGGAACGAGGTACTCTTCTTGAGCGAGCGGCTTGTCGTTCTGGACATGGACGAAGTACGGAATTCCGTTCTGGTTGGCTTCGAGAGCGACGATGCCCGCAGACTCGTACGGATTGCCGAGAAACACTCGAGCTCGTGACACGTGGTCAAGCATGACAGATCGATCGGCATCGACATGGAATGTCACCTGACTGTTCGCTTGCAGCTTCTCGAGAACCTTGTCAGTTCCGGTGAGATCGTTGCCGTCGAGAGTCGTGAAGAAGTGAAGCGGCATGTCGATGTGCTTCAGGAACTTGTTGATGATGATCCACGGAGCCTTGTACTTGTCCCATCGAGAAATGTAGACAGCGTAGTTCTCGTGCTCCTTGATCTCCGGAACGCAGAATTCACCTTCGGCAAGATGGACCTTCATGACGTCGTCAAAGACGTGACCGTACTTCTTGTTCTGCCAATGCGACACACCGACGTGAAGGATGCCCAGACGGTCGAACATCTCCTTCGTTGATGTCATGTCGCCGGTGCCGATCGGAGTCGGATTGTGCGACATGAAGACATACGGCGTGGTGATCTTGCTGGCGAATGTGGTGATGATTCGCTTGTTGCAGCTGTCGAGAACCACGTCCGGCTTAAACTCGTTGTGGATGCGCATGATCTCGAGTGCCATTTTCCTCGTGACGTCGGACTTCGCTTTCCTCGACTCGTCCATGATGTCGACACGACCTTTGAGGATCGCTTGCTCTCCAGGGTAGACGAGATCCGATCCTTCGCACGTGACATGCATGACGTCATGACCGAAATGTTTCATGACGCGATGCTGGTTGACACAGAACCTGGAGGTCCCGTTCGTTCCTTTGTTGGCGTAAAGAGGATAATAGAATGAATTCAGAATTAGAACACGCAAGCAAATTCTCCGTTGAATTAGAGTTCGATTTCAGTCCATAAAGTCTTGTAGACGCGGTATTTCCGGTGCTTCACGAATTCTTCACCGAACGAGTTCAGGACGGTCTGCTTGTCCTCGTCGATAATCTGCTGAATTGTCATCGGATCGAAGATCGTGTTCGGAAGACGAGTCGTGTAGATCTTTCCGCGGTCCGGACCAAACAGGAGTTTCGACTGGACGTAGATGAAGTAGACTGGGATTTCCTCAAGATTGAGGAAATCGTCGTAGTTGTCTGTAATCATCTTCGCTCTCCTTAAGCCATGTGTCCGAGGATGTGTTCAGGACCGAAAGCAATCTTGGCTCCGAGACGCATCTTGTATATGACAAGCTTGTTGTTCACCTTGCCTTCGTAACGGATCTTTCCGTCGACCACTTCGGACCTGGTCACGATGACCCAGAAGCGTTCTCCGTTCAATCCGTCTTCCTGGAGTCCGATCTTGGCGTACTGGCCGATAGGGAAGTTGAAGCGAAGGTTCGAAGAAGGCATCTCGAACGTGGTCGGATACTTCTGACGCATCTCTGTTCCGTTGATGAGGTGAGGATGGACGTCTTTGATCTTCGGCATTTTGTAGTCTCCGTGGTTTTGTTTTTGTTTACAGTTTGATACTATAACAAGAATCGCGAAACGTAAACAAGAAAATGAACTGTCGATCCCCTCAAAGGCAAGATTTCTCTTGCCTTCTCGATTGGTCAGTCGCGGACCGGACTCATCGGATAGATGACCGTGTCGTTGCCCATGCTATCCATCCGAAAGTCTGCGATCGGTTCAAGTGCAGCTTCGTAGCACGTGATGCCGTAGACCTGAAGGAAAGTCATCAGCTTGTCGAATTGACCGACGACGCCGAATGATTTCTCTCCGTACATCGACCGACCGCTGTAGTCGTCATAAAACACCAGAGTGTCGAAGAACTCGTTGTTGATGACTTCTTCAGCGATAAGTTTATGTTGTTTCGTAGTCATTCCAGTCTCCGTTAAGTTTTCTTTACAGTTTGATACTAAACTAAAACGGAGGAAACGTAAACTAGAAAATGACTGTCGCGGTCAATTTCCACATCAAATCGCCGAAGATTTCGATGGTGAAATCTTCGACGTTTTCTTCTCCTGAGCGTTCGAGACCGACGCCGTAGCTCTGGAGAAATTCGAGAAGGTCTCCAGGCTTTCCAGAGACGCTGAACGAGATCGACGGTCCGTCAGATGAAGACTTGACAGAAGTCTCGACGAAAGCGAGTCGACTCTTGAAGTAGCGTCGAACGACTTCTTCTGCTACTTCTTTCTGTGCAAAATTTGCCAACTGATTCTCCTCAGGCTCTCAGCTTTTCGCTCAGCTTTTCAGCGTTGCCGAATGTCCAGGCTTCGTCGACTACAGGCACGATCTTCTGGATGTCGATCTTCGACGTGTCGAAGCGAGATGTCTTGAAGAAGTCGACGGCGTCGAAGAGGCTCTGGAATTTGACGAGAGGACCTGAAACTCGAAACGCTGCTCGCTCTCCGAGATCCGGTGCGACAGGCTGCCTCAGGTAATAGCTGGTTACTGTGTTCTTCGCTAGGAAGTAGCTTTCCATGTTAGACCCTTTCGTGAAGGACTTCTTCGAGGATTTCATCGAATCCTCCGATCAGTTTTACTACTGGTTCGAATTTCTCGGGATCCTGTACCACCACAGTCACCCGAGGAAACGTGCGAGGAGAGTCTGGATAGACGAGCTGGAAGCCGTCCATGAAGGCCTGCTTGTTCGCATCCTCGATCTGCGTGTAGCTGTATTCTTTGCCTGCTGTATCGAGAAGAACCTTCGTCTTCTCACACCAGCGGCAATCGTCGATGCCATAGATCTGGATCATTGCGCTTTCTCCATTCGTTATGATTTCTTGTATCAAAGGAAGTTAAGCGAGAGAAACTGTTCTTTTCTCTCGCTACGTTTCTTTATGCTTCGCAAGCAGAGCAGTTCGCTTCGGCTACCTGGCCTCGTGCGAATTCCTGCGTCATGTTCTTGCCGTGCATGTAGTACTTGGTCTTCACGCCTGTCACTTCCATCATGTTGAACAGACGAGAGACGTACGTCGGGTCTGTGTCCGGATGGATCATCAGGTTCAGCGACTGCGACTGGTCGATGTGCTTCGTGCGCTGCGCTGCCTGGAGGATGATGTCCATCGGATCGATTTCGACGAAAGTCTTGAAGACCTCCTTGACGTGAGGATCGATGTTCAGATTGCGAACAGAACCTCCGTCCATCATCACTTGCTTCCATGTAGCAGGCGTGTTCAGACCGACAGACTCGAGATGAGCTTCGAGCAGTTCATTCTTGATCGTTGTCTTGGTCTTCGCGAGGTTGGAGACGAAGTAGTTCGAGTCGACAGGCTGGATGGACTCGGAGATCTGGCCACGACCGAGGATGTACGACGAGCTCTTCGTAGGCGCGATAGCCAAACGCATGGAGTTGCGATATCCGTAGCCTTTGCAGACTTCAGGCTCGCCGTATTCCTGTGCAAGCCATTGAGAAGCTCGACGAGACTCAGCGTCCATTCCAGAGAAGATCTCTTCGTTCAGACGATAGGCATCCTTCGAACCAAAGGCGATCATGTTCTTCTGGAAGAGAGTGTGGTAGCCGAGAACTCCGAGACCGAGTGCACGGTGACGACGAGCAAACCTGTTCGGAGCTTCCATGAACTTCACGTTCGCTGTCTTCTGGATGTACTCTTCGGTCACCATATCGAGGAAGATCGTCATGGTGAACGTGAGGTCGGTGTCCTTCCACTCGCGGTACTTCGCGAGGTTCTGTGAAGCGAGGCAGCACGTGAACGATTCGTCGTCTGTCGAAGGTTCGATGATCTCGGTGCAGAGATTGGACGACTTGACCTTGATGCCTTTGTCTTTGTACCACGGAGGCAGGGTGTCGTTGACGTTGTCGTAGAAGAAGATGTACGGATAACCGGACTCGTAGTTCTTGCGAATGATTCTCCACCAGATCTCGAGCTTCTTCTGATCTCCGGCACGCATCTCCTTCATCCACTGACGAGTGATCGTGACGCCGATCGAAAGCTGCTGAACCGGATGTCCTTCCTCACGGATCTCGAGGAACTCCATGATGTCTGGATGTTCGACAGGGAGATAGACAGCGCAGTTGCCACGACGAACGTTGGACTGGCTGACGATAGACACAGTCTTGTCGATCCATTCTGCGAAGTGGACAGGACCGAACGAGGCTCCGCCGATCGAGATCTTGGAACCGCGAGGACGGAGATCACCGAGGAATGCAGAAGTGCCTGCTCCACGCTTGGTCATCGTTGCGATTTCGGAAATCTTCGAAGTGATGTCCTCGATGCTGTCACCGAAGTGACTGTTGTTGCAGCTGATCGGATCTCCGCGATTCGTGCCGAAGTTGGACCAGACAGGAGACGAAAGACTGATCCAGCCCTTCTGCATGTAGTGATGAAACTTGTTCGCGAAGCCAGGGATCTGATAGATCTCCTCGCAACGCTGAGCGATGCGCATCACGCGCTCCTCGACGGTCTGACCTTCAGGAACGTAGCCTTTTGATAGGAATGCTCGATTTTCTAGTTTGAGCCATGGGAATGATGACGATGACATTGACACCTCAGAGTACCGGACGATCGAGCGGCCAAGCTCGATTATTCTTTGTGTAGTTCTTGCTTTTCTTGTCGAAGAAGTCGACCTGTTCAGTGAGCAGTTCTTCTTCGAGCATCCAGAAGTGCTTGTTGTCGAGCGAGCGAAGAGGATCGTTCTCGAAGACCTTCTCGAAGCCGATGCGAGATAGTGACTCGTCGATACGTACTTGAATGTACGATTTCAGAACGTCAGCGGAAAGAACGCAATTCGGATCGGTCGGATCAGCTTCATTGTAGTCGCCGATGATCCAGTCGATGATGTCTGCTTCAGACTTGTAAGCGACGAGAGTCTCTTCCTTGACCTTGTTGATCAGTGCTTCGTCGAACAGCTCTGGATATTCCTTGCGGATGATGTTGATCAGGTAGATGCCGAAGTTGGCATGCAGCATCTCCTCGTTGCGAGTGTACTCGACCTGCTGAGAGGTGTCCTTGAGATACTGCTTCGCACGGAAGAACCAGGAGATGGTGTAGAACTGGCTGAAGAGCGAGACGTTCTCAATGAACAGAGTGAAGAGGATCAGCGAGTAGATGAACTGAGCCTTCTTATCTTCAGAGAATTTCTTGTTGTACTTCTTCAGGTACTTCACTCGATTGGCGACGACAGGCACCTTGAGGTTTTCTTCGAAGATGTCTTCGAGACCGAGCTTGTCGAGCAGCTTTTCGTATGCGAAGTTGTGAACGACTTCGGACTGTGCCAGCGTGAAGCCGACGTCCGAAATGCAAGGATGGGGAAGGTTCTCGCCTACCTTTGCCCAGTACGTCTTGACAGAAATCTCGACCTGGCCGATGCAGGAAACGTTACGAGCGATCAGGACTCGTTCCATAGCCGTCATGTTGACGTGGTAATCCTGGTAGTCCGTGGAGAAGTCGAATTCTTCAGGAGTCCACATTCCTTCCCAGATCCGCTTCATGAAATTCTTTGTCTCTGGATAGTAGACAGGCTTGCGCGCGACGACTTCGTCGAAAATACGTGGCTTCATTCTTTCCTCGATTTTACAGCATTCTTGCGTTCAGCGTCATCTCGGCCTTCGCACGAAGTCCGGAAAGGACTTTGACCGAACTGAACAGATTTTTCAGGGTTTGTTGTGGTGTGTTGCTATTTTGGCAGATCGCATTCACGTCCTTGTGAGTGACGAGCTTCTTGTCAACGAATGCGACAGCATAGCCATTGTCGATCGCTTCAGTCTTAAGTTCGATGATCTCTTTGTTGAACTTCTCGAAGTCGTACCAGAGAACGAACTTGTCTTTCGCAATGCCGTGAGCTGCCGAGAGCTGATCACATCTTTTCGATAGAGACGAATCGAGGACTGCGATAGAATTTGACAGGTAGACGCTATCGAACACACCTTCGAAGACGTTGATCTTCTTACGTGGATCGACGTGGTCCATTCCGAATGCCTTGACCTTGGAGTCGTCAACGATGATCGTCTTGTAGCGAAGATCTCCCTCGAAGAAGCGACACTGGAAACCGAACTCGTTCTTGTCGAGATCGACCAGAGGAATGACGATGCCTTCCTGCTTCTTCGTAGAGAGATCTTGCTGAGGATCAACGGACATAGCCCAGTTGTTGAAGTCGTCCGTGTAGTAGAACCGACCGAGCCGACTGCTAGGAAGCTTTCGACTCTTCCAGTACTGTCGAGCTCGGTGGCTTTCAGGTAGTCGCTCAAGTGTTGTCAATTTCGTAAAGTAGCCACCGAATAAGCTGGTGAGATCTTCGGTTTGGAGCACCTCTGATTTCGTTACATGACTCTTCTCCGTTTTTACGATGTTGAAGCTTGCATCATCCACTAAACGACCTAGACGAAACTCTCTGTAGGCATGCTCATCAAACTTCTTCAAGAATGCTGAGAAAGGCTGTGGGTGTCCGCAATTGTAGCAACCAAACATCCATCCACCTTCGAAACGATAGATCGTTCCTCGAGTCTTGTTTGGATCCTTCTTAGAGTCTCCGCACAATGGACATCTGAATACTGCCAACTCCGGGTTTTGCCAGTGAAACCTCTCTAGCTTACTCGAAAGACTGTTTATTGCCTGAATTTCTCTGGTCATGCAAGTACAGAGTAAAATATGCGAAACGACTTGTAAACTGAATTGTTTAACTGTTTGGACCGAATGGACGTCGAATCGTATCTCGCTCGCAAGTACTTCAGTCGTGACGTTGCTGAAAGAGCAATGCAAGATTTCAGCACTCTCAAGAGACGATTCAGGAAGTACGGCAGAGGCACGAACGATGCTCTATCGATCCTGAATTTGATACACGGTCTTGAGAACGAGTTCGATCCTGAATTCATCGACTACATTCTTTCTACTCGGTTTACAGTTGATGAACGAAGAATATACTGCTCTTGTCTCAGAGTGAAACGAGACTTTCGAATGAAAGAGTTCGACACCCATTTTCTGGCTCGTCTCGAGAAGGACTACTATCGCGTGCGCCATGGCTGAACCTGTCACAAGCTTTACGAAGAAGTGGGCTGCTCTGAAGCTCTACAAATTCCTGTCGAAAGACTTCAAGAGTCTGTCCGTCTACAAGGCTGGCATCATCGACGATCAAGGTCGACAGCTCATCAAGCAGAAGGACATGACGCCTGCTCAGCTTCGACTGTTCTCTCCGTTCGAGAAGCTGATGCTGTACGTGAAGCGCGTCCTTCGCAACCACGGCGTCGGATCACTGGCACTTGCTGTCACATTCCTCGAGAACGACATGGATGATTCTGTCGACGAGGAGCTGCTCGACCTACTGGACTGTGTCGACGAGGACATGACGATTTCGAGTCAAGTCGCAGGTGTCGATCTACCGATCAGCGGAATGGTAAAGAGGAAGAAGAACTAATGACGAAGGCAATCATCTACATCGGAATTCTGCTTGCGTTTCTTGCCGTACCTGTCGGCAGTTACTTCATGGTCAAGCACTACTCAGAACAGGTGACAGAGCTCAAGCAGAAGAACCGTGATCTGACCGATCAGAACACTGAGTTCGCTGATCGCATCGAGTTCGAAGACAAGATCAAGAATGCGACGAAGGATGTCGAGCCTGAGCACGAAATCGCAGTCGAGAAGAACTTGTCTCTCGGCAAGCAGATCGACGACTTGATCCGCTCGACTCCGTCTGAAGCTCTTGCGAGCGAGAACGCAAAGAAGACACTGAAAGCCTTGAAGGAGATTGCTGATGAGTAAGAAGATTCTGTTCGTATTCGGTCTCGCAGTCCTCCTCTCGAGCTGCGTCACAGAGCGGTACATCAAGTACGTCTACGTGAAGAACGACATTCCTCTAAAGTATCTGACGTGTCCTCAGATGAAGAAGTCTGACTATCCGGCTGACGTTGACAAAGCGACCGACGATGACGCCAGCAAGGTCCTCAACACGACCACTCAGAAGCTTCGGAACTGCGGAATCAATTCGAAGTCTGCTCGTGACTACCAGGCGAAAGCCAACGCCGTGATCGACGAGAAGAACAAGCTGCCTGCAGTGAAGATGAAGGACTGAAGAACTTCGTGACGATCCCCTCGTAGGACTTCGTATTCTTGACAGACTTCCTGGAGTAAAGTGTCTTCATCTTGATGACCTTCTTCCGGAAGATCTTGGACTGCAATGCTTTAGCAATAGTGTTTCTCTGCGTGGCCATGGAGGACTCCTTTCGTCCTGGTTAATGGATTATATGTCCGAGTCGGAGTTGTCTCCACCCGTCTCCTGTGTTATTCGATACTCTCGCATGTCGAGAATGATTTCCGGAACTGTCCAGATGCTCGTCTCGCCTCTGTAGTCTTCGAACTCGATGTCCACTTCATTGCCGTTGTCTTCGATGACTTCGACCATGTTGTCGACATTGAGCTCTGTGTAGCCGTACAGATGCCAGCTCGAATTCACACGCACTTTCATTTCCGCTTCTCCTTCATTTCCTTCCACTCTTTCTCAAGCTCTTCTCGAGGAGTTTCCGGAACCTTTGCTATCCTCTGAAACATCTGAGTTTCGGAAATCCAGCGCTCCATTTCTTCTTTGCGCTTGGACAACTCATTCACCTCTCATTTCTTGACGTACACAATCACGTGCACGATCTCTGCACTTCTTGGCTTCTTGCTGGACAGACTCGCAAGACTCGAAGAAGCGGTTCTGTTCGAAGTTTCTTGCCATTTCGTTCTGGCGAGCAGCGTTGTCCCATTGGACGTTTCGACCTTCTGAAACCATGCGATTGAACCAGTCTTCGAAACGTTCTGGAGTTTCAGAAGTTTCTTCGACTACCATCGTATTCTTCCACTTGTTCCATTCGAAACGAGTGACTTCCATCTGGACGCATGGACCTCTTTCGACTCCACCGAAGAAGCGGTGTGCGACTTGTTCGTGGGTATCGGTTGTGAATACTGCGGTTGCCATTTGAAATCTCCGTGGTTTTGTTTATGAAATGATACTATGTCAAAACCGCAGGAATGTAAACAGGAAAATTACAGTTTCAGAGCTTTCGTCATCTTCTTGTAGTCTTTGATCGTCTTGACTACAATCGGTGCGTATTCTTCGAGCTGTTCGTCTGTCGCTTCTTCGACAGGAATCTTCGGAGTTGCAGTGTGAAGGAGCGAACCATTCTTTAGTGTGACGGTTCGCGTCGACTTCTTGCCGAAAGGATAGGAGATTTCGACGCGGTCTTCGAAACGTGTTACGGTCATTTCAGTTTCAGACCTCGTATTTCTCGTTGTTGACTTCTTCCCAGTCGGTAGCATCATCAGCTGCTCTGAAGTCGAGCTGTCCGTCTTCAGTGATGTATTCAGCGTAGAAGGTCACTTCGTTCCAATCGCCGGGACCGTACACGTAGAGCCATGCTCCGTCTGTGTAGGCGACGTCATCTTCGTAGATGTACGGATTGAGCGCTATCAGCTTCTTGAACTCTTCGGGCTTGTCAGACTTTTCACCGATGAACTGTCCGTCCTTGATGAGGAAGCGAAGCTCGTTGAGGTTGAGGAAAGGACGAAGGTCGAAACGTTGGGTCATTGGAATTCTCCGTGAGTTTGTTTTATTGATAGTAGAGTATCATCCCCTCGCGGAAACGTAAACAGTTAAGTTCACGTTTCCCAAACTTTTATGCAGTTTCCATGAAGCGGTCGTATCGACGCAGTGTGAAGACAGTGTTGCGAATTGCGACAGCCTGCTTGACGTAGTACGAGTCGACAGGCTCCATCATGTGGTAGAGAGCGATGTTCATTGCGACCGTGGCTTCTTCGAGAGCGAGGTCGTTCTCGTTCCTCGCCAAATGATCGACGGCTTTCTTCATGGCGAACGAGTACGCGCCATTTTCGATTTTGTTCATGCGCAAATTACTTCTCCATCCTTTTGAGGATCTCGTTCTTGATGGCTTCCTTGAGTTCAGCAAGGACTTCCATCAGACGAGTGTTGCTGAAAGCTCCGTTAAGACACGTGTCGAACCACTCGACGAGAAACTCGTTTGTGAGAGACGGAAGCATCATGATCTGATACGGCAGATCGACCTTAGCCTTCTCGATCGTTTCTTCTTCTCGCCTCCTTAGATCTTCGCCTTGTTGTCGGATGATGTCGGAGAAGTCGGAGAGGAAGTTACTCTCTGGTTGCTGCTTCTTAGCCATTTCACTTCTTTCCTTTTACGGTTACGACAGGTTCCGGAGTTTCGACTCGATAGGATTCGACGAGAACGTGGTCTTCACGAACATCGAAGAGATCGAAGACGTAGTAACCGGCTTTGCTGAGCTGCTTTATGACTCGGATCGATTCTTCCTGTGCGAGTTCTGTCAACGATTCGAACATCGCATGTGTGATGCGAGGAGCGAGGGAAGAACCGGAAGCGAGAAGAACGAAAGTAGGAAGAAGTTTGTTTGACATTGTACTCTCCGTGGTTTTGTTTATGAGATGATACTAAAACAAGAATCACGAAACGTAAACAGGAAAGTTCATCAAGTCGGCGGATAGCAGAACTTTGTTTCAGGCCAGCGATTGTACAGAAACGATTCCTGAGGAAGCCTGTTCTCAGCGTGCCACAGAACTCCACGTTGAAGTTCGGTCCAGAGAATTTCGCCTGCTCTGATCCTAGGCATCTTTTCATTGTAGATCCTGTTGACGCCAGAAGGATGAGGAATTTTGCACCATGCGATCCCGAGTGACATGAACCATTCGAAACTAGAATGAATGTCCATATCGAGAGTTTCTGCTACAGCACCTCCGCACATGATCACTCTGCATCCTGCTAGCCCTCTTAGCACTTCATCTCTACGTTTTGTAGCTCTTTTGAAATCCCACTTCTCTTCGTCTAGCATGTTTCGTCGGTCGAACATTCGTTCGAAATCGCCAGCGTCGATCTTGATCTTCTGCGGTTCGAGATATTCGTTCATGAACGAGAGGAGACGATATCCGGATCCAGTCTTGATCCGAGCTCTGAAAGCATCATTCGGATCTGGATTGTTCATTCCGAGAAGAACAGTCTTAGCGATCATAGTTCTGACACCTCACTGAGAGTTGCTTTGAAATTCACAGGTCCGTGGAATGCGCTGTCTCGATAGAGAACATCCACACGATAAAGTTTCGACGGCCAATCCTCAGGATAGACGAAAGCGATCAGCTGCCAGTAGCTGCCAGAGATCTCCATGACGTGCGCTTGGTCGGAATCGAAATCCGATGCGAATTTGATCTTGGATCGAAGGAATGTTTCGATCTTTTTGCTGAGACCGCTGCAGAGTGATTCTGCTTTTTCGATGTACAAACTCATCCTAAAATTTCCTCTACTATGACAGAAACGAGAAGTTCTTCCGAAGACGTCATCTCGAGAACTTTCTCGTCTTCGGAGTTGTTGATGACATCGAACAGGTGTTCGACGAGTGCTTCGACCCAGTCTTCAGAACCGAAGACAGGAACCTTCTGTTCGCAATTGAACATTGAGCTGTTGGAGTTGATGTCGTCCTGTGTGAACTCGAAAGTCGATCCGTTGCTGAGTGTGACTTTCATCAGATCACATCCCACAGCTGTTCGCGTGCAACTTCCTTGGTGACTTCCATCACCTTCTGTGCAGCCTTGTGTGAGAGGTCGAATTCCTTGCTGATCTTCGTCAGATTAGCTTGGACGACGTTCGGATGATCTCCGTCGACAGAACCGATTACTCGATCAGTCATCTGTGCGACGATGCTCTTGAGGATTGTGAGTTCAGATGCCATTGCTGTAGTTCTCCGTGGTTAGATCGTTACTGAAGGCTTCTTGCCGGTGGTGAAGACGAACTCGCCGTCTTGTTCGATGAAGTTGAACGGGCGAGCTCCGATCTCTTTAATCGCGACGATAGCGTTTTTGCAGGAAGAGAGTTCGAAGACTTGCTTGCCGTTCGAAGTGCGGAGAAATTTTCCGCCGAGTTGATCTTCGATGTAAGCGACTTTATCCATTTGGAAATCTCCGTGGTTTTGTTTATGAATTGATACTAATTCAAACCACTGGAAACGTAAACAAGAAAGTTTCAAAAATAATTGAAAGGAGAAACTATGACGCACGGCTACATCTACATGACGACATGCAAAATCAACGGAATGAAGTACATCGGCAAGAGAACGAATTCGGATCCTGAAACGGACACGAAATATCGAGGTTCGAGCAAGAGACTTCTCGAAGACATCAAACTTCTCGGTATCGAAAATTTCGAAAGAGTGACTCTCGAACTATGCCAAACTAACGAGGAAGACCTCATCGAACTCGAGAAGAAGTGGATCAGAGAATTCGACGCAGTAAAAGATCCTATGTTCTACAACTTGACTTACGGTGGAAACGGTTTCGTTCCTGGTCCTCGATCTGAAGAAACGAGAGCGAGACTTAGAGGAGAGAAAGACGAATCGTCCAAGAAGACGATGAGTTCTACGTGGTCAGACCTTATGAATAGCGAAAGAGGAGAAGCTATCAAAGAGAAGAGGAAGAGAACACTCGAACTACGTAAAGCTGAAGGTGTTTACGCGAACAGGAAGAATAAGCCATGGCGTGTAAAAGAAAAGAGCCCAGTAGCTCTTTGAGAAACTACTGGGCCAAGTTTGAGCTCCATACTAATAACAGATGTCAAAAGTAGAGCTCGTCCACGGAGGTGGAACCATCACCTACAGAATATTTTACTCTGTAGGAATTCTTATTTTCTCGTCACAGTGCCTAGGAAGTAGCCTTGATAGTTGGCTTCTTCTAGAGCTTTGATCTGCGCATCTTCATCTGATGATGCTTCGATTACCGCGGTCTCGATGACTTCGTCGGTTTCGGAGTCGAGAAGTTCAATTACGTATTGCATTTCGAAGTCTCCGTGGTTTTGTTTATGAAATGATCCTATTCTATTCTAACGGTCTCGTAAACAAGAAAGTGCAAAATAGTTCACCATGGCTGATAACGAAAAACCTAACGTAGCTGAAACCTTCGACGACCTGATTCGTCAGCTCGAGCGAGGGATGAGCGCGACACAGATCAACGCACGCTCGCGTGATGCGATCAAGTACTTTCAGACCAAGAACAGAGCGAAAGCGACAGACACCGGGCGTCCTGGTATCGAGCTGCTTACGAAGGGTCAGAAAGGCATTTCCGACTTCATTCCTGGCACGATCATGACGTATCTGTACGATGCCAAGAATGCTGACACCCTCGAGTTCTGGGACAGAGCACCGCTGATCATCTTCCTGGACATCCAGAAGAACGGCAACTTCCTGGGTCTGAACCTGCACTATCTGCCGCCGAACGTCCGTGCGAAGATCCTTGCGCTGCTGATGAAAACGGTGACTGCGACGAAGCTGCGACACGACGTACGCATGCGTCTGACGTATGACATGTGTGCGAAGATCGCTGCATACAAGCCGCTTCAGTTCTGCTTGAAGAGCTACATTCCGAACAGAATCACTTCTAAGCTCGTTCGTATCCAGCCACAGGATTGGGCACATGCGATCTTCTTCCCGTCCGATCGCTTCCAGAAGAAGTCGAACAGATACGTCTGGGCACAGTCGAGGAAATTCCGATGAACGATGACATGATGGCACTGCTGGTTTCGTCTGGAGGTTTTAGCCGGACGAACAACTTCAAGGTCGAGATCTCTCCGCCTCGTCTACTCAATGCGTACCAGCAGGATCTCGAGATGATGAGTCTGTCCTGTGCAGCCACAGAGATCCCTGGCATCGGCATCGACACCTTTCGAATTTCGAACGGGCCTTCTCTAGAGCCTGAGCAAGCGTCGACGTCGTACCAGTCGGATATCGATCTCCTGTTCTACGTCAGCAAGAGCTACGTCGAGCGTCTGTTCTTCGGCGACTGGAAGAACCTGGCTGTCGATGACGTGACTCGACAAGTCGGCTTCTACGACGACTACATCGGAGACCTCTACATCTATCCGATGAAGCGGAGTTTCGACTTCGAAGCGAGGAAACTGATCGGTGTGAAGCTCAATCAGGCCTATCCCAAGTTCATTGGTAAGATACAGTATGCATACGGAGCAGAAGGCGAAATTGCGATGCTCCCTGTGACATTCACATACTACAACCACGAATTCTTCTAAAGGAACCACGAATGGCACTACCTACAATCCAATCAAGCATCAAGATCAGTAAGATCGGTGACAAGCGTCTGAAGATCCGAGCATTCACTGGCAACGAAGAGAAGGCTCTTCTGCTGGCGAAGATGCAAGGAGACAAGACGTCTCTGATCCAGACACTCGTCGATGTCCTCACGTCCTGCTCTGACTACGACGTGTCGACTCTCACCGAAGGTGAACTCGAACGTCTGTTCCTCGATATCCGATGCATCTCGGTCTCGGACACTCTCGAACCGAACCTGATTTGTCAGAAGTGCAAGGCACCGAACCCGGTCAAGATCCCTGCTACGAGCCTGAAGAACCCTGAGAAGTACGTCGTCGAGATCGACCTCAAGGCAGGTGAAGACGACGAGAAGAACGAGATCTTCGTTCGACTCAGGACTCCGACGATCGCGAAGGTGATGGAAGCGAACGACAAAGAAGACGCCGACATGTTTGTGATCTTCTCGTCTGTCTCGAGCGTCTTCGATTCGAAAGGCGTTATCTACGACTCATTCGAATTCGAAGAGTTCAAGCCGTGGTTCATGAGTCTGTCAGGTGTGTACGTCCAAGCACTCGCTTTCGTTCGAAACTCTCCGAAGATGAGCTACGCGAAAGAGTTCCAGTGCGTCAAGTGCGGAGAAGATCAGCAGTTTGAAATCAGAGGCTTGCACGATTTTTTGCACTGATGCTCTCTCATAACACTCTCGTCGGTCACATGAAATCGAATTTCGCTTTGAAGACTGTGCCTGGAGTAGAGTGGTCTATCGGAGAGCTCGAAGCACTCACGCCTTTCGAAAAAGATGCATACATGATCTTGACTAACGAGTATCTACGTAAACGTGCAGAAAGTATGCAGAAATGAACACGAAGCCGAAGTTCACGAAGGACGAATTCTTGAAGTACCAGAACTCCAAATTCAAGGTGAGACGCTCAATCGCGTTATTCACTGGGTTCGCGTACTTCGGCATCGTAGTCTACATGCTCTGGCGCATTCCGCCTGAACACTTCGACCAGTACGACAACTTCTTCATGATGCTGACCAGCTTCGCGACTGGCATCGTGATGTCGTACTTCGCTGGCTCCAGCTACGAGGAGACGAGAATCAATCGACAGGATCTCGTCGACGAGTTCACGACTCTGCATCAGCGAAACGACGATTCGCGCGATCGTAGAGACTACCGCAGATCTCAGCGAAGAAATACTCGAGAAGAGCCGATGGAGTCTGATCAGGAAGTTCCTGGCAATCCGGATCCTTCAGCTCAACAGAATGATAACGAGGTAGGCTAATGGCTCTTCCGAAGATTTCCAACACCGAAGAGAAGATCGTCGGTTTCGTGAGAGACACGATCGAACGAAGCACTCGAACGATCGTCGATGGCTTCACGAACATCAGCGACCGCATCGTCACATCCATCGGTGACAAGACGAAGAACATGTTCGGAAGCATCGATCTCGGTGATCTTCTCGCTGCTAGTTTCGCCGGCAGCTTCCTTGGCAAGTTCGGTGACAAACTTGGATCTGTGTTCGGCATCGGTGACAACCGCGTTCGCATTGAAAATCTTTTGAAGGACATCAAGGATGCCACTGCTTCTCGACTCGACTCTCTGAACAAGAACATCAACGAGTTCATCCGTGAATGGAAGTACGACCAGGAGAAAGAGAACGGCTTCGGTCCTAAAGAGACGCCTCCTGAAAATCCAGACATCCCGAAGCCTGAGAAGAAAGGCAGTCTGTTGAACATGGCACTCCTGTTCTTCAAGGACCTCGCTTCTCTCGCTCTTCGTGCTGTGTCTCTGGCTGCTATCGGTGCTGCAATCACTGGATCGATCATCACCGGCATCAAGGAATGGAAGATCGGCGAAGTCATCGGCGACTCGCTCGGTCTGAACAACGGTCTCGGCGGCATCCTCAACATCGTCATCGGAAACGCTCAAGAGTCCTTCATGCAGAAGCTGGCTCGTTACGGGACTTACGCTGCAGCTGGTGCAACGATCGGTATCGCTGGTGGATTGCCTGGCATGATCGTCGGCGGCATGATCGGTCTCGCGACTGGAGTGATTCTCGACTGGGTGTCTGACTGGATCGGCAAGGACAAGATCTACGCATTCGCTGACAAGTTGACAGACAGCCTGTTCTCAGGTCTCGATTTCATTCTCGGTACGGACGTCAAGCGTCTCGAAGGCAGGATCAAGGATCTCGCTACCGGCAAAGGCAACATCGAAGAGATGATTGTCGGAAAGCAGAAAGAGATCCGAGACATCGAAGCGAAGATAGCTCAGGCTCGCATGGACGGCAAGACGACTGAGGTCTTGAAGCTGACAAATCTTCTCGAAAGCACGAAGAAGGATCTCGTCGATCTCCAAAAGACGTCCGACTCCTACGACGAACGCATCAAGGACATGCAGAGTCAGATCAAGCACCAGCAAAAGAATCTCCTCGACAAGGCTGCTGACTATTCCGGTGTCGTCCTCGACTACATCTATTCGATGCCGCTTCGAGCTATCGACTCTGTCCTCGCTCTGTTCACTGGAGATCGGATCGACAACATCTGGACAGCAGACGCAGACTCCGCTTACACTGACAGCATCTCTGTGAAGATGTCGAAAGCCGTTGGAAAATTCGTAGACGATCTCGTCGATAACACTGTCGACGCAGTTGTCACGTTCTTCACTGAAACACTTCCGAAGGCCTTTGACGACATCGGAGATCTAGTCAGCAAGAAGTTTTCAGACGTGATCGCTAAGCTCACGGAACTGGCTTCGACTGTAGTCGATGAGATCTCGTACCGCGACTTCCTTCCTGAGACACTCGGAGGTAGCGAGAAAGGTCTGTTCGACCGTGTTCAGGAAAAGATCAAGGAGAACGAGAAGAAGCTGACTGAGAACGATGACGTCCGAAACAAGATGTCTGACTCTATCGTCGACAACTCCTCGAAGATCACGAACAATAACAACACGACGAACAACTCAGTCAATGCTCCTGTTCTCAACCAGCAGAACGTCGTCAATCGCAACGTGACTCGTGTTCCGAACTACACGAAGAACCTCGACAACACTGCTCGCATGCTCGAGACTGACACACGCGGCGTTCCGATTGGACCTTGACGATACCCTTGCAGGCTGGCTTATGTCAGCCTGCAAGAGCTCCAGAGGTGTGGCGACCCAGTTGGAATTTATTCGAACGGAGTGTCGTCGATGTTGAAGTCGAGATCGAAGTCCATTCCATCGCCAGCAGGAAGGATCTTGTCTTCCTTGGGCTTGGCATCTTCTTTCGGCTTCTCGGACTTGGTCTCTTCCTTCGGCTTGCCTTCTTCGGCAAACTTATCGGGAGCATCTTCCTTCTCGACACGATTTGACGTGCGACCAGAGTTCGAAGAGCTTCCGGCGATTGCTTCAGGATGTTCTTCGATCCAGTCAGCGAGTGCAGCGCGAACGTACTTGTCGTTCTTGCCGACGACCTCGATGAGCATCTTGCAGAGTTCATCGTAGGACTTGTACTTCGTCGGATCGATGTACCGATAGAGAGACTTTGCCTTCTTCCAGGTTTCTTCCATCTTCGCTTCATCGCCGTCGAAGAGAGCAGAAGAAGACGGAGCCCAGTGCGACTTCTCGTAGGAGTTCTGGCCTTCCTTGTCAGTGACTCGGATGATCAGATCACGACCACCGCCGGCACCGAAGATGTCGAACGGATTGAAGCTGTCAGCGACTTCCTTGGTGAACTTGTCCGGAGTCGGATTGAGAGCTTCTTCGATCATCTTCTTGATGAACGAAGGCGGACGGTATTCTCCGGTCCAGCCATTGTTCTCAGGCTTGATCTTGTCTTCGAGGACGATCAGGTTGACCACGGTGTTACGCTTCTGCTTGCGAGCAGAGTACGTATCCTTGGCTTCCTTCGAACCGTCTTCCCACAGCTTGGCGAGATACTGTTGGCAAGGATCGTTTTGGCCGATGTTCTTGAGATGATATGCGTTGTAAGTCTTGGTCCCGTTCGTGAACTTGAACTTGGAGTAGTGGACCATCGGAGAGTCTTCATTCTCCGGTGCAGGAAGAAGACGGACACGAATGTATCCGTTGCGAGTTGCGTCGATGCCGAGCTGAAGATAATCTCCGCCACCACCGCCACCTTGATTTTCAGTTACTCGCTGGCGAATAGAATCGATATCTTTCGCTGCCTTCTTAAGATCCGAAAAGCCCATTGTAGATTTCCTTCATGCCGAGATTTACAGATCTGCGTCCTACATTGAACTGTGATCTTTACTCGATGTGTTATTTTACCAAAAATACGAAGTCATAAGAAACTTCGAAAGCGAAACGAATGTACGGATTTGTCTATCTCACCACCAATACGATCAACGGAATGAAATACGTCGGTCGACATAAAGGTAATCCAGACAAAGATCAGAAGTACCTAGGTTCCGGAAAGCTTTTCACGAGAGCAGTTCGTAAGTACGGCAGAGATGTGTTCGAAAGAGAAACTCTGCAAATTTGTGAAACGAAAGAAAAGCTTTTCGAAGCCGAGGAATTTTGGATCCGAAAGTTGGATGCAGTAGCTTCTTCAAATTTCTATAATGTGACTCCGTATTCGATAGGCGGATGTGAGCCAGGAAGAACTCTTTCCGAGAAGACCAGAGCCAAAATGAGAAAGCCTCATGGGCCAATGCCGGAAGAACGGAAAGAGAGAATTAGCATTTCTTCGATGGGAAGAAGACATTCACCGGAGACTCGTGCGAAAATTAGTGCTGGCAACAAAGGAAACACCAAAGGAAAATTAGGAAGAGTCGACTCTCCAGAAACAATCGCCAAGAGAGTCGAGACTCGGATGAAGAACAAAGAGGCTAAGCTAGCTCTCTTGAATGTTTGATTTCACATTTCTTCCCAGATCATACGATCTTTCTTGTCGTATGGCTTGTCGTCTGACACCTTGTGTTCCTTGAGCTTCACGAATGCAGCATCTCCGATCACTGTGAATGAGACATCCGGACCGATCTCGCATTTCTGTTTGAAGCCGCGGAATGTCACTTCCGTTGATGTCGTCATGTCGAATGAGGAGAGGAGGAAGGTGTTCTGGTCACGGGACGGGAATTTCGGTGTGTACTTCTTCGCGAAGTAGTCAATATGACCTTGTTGTTCTTCAGTAAAGATACGCTTGCGCTTGGGAGTGTCGCCGGATCTCTTGGTCAGTTCGATCTGTTCTTCGAAAACCTTGATGCGATTTCCGATGTCGATTGTCTGCTTGTTCAGTTCTTTGATGGCGATGATTGCCAGTTCGTTCTTTCCGATTTCGGTGAGGAGTTTCGTGTGACTGAAATCTCGGAAGAATGACTCTTGGTCAGAGTCGAAGGTCTTCGATTTGAGGTTGAATTCAACACCTTTGAGTTTGCGTCGAACATGCTTGAGGAATTCATCTCGGATGAGGAAGAAATCGGAAAGCTGCATAGTTCTTCTCCAGTTATCTACAATTTTAGTCTTGTATCACTTCTCGCCTGATTCTAGAACTTCAATGAAAAGAAGTTTGGCGACGAAAATTTCCAGTTCTTGCGATGTTGAAAGCATTGATCGAGCGGACTTCGTCGTACTTCAGATCGAGTACCACCACCAGCATCTCTTTGGAACGCTTCTGGACATGGAGGATCTTGATGTCACCGAAGTAGCTGTGGTTCGATTTCCAGATCTGGTCCTTTGCGATACCGTAAGGACGCGGATCGGAGTAATCGACGATGGTGTTCATGTCATCGGTTTTCATAAAATCTTCTTTCTGTTGGTGAGATGATTCTCGGTTGATGAATTGGATGTATCAATGTAGAACTTTCTTGTGAATACGTAAAATGCAATCTAGGAGAATGAAATGAATACGTTTCACGATGACACAGAAGACGGGCAGTGAACGGTGGTCTGCTCGGATTGATAATCTATTATTGGATCTAGGTGTGATCACCAGAAACTTTCTGTGTCAATTTGGCCGAGAAACTGCTTTGTTGAAACGTTCTCACTTTGACTGTTTACATCGAGACTTGACTGAACTACATTCACCTTAAGCCTGGTGGCCTACACCGGGTGTGATTCTAAACACGTTCCGAGCTGATCGTCGAGTGTGTGAGGAAGAAATCAATAGCAAGTCGTTCATCCCAATCGGTAGGAAGAGAGTGTTGGAGTACGTGGGTGCGCGTGCGCCTGGGTGTGTACGCATGTACGTACGTGCGCATGTGTATGCATGAACGAAACTGGCACACATGCACGCATAATCAGTTTCTTTCTTCCTTGCAAGAATGTTATTCTGAAATCAACACTCACCGGAGATCCAATGACAGACGAATACCTCGACTTGCTAAAAGACTTTGAAAAATCCATTGTTGAGCACTGGACAGATCTGAACGAGAGATCGATCGAGCCGATTGACTTCGTCGATGCTCTGACTGATTTCTTCTCACGATATCCGAATGTCGATCCTGAAGACGTCAAGTTCTCGGATGCATTCGTTAATCGATTGAAGATTGACGCAGACAAGAGAAGGCTTCTGGTCAAGTCGAACAAGGACAAGAAGTCAGACGAGATCTCTCTCAACTCAAACGAATTGGAAATCTGAGTAAGGATGAGTCAAGACAGGTCCAAGATAGCCTATCGCTCGTGGATGGGCTTCCGTCTGATGTTTCAAGGCACAGATCTAGGACTGGATGATAGCTTAGTACCTATCGTTAAGGTTCCTGAAATCAATTCGAGACAGAGACACGCGGTCGTCTACAACATGAGTCGCGTTCTCAGAAATTCTCACCAGGACACGTTCCCTCTGTTCTTCGCCGCTGTTGGTCTGAGAAATAGAGGTGAGATCCCGTATCCTCTGTCAGAGCTCTCGGAGAAGACTGTCGATTTGATGCATCGATGCCTTCGAGAGATGTTCGACGTTCTCAGTCAGCTAGAGGATGAGTGCAGAGTCCTGTGGCGACAAACTCTCAGCTATGACGAGCTGTTCGATCTGACTGTAAGCGGTGACGTGAGTGTTCCTGCTGCTGCATGCTACGCCAAGAAGTTCCAGCTCGAGAAGCTCGACATTGGCAACGACAGAAGCCTGCTGAAAGAGCAGACCATGAGAGTGTACGAAATCGCTCTCAAGCTCGAGAAGAACTGGAACTTCTTCAAGCTGTATCGTCTTCTCGTGAAGAACAGCCTCCACAACTTCGACATCTAGTTTCCAAAATCTTCGGCTACTAAAATACTTCGATATGAATCGGAGAGGTAGAGTCGATGGCACCTAAACAAGTCATTCTTGAACGGTTCGCCGAAGAGATGGGAACGAAAATGACAATGAGCAAGTTTGGTAGCAAGCTGAAGATTCCTACGAATTTTCTACAGCTCGGCAACTACGTAAAGAAGCAAGAGGCGCCAGGAAAGCCACCGGCCGATCCGACTCGGTACATGTTCTTCGCGACTCGAGTTCGAATGAACTCTGGCTACATCTGGCCTGCTATCGCGAACAAGAACTACATGGCTTCCAAGCTGAAGTTTGGCACGCCTGATTACGACGTCGAAGACCCATTGATCCACTTCTCTGGATGGTCGATGACTGAAGGCGGCAACGCTCCTCAAGAGACTCAGCTTCCTGGAAACGACACGGTCATCGACGCTATCGAACTCTACGACAGTCTCGGTGTGAAGTACGTCCTCACGAACGCTTCCAATCCTGGATTGACAATTCCTTCGGCTGGTGCTGGCGGTTGGTTCCGAAGCTTGACTCCTCTGAAGCTCAAGAAGAATACGAACTTCACAGTCATCACGAAGTGGCACATCAACGCTGGTCAGAACTACGTCGGTGCTTATCGAATTCAGAAGCAACGCGGCGAGAAATTCTGGGGTGCAGCTGATGCGAACGCTCTACAGACCCTCATCGACGCTGACGCACCTGTGACGACTGAATTCGACGCCTTCTACGCTGTTTCTCCTGGTGCTCAGAATGCTTCGCAGATGCAGTGCTACGGTCCTGACATGATGGTCGCCAAAGGTGACTGGGATGGACGTGATGTCGCTCTCATTCTCACTGACAGCCTGGGTTATGGACGTCAAGAAGTTTCCTCTACAGCTGATGCCCGTGGTAACATGGGTCCGGTCGCTCGTGCACTCGACGACAAGGCCACTGGACGTGTAGCTCATCACATCTTCGGTTGCCCTGGTGCCAAGAATCAGAACGAGTGTGCCACGAGTGCTCTGAAGCGCTGGGATCTCTTGGACGAAGTCAAGAACACGTTCAACGGCGGTACGAAGTATCCGTTCACTCTCGTCGGCAATCAAATGGGCACGAACGATGCTGGTGCAGACACTGCAACATGGCTCAGCCGAATCACCGCCTTGATGACTCGTGTGAGAACTCGTATCGGTGCGTCCATTCCGTTCTGGCAGTTCACCATTCCTCCTCGGAATTCGACGACTGCTTCGTACTCGACTTCTGCAGCTATCTCTGTTCTGACTCCTGGAACGTGGTCTACTCTCAGGAACGATCTCAACGACAGAATCAGAAACAAGACCGGATTCGCTCACGACGGCTTCTTGGAACTCGATCGCGCATGGACCAACTATCCAACTGAACAGGACAAGTTCGCTTCTATCATTCAGATCTACGGAGCAACTCCGCAGTACCTGACGAACTACATCGTCGGCGGTGGCACATCATCTGGTATCTTCGCCAAAGGAACTCTCGACTTCGTTCCGGTCATCGGCGAAACGTACATCTTCGAATACCAGCCGAATACGTACGGAGGTCGAGTCGTTTCGTCTATCGATTCATACAATCCAGACGGAACTCCGAATGTCACGTTCAACTCCGAGTCGACAACCGTGTTCCAGAATAATGCCAAGGTGTATCCTGGCATCAGTCCTGACGGCATCCACTGCTACGGTTCGTACTACAAGAATTGGGTCGCTCCACGCTTCCTTCCAGAAAAGTTGAAGCTCCACTTCTGATAGGCAAACGATAATCGACGAGAGACCTCTCTATGACAAAACGCCAGACTCTGATCGAAAGATACGAAGCCAACAGAGGCTTCAAAATGACTCTAAAGGAGATGAGTATCATTCTTGGTATTCCTCTCAACTTTCTGAGGCTCGGCAAGAAGATCAAAGAGAGTGATCCGATCATCTATGATCCGCACATTCTTTTGTCGAACTCGTCTATCACGGAGACTGCAGAAGACGGAACTGTTATCGGCAACCTCTTCGTGACTGGAGGTTTCGGAAACTACAACTTCTCTATCGTCTCGGATCCAGACAGTAAGTTCATCCTCTCAGGCTCGAGTCTGATGAAGAACGGACTGATGGATTTCGAGACGAAGACGACACACGCAGTCACGATCAGAGCTAACAACGGTGACGGTAGCATTGTCGATCAGGCATTCACTATCACAGTTCTCAATTCTCTTGAAGGCAATCTCGGACCTACGAATGCCACGTTCGTTGAGTTCAAAGCCACTGGAACTCTAGTCGCTGCAGTAACTGGACTCGACACAGGAGCAAGCGAGACTCTCGTAAGTATGGAGCCGGACGACGGTAGTCTTGCGATCTCAGGCAATTCGATCGTTAAAGGAAGCTTCGATTCTCCTCCTGGAGTTTACGATCTTGTCATTCAGACATCGACTGGTCGTCAACTAGTCATGCGCATTACTGTTATTGCTCAGCAGATGACTCTGTCGAACGATGTTATTCCTGAGAATCTTCCGATCGGATTCGAAGTCGGCACTCTGAACATTCAGAACGGTAACGGAAACTACGCATACACGGTTATGTCCGATCCAGACAACAAGTTCGTAACCGACGAAAATAAACTGATACTTAGTTCTTCAGTTGATTTTGAAACTAAGACTTCACACAACGTAACAATTCAAGCTGATAACGGAATCGACGATCCGATTTCTGTCGGTTTTTCGATTACCGTCACGAACGTTCTCGAAGGAACATTGGCTCCCACAATGGCTACATTCGATGTATCTGACGTCCCAGGAACAGGGATTGCGACTGTCACCGGTCTCGATGCCGGTGCTCAAGAAGTGATCGTTGACATCACTCCTGACGACGGTCGTCTCGTTCTCACGAACGGTAACCTCGTCATCAAAGGCGAAACTGCTTCTAATCCAGGTGTGATCAACGCAACAGTCACGACATCAGCTGGACGAACACTCGACATTGCAATTGTCGTGACACAAGAAACGGTGGAAGAAGGTTCTGTCCTCCTTCTTAGCGACGGATCGACATTCGGTCTTTCCGGCGATCAAGTAGAATTCGATCTCGGTATTAACTACGGAGCGGATCTGACAATTCGCGACATCCCAATCGCGACAACGCCCTCACCCAACGCTCTGATTCTCATCAGAACGCCGAGTGGATCAAGAAAGATCACTCTCAGTGAACTACTAGGAACTTTGGAGAACTAAATGGCACGCAAAACAATCGATGAACTTCCAGTTGCGACTCCTGAAGCCGTAGCTACCGGAAGTCTGATCATCGCTGATGAGAACGGCCTAGAGTATCGAGCAACGACTGCTATTATCGGCGGCGTTCATCTGTACTTCACTGCCGAAGACGACCAGACTCCGTGGATCTTTGGACGACTCACGAGTCCTGGCCGTACTGTCGAAGAAATCACTGTGACCTTCGTCGCTGTTCCTCGTGGAGGCGGTACGACTCTCACGAAGACTACAAAGACAGACTCACTCGGCAACTTCACATACAACTTCACAACTCTTGTTCGTGGTGTCACATACGACATCACAGCGAGTGTTGCTCCGTATCTCGCGGAAGTGACTGTCAAGTATGTCGCTCCACTGTCTGCACCTATCGACACACCAGTTGCAACTTCGACCGGTAAGGTCGGCGACACAATCACCGTTTCAGCTCCGAATTTCGACGGAAGCCCGACATCGTTCAAATATCGGTATCTCCGCGGTCCGAACTACATCATCCCCGGAGCAAACGAATCAGTCTATACTCTCACTCCTGACGACGACGCGGACGTCATCACGGCTCAAGTCCAGGCAGTCAACGCAGGAGGCGAGAGCATCTGGTATAGCGCAAATCCGATCGGTCCTGTCTCGAACAAAACGTCTGTGGCGATCTCGGATCCGGTCATCATAGGAGACAACACTCTCGGCGGACGTCTGGTTCTCACGTCTCCAGGAACTGCAACAGAGAATGCTATTGTCAAGTCTGACGAATGGCAACTTGACGGAGTCAAGATCCCGTCGACGAAAGCTCCTTTGAAGCGATATCTCGCTGGTGCTGCGAATGGATCAGCTTCAGCATCGTATCCTTCAGGCAACAACCACTTCGGCGTAGCTCTTATAAGCACGATGTACACAGGATCGAACACTTACAGTTATTCGATTGCCGCGAATGCTACAGAAAACGATTACATCGCTTTGAACGTAGGAGCTTCGGGCGGAAACGAAGGACCGCAACTCTACGATCTTTACATGAGACATTTGAATACGAACGCTGCTATTCGTATCAAGATGTATGCAGCTAAATATCGCGGTGGTGTTCTACAAGGCGAAGAAATCCAGATGGCGAAAGTCGGAGCCGCAGCTGGACAAGAGTATTCGGCTCTTGCAGTCACTACGAATTCTGTGTCTAGATGGACGCTGACTGCTGATTTCGGCGAATGGGTCTCTGGTGATTATCTCGTCTTCCGTCAGCAATCTACGAACGTCTCGTCAGCTGGTTCAAACAACTACCAGTGGGATGCACGATCTGGCGCTTCGTATCTGATGGCTCCGATCGGCTCCGTCCAAGACATTCAGAAGACTCTGAAGACGTTCACGAGTAAAGCAGACATGGGTACAAAGGCAGCTCGGCTCAAGCAGACTCTATCGAACGGAAACAACGATGTAGTGTTGTATTCGAATGAGATCGTCTACGAAGCTGCTGTAACTCAGACTGAGGTTCCTGAAAATCTTACTCTTCCGACTATCGTCACAAATTCGGACAGAGCTAACACTACGTGGCAAGCTGATCTCGGTGCATGGAGCAATCAGCCAACAGCATACAATGTTCAGTGGACCGACAACGGTGTCGACATCGCTGGTGCTACACTGATGAACTACAAGTCAACGACTGCTCAAGAAGGACACGACATCACGTTCTACGTGATCGCCCAAAACGCAATCGGTAATTCTGAGCCAGCGATTGCTGTAGCTCATACTGTTCAAGCAGCTGCAACGTACTACAACATCGCTACTGGTAACGATCTCAACGATGGTTCGACTGAAGCACTTGCGAAACAGTCTCTTGCAAGTACTGAATCTATTCCATCTGGATCGACAGCAATTCTCGCTGGTGACTTCGGCACTCGGTTAAAACTAGGTAACAGCAGAAACTACGAAGGTCTTGGTGCTGGACTCACGTCTATCGGTTCGTTGACGACTCAATACGCGATCGATCATTACACCGACGACGGCTCGCTCGGTCGATCCAACGTCAAGATTTCGAAGATGACGATCAACTCGGCGGACCGTGCTATCTTGGCTCGCCAAGGAGCAAACTGGGTTCTCGAAGACATCGTTATCGACAGCGCCGGCTTCGGAGCTGGTGTCATTGCCGAAAACGCTTCTGGCATCATGTTCTACAAGAATAACGGCATCACGATGCGTCGATGCTCGCTTCTGAACATCAAGTCTGACGGCCTCTATCTCGACACGATCGACAGAGCCATTGTCGAAGACTGCCTCTTTTTGCCAGTCAACACTGCAGAAGGCGACACGATTCAGACTCGCGCTGACAGAACTTCGAGCAGTGGTGCACCAGGTCCTCACCAAAAGGGCTTCATCATGAGCGGCACCTTCCTCGACATGCATTCGAAGAAGACTGGATCTGGTAAAGGCTGCTTGGTCACCAACATGGCCGATTACGTCTACTGCCATGACAACCAACTCGACGGCAATAACTTCGTTCACGGTACTGACGAAGGTGACTGCCAGGTCTACTGCCGCAACACCAACCGCTACGCTCGAATGAACAGCTACTCATTCGGCTACGGCATCGGTGGCTACGACAACCAGCCTGCTTCGTACAATCACCAGCTCTACGACAACTCGTGGTACGACATCAACCGTGCTCTGACCTTCACCGGTATCTCGGTGACTGGCTACTCTGGTACGAAATCCGGTCGTGTCGATATCGTGGCTCACGACGAAACCATCGTCAAGTGCGCGTCCGGTATCCGTATTGACCGTCCGACATCTGGTATCTTCAGAGGCTTCGTCTTTCATAACGTGACGAGACCTGTTGATCGAGTGCTTACGACTCTGCCTCCTGGCGGTGAGGTTCAGGCATTCATCTCTGACAGTCACTACACGTACAATGGATCGATCCTCGTACCTCCGACTGTAACGACTCATGCTGTTATCACTGGTGATCGAACCGTCGGTTCTGAACTGACTGGTCCGAACAGCGTCTTCGATACGACAGCGGTGCTGACTGCATTTCCAGGTGCTGTGATCACTCGTTCGTATCAGTGGCGTCGACACAAGCCTCAAGTCCAGTGGGCTGGATGGTCTCAGCATCTCGGCTGGAAGTGCGAATGGATCGCTGGTGCAACGTCTGCGAGCTACACGATCACAGATGACGATCAAGGTTGCCTCATCAGTCGTGTCGATCGTATTCATCTGTCGTTCACTGAAGCGAGTGTCGCGAAGGTTGTCACGGCTCTCTCGTATGACGCATCCTACGCAACTTCGACTCCGATCCCTCGCAGTGGTGATCTTGCTGTTCCGCTTCCGGTCATTCCGTCGTCTGGAACAGTCTCGTTCGCTGCAGCAGAAGGTGCAGTGGCTCTCAATCTTCCTGCTCTCATCACAGGCGAGACTCGGACACTGCTCAATCCTTCGAGAGCTCATGAAGTCTACACCGGCAACTTGCTGACTGTCGACTCCAACGGAGACATCTTGAAAGGAGCTGGCACGTTCACTCTCGGACAGACGTTCGGTATGAAGCTGCGCCAGAAACGAGGCATCGATACTGTCGATAGCACGATCTCCTTCACGGTCGTAGCGTAACCTAAACTGCGGCATCTTTCAATCGAAGGATGCCGCTTTTAAATAGCAAAACCTTCATAGGAGGAATTCGAAATGGCACTAACTGGTATCCACGTAGTCTCCGGCTACGCTGGCCTCAAAGGTTACAACAACTCCACTCAGCAGCTTCTCGCGAACGCTGAATGGTCTGAAAATCTCACCGCTGCTGGCACGAGCACAAAGAAGGCTGGCAGTGGATTGGCACCGACTTCGTACGGCAAGCCTGTCTTCCGCTTCTTCGCTGCCGCTGACTCCTGGGTCGTCGTGGCCAAGCCTGGTGTGATCAACATCAACACTGGAGCACGGCACTTCGTCAAGGCACTGGAGCACTACGATATCGGCGTTGAACCCGGCGACACTTACGCCTGGATCGCTGTTCCGTAAAGATCGAATTTGGGATGAGACATCTCTGTCTCGACTATTAAATCACGTAGAAGGATCTGAGATGTCTCGTCTCCAAACAAGGCCTAAAATCGGACTCAAATTCAATCTGTCGAAACTTGGCACGAAAGCCGTGTACAGTGGTGCTATCATCGCTCTTTCGAATTCCTCCGTCGCTGAAAGTGCGTTAGTCGGTGCAACAATCGGAAGTCTCTCTGTCTACGGAGGCAGAGGGACGTACGTCTTTACAATAAGCGAGGATCTCGACGACAAGTTCGTCATCTCTGGTTCGTCACTGAACCTCGAGAACACTGTCGACTTCGAGACCAAGACTTCGCATTCTGTAACTATCAGAGCTTCCAACGGTGTCGACCATTTCGTCGAACGGAACTTCGTGATCGCAGTAACGGATGTAGTCGAATAGGAATGATGCATGCAGAGGTTCGAGAAACTTGACACAATCCAGGACGCTCTCAATCCTCGATTCCAAAAGACCACTGACAAGATCGACCTGAATTACCGGTTCGATCCTGCTGACATTCCTGACATCGTCGATCCAACTCAGTACGGCGCGAGAAACTACTACAAGAACAACAAGCTCATCAAGCGTTCTGGCACTCCTGTCCAGTTCACGCCTGCTATGCAGGAAGAACTCAAGCGTTGTGCACTCGATATCCTGTACTTTGCTGAAAAGTACTTCTTCGTCAGAACTCTTGACTACGGCAAGATCAAGATCCCTCTTCGAGACTACCAGAAATTCTGGCTTCGAGTCTCCGAAGAAGAGGACATTCGTCAGCGCATCTGGCTGGCCTGTCGTCAGTCGGGTAAGTCGTCAACCCTGACCATCGAGATCCTTCATAAGGTTCTCTTCAATGACGACTATCAGATCGCCATTCTCGCTAACAAGGGCGGCACCGCTCGAGAGATCTTCTCTCGCGTCCGTCTTGCATACGAGATGCTTCCGTTCTGGCTTCAGGTCGGTGTTGTCGAATGGAACAAGGGTTCGATGGAACTCGAAAACGGTTCGAAGGTCTTCGCTGCCTCGACTTCGTCTGACTCCATCCGTGGCTTCACTCTGAACGAAATCATCCTCGACGAAATGTGCTTCGTCAAGAACGACGAAGAGTTCATGACCTCGACCTATCCGGTCATTGCATCTGGTAAGAAGTCGCGTATCACGATGATCTCGACTCCGAACGGTCCTCGTGGCGAATTCCACAAGAACTGGCAGCGTGCAGTCAAGGGCAAGAACAGCTACTACAGCTTCAAGGTTCCGTGGCACTTCGTTCCTGGTCGCGATGCTGAATGGAAGCAGAATACGATCGAGAACACCTCTTACACTCAGTTCCGTCAGGAACAGGACGTCGAGTTCGTTGGTCATGGTGACGGCTTCCTCAATGCTGAGACTCTCGAGATGCTTGCTCGTGAGATCCGTGAACCGCTTCGTCTCAACGATCCAGAGCTCTCCGAACAGGGCTTCGAGATCTTCGAACTCCCGCAGGAAGGTCACTCCTACATCGCCTGCGTGGATAACGCTGAAGGCAAGGAACAGGACGAGTCCACGATCTCGGTCATCGACATCACCGAGAAGCCTTTCAAGCTCGTCGGTACTTTCGCAGACAATCGCATCTCTCCTCTCCTCTTCCCACACAAGATCAAGAAGATGGCTGAGATCTACAACAACGCAATGACTATCGTGGAGAACAACACGATCGGTCTGACGGTTGCTGTCGGTCTGTATCTCGACTTGGAATACGAGAACGTCTATCTCTCGAACAACAAGGACGAGACTGGTATCGGCGTTCGAACGACTCGTCCTCTGAAGCAGCTTGGTTGTGCGAACTTGCGCAGCTTGCTCGAGAAGGGTGCAATGAAGGTTCCGAGTCAGAAGGTACTCCATCAGCTGCAGAACTTCGTACCAAAGAACGGAACGTACAATGCTGCTCCTGGACACAAGGACGACTTAGTCGCCAACCTCTGGATGTTCGGATGGTACACGTCTCAAGGCCAGTTCGAAGAGTTCTTGAAGAACAAACTCGTGCAGGAACTGTACAGCAAAGAAATCGAAGAAACCGAAGCAATGAGCATCTCCGTCGATCGCGGAAATACACATCGAAGCGGAAATCACAACTCCTTCTGGTGAGCAATGGCTAATCTATTCGGCGGCATCTTCAACAGCATTTCAACAGACATCAAGAAGGCTGCGGACCTTACTCGCAATCTGACGCAGGTCCCAGTCTTCTCCGGTCTCAACATCCAGAAGTGGTTCAAGAGTTCGTCGACTCTTCAGAACCCTTTCTCGAAGTTCTCCTTCCGCTTCATCCAAGGACGAGTTCCTTTTGATCAGTTCGAGCGCAACTTCATGCCTCAGACGCCGAACATCTTTCCGTCTGCTAACATCTCCGGCTTCGATGACGCGATCTCGATCTTTGAGAACCTCTTCGATGAGCTGTCTGACGATGACGAGCAAGAGTACCAGAATATTCGATATCAGGTGCACACGGTTCTACTCGAACTCCAGCAGCTTGTCGACAACAGCCAGACGATCGACATCCTCGAAGACTATCAAGAATTCGACACGGCTCTGATCAAGGACTTCTACTTCAACTGGCTGTTGAGGACTGAGGACTTCAGTGCGTCTCTCCGTGACCAGCTGATCGATCTCGTGACTCTGATCAACTCGACGATCCAGGCTCTCGTGTTCATCAAGCTGTCTATCGATCGTAGGAACGCCACGATCCTCGGCGAGGAAGTCGCTGCTCTCCAGGAAATCGTGATCCAGATCGAGTCGCTTCTCAATCGATATCCTGACGAACTCGAGTCGCTTGTCGAACGCCTGTCTGCTTTGATCACTTACGAAAAGACCGTTCGAGTTCAGAGGTCTCGTTCTCAGCAGATCTCTCAGTTCATCAACAATCCGCTGTTTGCGTTCGTTCGAAGCGACTTCATCAAGGCTCAGCTCACCAGCATCTCTCCTCTGGCTACCTCATATGCCAACAAGGGAGACGACATCCGTGAACAGATCAATGCTGCTCAGTCGTCCGTAGGTCAGAACGCTCGACTCGCAACTCCTGATGTCGGAGGCGGCGACAAGATCCAGCAAGAGCAACAGACCGAGACGATCGATCAGAATCAGTGCGTCGGTCCTCTGTCTGAGAGCGATTGGAAGAGTCTGAGAGCATGGCTGTTCCAGCACGAGAGCTCGAACGACTATTCGAAGATCAATCGCTACGGATACTGTGGCGGCTACCAGATGGGTGGCGGATCTCTTATCGATCTTGGCTACTGTAAACCAGGCACGAAGACTTCGTCACTCGCTGTAGACACCAACTGGACAGGTCGTGACGGAATCAACTCTCGTGACACGTTCCTTGGAGATGGTGAGAAGCAGGACAGAATCGTTCTCGAGAATGCGCGTCTAAACTACAAGCGAATGCTGAAGGCTGGCACGATCACTACAGAAGACTCGAAGGCGACTGTTGCTGGTTACATTGCTGTCGCGCATCTTCTCGGATCGGGCGGATCTCGTGACTACAAGAACGGCAACAACGGATCTGATGCCAACGGCACGACTGCAGCCGAATACTTCTCTGGAGGCTCTGGTTCTGTTGGTGGCTCAACGGCTCTCACTCCTGATTCTGCTGTCTCGAACAAGAATGCAGCTGAAACTAACACTCTCCAGGACGAAGCCCAGATCTCTATTCCTGCTTCTGGCGGCGCAACAGTCTACGGCTACAATCGAGTTCGTCAGTTTGAGTCTGGTCACTTCGAAGAGTTCGACAACACTCCTGGCTCCGAGCGCGTCCAAGTTCGTCACAGGACTGGCACAGGCTACGAGTACAAGGAAGACGGCACGTCGATCTACTTCGCCAAAGGTGACAACTATCAGGCAGTCGCTGGCAACAACTACATCATGGTCGAAGGCATCTGCAACATTTACGTCAAAGGCAATGCAGGCATCGTGGCTGACGGAGACGTGAACATCAACGCGAGCAACGACATCAACATGCTCGCAGGCGGTGACTTCAATTTACGTGTCGGAGGCAAGCATAGTCTCCAAGTCGACGGTTCTTCCAACGAGAACATCAAAGGTGATTCTGCTCGACTTGTCGGCGGCTTCTCGAGAGTTTCCTCCGATGGAGACATGCAGATCGAGTCCGCCTCGTTCTCGGCTGTCGCTAAAGAAGGCAACATGAACCTTTTGTCATTCGGAGATTTCAACGTCCTTACGACCAGCAACATGAACTTCACTTCGTCTGGTGACTCATCGACTGTCGTCAAAGGCAAGACGATCACAGTTTCCTACGGAGATCAGGTTATCGTGGCTTCTGGCAAGATGACGATCAATGGATCTGATCTCGTTGTCCATGGCACCTCGTCTGCGAAGTACTCTTCTGCTGGAGATACGACAGTGGCTGGTAGCGGTCCGATCAAACTCTCGCATCCTGTCGAAAAAGCTCTGTATGCAGACACAGCTGGTCTTGCTGAACCTGGCTCGCCGTCTCCTGTCACACCATCTGGATCTGCTTCCGATGGCGGCGGTGGGCAAGCTAAGACTGACAATGAGAAGCGCCCGGAGAAGAAGAAGACCGAGAAGATCGTCGAACAGTATGCAGCTCAGACGTTCGACGATACGATGGCTTACTCAGGCGGCGGTGAAGGCAAGGAGCCTTCGAAAGTTGATCCACTCACTATAGCGTGAATGGAGTCATTTCGCTAGACAGTTTCCAGACGATTTGCGCTTCGGCGTTCACGAACATGGTAGGCTTCTGAATGGACTTCTCTTTCGAAGTCATTCCGGAACCCATCAGCGCGTAGCATTTGCCGTCTTCGTGGACGAACACTTCGTTGTCGCTGAGATTGTTTCCGAGTTTGTCTTTGAAATGATAAGGAGTGGACATCGTAGTCTCCAGGGTTTACGGGGTTGATCACAGGGTTCAATTCGTGGTTCCGATTAATAATCTATTATCGGAACCACGAAGATCCGTGGTGGTCACTTCTTGACTGGGAAGATCTCCGAGTCAATGACATCAGAGAGTGTGATGCGCGGGTCGTAATGATCGACCAAGAACGTATACATCTGGTTGATCGCAGATGATTGGAGTTCGGGAGTTGTCTCGATGATGTGGATGCGAACCACATTCTTCGTGAAGTCGACTTCGAAGTTGAACTCGTAGTCGATGAGATTTCTTGCAAGCTTTTTGACGTTGATCACATCAAATTCAAAGATACGCATGTGTAGTCTCCGTGGTTTGTTTTGTTTACAGTTTGATACTATAACAAACCAACGGAAACGTAAACAGGAAAGTTAGCGCCAGGAACAGTAATTGTCCTTAGCATTCTGACGTTCGTCGAACCAGTGGATGAACCAGAAGATTCCGATCAGTCCGATGACGAAAACGATGCCAGTGATGACTTGATCAGACATCATCTTTTCCTTTCAGCTTGAGATAGGCTTCGATCAGCTCTTCTCGATTGTGGAAGCCTGTCCGTCTCTCGATCAGAGAGTCCTCCATGTCGGGAGTATGCGGATCGCCTCCGAAGATGGTGATCTCAGCGAACTGTTCGACTCCGACGAGGTTCATCCGGAAGACATGCTTCACAGACATGACGCCAGTTCCGTCCGGAATGTACACACCCATCTCTCCAGGCATCTTTGCCAGTTCTTTTCGCAGTTCTTTTACAAGCATGACTTCTCCTTAGTCGTTGAATACGACGAGCTTCCAACCTTCGAGTTTCGTCTCTTTGTATGGGACGAAAGTCCAGGATTGGATCTCTCCTTCTCCGTCGCGTTTGATCTCGGTTTCGACGAAGAGAACCTTCTCTCCGGTCTTCTGGGAAGTTCCGATGAAGCCTCTCTGGAGTTCTCCATACAACCAGATGCGACGATGTAGGTTGAGATCTTGATGCCAGTTGAGGTCTGAGATTTCGCACGATATCGTCTTCGTCTCAGCGCTGAATGTGAAGGAGTCTTTGCTCATCGTGACTGTGCAAAGTTCGAGGCTTCCGTGGATACGTCTGGAGGCTCGGAGGTCTTTCGTGTACTGTCCCATCGTTATGCCTCCAGGTTAGGGTCGAGTACGTTGGTGTGTTCTACCCACTGGTTGCCTACCCAGTCGCCGTCGTTTTTGTTTCTGGCGACGAAGTTCTTCGCTTCACGGATCGCATCGTTCTTAGAGTAACCGCGGCTATCTCCAAGGATGGTTCTGTCGAATGTGAGGCGGAATACACCAGGTGAGGTTTCTTGATTCCAACTACTACCTGTTTCATTTCTGTAGTCTCCGTGGTTTGTTTATGATGTGATACTAAAACAAAACCACGGAAACGTAAACAGGAAAGTTTAGGAAGCGATCGCCATGAGAGCGAACACAGAGAACTTGATCAGCTGATCGTGGAAGATCAGTGCGACGAACACCGCCTTCGTTGCGACATGGATGAATTGATCAGTCCTGTAGCCGATCCAGTTCTCACATTTCAGCCAGTCAGTTGCGAAGTGCACGACGAATTCGATCATCGCGAATATGACGCTTCCTGTGAGCATCAGGACGAAACCAGCATGAATGCCGCAGTGAGCAGTCATCCCGTAGGTCCATGGAATGTCAGCGATATCGTCATCAATTCCACGTTTCCGATTCGGGTTCTTCACGCGACACAGGAACTGTTGCATCGGATAGTCTGCGACGTAGTGCGCAAACAGCAGGAGAAAGAAGAGAGCGAGAGGGTTCGTGAATATCATGAGAAGTACTTCATGCCTTTCTGATCTAATCCGTAGATCTTTGCTGCTCGGTTTCGCTGCTCGATGAGTGCGTAGCGTTCGTCGAAACTGAGCTCGTTGACTTTATCCGCGAATTTTCCACGGATCATTTTGTCGATAGCGTCGATGACTTCTTCCTTAGCCCACCGACGGAGTTCGAGTCCTTCCATTAGTTCCATTCCTCGTCTTGATCTGTTTCGAGAATTTTCAGGTGTTTGTCGCAGAAATCTTTGTAGACTCTTTCCCTCCGACCAGAGTCGATGCTGATCCTGTAGAAGTACTCTGTCTTTGCGCCGCAGAGCTTGTAGTTGTTCGTGGCTGTCGCGGGTTCGAGAACGTAGCAGCAGGTCTTCATCGTTTATTGATCTCGTTCGAACGATTGAAGACGTACTCGTGATCTTCGACGTACTTCTTCATATCGTCAGTTGTCTTGACCTCGGCTTCGTCCGAGACCCAGTAAGTGTCGCTGTAGGAACTCGTCCTCGCTGCGTTCATCTTCTTGCAGAACTCTTCTGCTTCAACGGAGGTACAATTGAATGCACCGAAGAAAGAGTCGCTTTCAGAGTCGCCGTTCCAAGTCGTTGCCATGATGATCTGCATCACACTCTCCGTGTTTTCGTTATGAATTAACGTATCTCATCTCCATTGGATTGTAAACTGTATTGTTTTAGTTTCGTAAAATAATCCATGTTTTACGTAGAAATCGAAGCGCTGAACGAAACCTTCATCAGAGTCAATAGCAACAACGATGCTATCTACGACACGCTGTACGAGAACTTCTCCTTTGATGTTCCTGGCGCACGGTTCATGCCTGCCTTCAAGGATGGGAGCTGGGACGGCAAGATCCACCTCTTCCACTTCCGTGACCGAACACTCTACAAGGGTCTTGGCAAGGAACTCGTAAAGATCCTCAGGAACGATGACTACGGCGAAGTTCGCTTCAAAGGGTTCGAGAGGAAGGAAGACATCAGCGATGACTTCGAGGCTGTCTATCAGGAGATCTACGATCAGATCCAAGAAACGAAGGATCCTTTCGATCCATACGACTTCCAGGTAGAGTCCGTCAAGCAGGTCTGCCAGAACAAGCGCAATCTTGTCATCTCTCCGACCTCGTCCGGTAAGTCGTTCATGATCTACCTGTGGTACGAGTTCGTTCGTCGACAGCTCAGCAGTGACGAGAAGGTCCTGATCATCGTTCCGTCGATCACTCTCGTCGACCAGCTCTTCGAGGACTTCAAGTCGTATGGCTACACAGGTGACGCGCATCTGATCGTAGGCGGTGTAGAAAAGGACGGCAAGTCTAAGCTCTACATCTCCACGTGGCAGTCTCTCCAGAAGCAGCAGGCCAAGTGGTTCAGGAAATTCGCTGCCGTTGCAGTCGACGAAGTGCACGGTGCTGCAGCTGCGTCTCTCAAAGGATCGGTCGAGAAGTGCACCAACTCCAGATATCGAGCTGGCTTCACTGGTACGATCGGTGAGTCCGAGACGAACGAGCTGATGCTACGTGGTCTGTTCGGTGACATCATCGTCGCTACGACGTATGCGGAGATGCGAGACAGAGGCATCATTCCTGATGTCGAGATCGAGCTCGTTCGTGTTGAGTACGGATCCGAGTTCAAGGATGTCGTCAAGGCTGTCCATGGAGAATTCATGGAAGAGCTCGGATTCATCCAGTCAGAGAAACAGCGTGACCAAGTTCTTCTCAATATCATGCGAGAGAACACTGGCAAGAATGGCATCTTCCTGTTCCGTGAGATCAAGCATCTCAAGCGTATCGAAGAGTTGTTCAAGAAGAACACGAACCAGGTCATCGCAGTCATCAATGGCGCAGTCGACAGAAATACTAGAGCAGAGATTAGACGCTCGATCGATGTGAACGCTGCACAAGGCATTCGTGGTTGCATCATCCTCGCTACCTACGGAACGATGTCAACTGGCGTGTCGATCAAGAACCTAGACTACGGTGTCTTCGCTGCTCCAATGAGATCCAAGATCAAGGTGCTACAGTCCCTTGGTCGACTTCTTCGAAAGTCATCGACGAAGCTTTATGCGAAACTGTATGATGTATGGGATGATTTCGGTAAACATGTCAAAGAAGACAACTTCGGCAAAAAGCACGCCACATCGCGTCTCAGATTTTACCAAGAAGCAGGATTCAGAATTGTCGAGCGAGCAATCACAGTTGGCAGTTCTGAACGAAAACAAGGGATCGATTGTTAAACTCACGATGTCATCTCAGAACTCGTACATCGGAGTCGTCGACTACTTCGATGAGAAAGAAGAGTGTCTGTACATGAAGCGTGTCGGTCTGATCAAGTCCAACATCGAGTGGTTTCCTGACGCCTCCTTCTCTGAGGAAATGATCAGGTCTGTCGATCTCCCGTCTCCAGCAGAAATGGTCAAATACCTTAACAATGACCGAGATCTAATCCAGAACGAGAGTGTCCACTGATGGCCGACAAAGATAAAACTGGTGAGCTGACTTTCGAGTACTCCGGAAGCGGCGACATCATGGATCTTCTGAAGTCAGGTGTTCCTGAGGTCGTTCAGGACATAGAGACGAAAGCGATCGTGATCTACATCGCTCCGGACGACACCGAAGAAGTGAAAACTGCGAAAGACAACATCGAGTTCGTTGTCAACTCGGCTCGCTCTGCTGTGGAGTTCTTGCTTCAGATGGGCAAGACGACCGGCAATCCTCGCTTCTTCGAGACGGTGAACTCTCTTCTTAACACGATCAACGGTGCCAGCGGTCAGCTGATGAACATCGATCGCAAGAAGAAGAACGCCGAGGCTCCTGAGACTCCAGTCCATGGAAGTGTCACGAATATCCAGAACAACACCGTTGTCATGAGCACGAGTGACGCTCTGAAGGAAGCTCGGAAGAACATCGCGTTCGATAACGCCAAGATTATCGATGTGACAGAGGAAGCAAAATAACAAGTCATGGCCACGTTCTCTGAAACAGTATCTGATCTGACTGCAGACCTTTCTCGCAATCCTGTCACGGATGACATCATCCTGAAGAAGGACGAGGAAGCGATCAAGCAGCACGTCAACTTTCTACTGCTTCAGGATCAGTTCGCTTGCATCGGAAGACCGTACGTCTGTGCTGGTCTGAAGAAGTTCATCAACGAACCGGCCACGGACGCAACAATTGCAGAAATCAGAAACCGAGTTCGTGAAGCAATGCGTCATGAGACTCGAGTCGCGATCAACGAACTCTCTGTGACGTACGACACGACTGTGAAATACGTCACCATCAAGATGACACTTCAGTTCACAAACTCGGATCGGACCTTCGTGTACGAGAGCCGGCTACGGAGAATTCTCTAATGGCAGACGATTCTGCACTTCGATTTCGAAACCATGACTTCGGAGAGGTCCTTCGCAATCTCCGTGACTTCATGTCCAAGCAGGACAAGATCTCTGACTACGACGTGAATGCGTCCGTCATGGATAGCATCCTGTCTGCTCTCGCATACAACACGCAGAACAACTCGATCACCGGCAACGCTCTCTTCGCAGAGCAGGATATCGATGTAGCTGTCCAGCGAAAGAACATCGTGAAGAAGGCCAAGGAGCATGGATACGTTCCATACTCGATCGTCTCCTCGAAATCCGCTGTCGACATCACTGTCGTTCCGAAGGTGCTCAACGAGGCTCCGTCGTCCCTGACTATCGACAAAGGAACTCAGTTCGTTGGTGCTACCGAGAACGACTCAGCGATCTTCACTGTCGTACGAGCTGTCACTGCGAAGCTGACCGATGGAGTCTATCGGTTCTCGGCTGTCGAACTCTATCAAGGCACCTACGGTTCTGTTGACATTGTTATCGACAAGAACCTCCGTCGTCAGATCTACGAGATCAAGATCGACGACATCGACATGAACTTCCTTGAAGTCTACGTCCAGGAGACTCCTGACAGTCAGGACTTCGTCGAGTTCAAGCTCGCAAACAATTCCATCAACGTCACTGGTGCAGACCCTGTCTTCTTCCTTCAAGAGGTGAGCGAGCGACGCTACGGTCTCGAGTTCGGTGACGGCGTGATCGGCAAGTCTGTACAGGATGGCGTGATCGTCCGTGTCGTCTTCTTCAAGACTCTCGGCGAAGGCGGCAACGGAGTCAAGACCTTCACGTTCAAGGCGTCACCGGATGTCACGAACAAGATCAATCAGTACACCGTCAGTGTCGTCGCCAACACGAAATCGACTGGCGGTCTTCCTGCTGAGCCTGACGAGTCGATCCGTAGAAACGCTGTCAAGTTCTACGTGGCTCAAGGACGCGCCGTCAATCCGTCGGATTACTCTGACTTGATCCGCGACAACTTCCCGTACATCAACTCGATCTCGGTCTGGTCTGGTAGTGAAGGTCGTGGCTACTATGACCAGTTCGGTCGTACGTACATCGCTGCGAACACTGACAAGTCTCAGTTCCTTACTGGATCTCAGAAGCAGGACATCTACGATCACATTGTCGAGATCATCGGTACGTCCGGTGTCATTCCGATCCTCGTGGACGTCGACAACATTTACATCGACATCAGCACTCAGGTGTTCGTCGACGGATCTGTCACTCTGAAGAGCTCTGACATTATCAACGACGTGAAGAAGTACGCCCAGGAGTTCAACGACAAGAACCTGAATTCGTTCGAGTCGATCTTCGAATACTCTCAATTCACTGCTGGCATCGACAAGCTCAACGACTCAATCTCGAGCAACGATACGACGATCCAGATCTACAAGCGAGTCTTTCCTGACACGCGAGTCAGCACGAACTTCTCGACTTCCTTTATGAACCCTGTGAAGAACGTCGTGTCGAACAACTTCACGTACGACACCAAGACCGTCTTTATCAGATCTGTATCGAACGGCAACCTGAACATCTACGAAGTCATCGGCGGCGCTGATGTCCTCGTCAAGGAAAACGTCGGCTCGATCAACTTCAGCACAGGCGAACTCACCGTGAACGATATCGTCATCGCGCGAGTCAATCCGCAGACGAAGGACATTCGCTTCTACGCTGAACCTCTGACGAAGAACATCAGCTCTCTCAAGAACAACATCGTGACGATCTCTAACGTCGACGTGTATCCTAAACAGAAGAAGTGAATAGATGACAGCGAGAATCAATCTCACTCTCTCGAAAGACGAAACAGGATTTCACATCGATGGCAATCGGTCATTCGATTTCCAGGCAGGCGTGGAGTACGTACTTTCGTCTGATGAGAACGTCTGGGTGACTTGGAAGGACAACACGACTTCTCTCACGAAGTTCGACACTCCGACCAAGGTTCTCAATCTGAACAACCTGACCTGTGTCGACCATCATCGATACGCCGCTGATTCTCTGCTCTACTACGTCCAAGCGAAAAAGATCGTCGACCTGCAAGGCATTCCGATTGGTCTCTGGAACAAGGAGATCGAGGACGTCATTTCGGAGTACGCTCTCGAGGACGACGTTCAGAAGTACATCTCGTCGATCATCCTTCCTCAGCGCCGGTTCAACACGAACGGCACATTCGAAGAGTTGTTCAATCTCGAGCAGGAAGACTATCAGCTTCCAGAAGAAGTTATCTATCCGACCAACGACTCGGCTGAGCGTGAGTACAGCTTCGAGAGGTCTGAACGCTATCTCGCTATCGTGTCCAATGGCGAACGAGTGCCGTCCGATCTGTACCGTGCATTCTTCGTGAAGAACGGAGACTTCAATCGAGTCAAGCTGTTCGAGAATCACTCGTTTCCTCTGTACGTTCGGTCCGATCTCTGTCACAACGTCCGTGATAACGGGACGAAGACGATCACTGTTCGTGTCCGCGAAGGCGACGAGAGGAAGTTCTTCTTCAACTCATTCGACACTTCGTACAAGACCAGCTTCGTCGGTCGAGGCATCAATTCGCCTGAGAACATCGTCACGATCAGGAACCAGTTCGACGACTACATCATCTCGAACTATCCTCAGATCTACGAGTTCGTCAAGAGCTACTACGACTACGAGAACCTCGCTACGTCTCCGTCATCGTTCTTCAGGAACATGTCTGACTACTATGACGTCGACAAGATGCCTGAAGCTCTTCTGCGAGACAAAATCAAGAAGGTGTTTCCTTTCGTAGACAGCGTCCAGGTCGACAAGCGTCTGTTCGCAAAGCGAGTCATCGACTTCTTCAAGAACAAAGGCAACAAGAACTCGTTCGCCTGGCTGTCGAATGCCTTCTTCAAGAAGACGTCTGGCATCCATCGTTACTCTGACGACCTCGTTCGTCTGTCGATGTCTCCTGTCACCACGTACCTCGTCGTCAATATTCATTACACAGATCTCCAGAGAATCATCGTTGCTGGTGATGCCAAGAAGCTCGGTGTCGACTCTGGAATGATCGACGAACTCGCTGACGCTCTCGTTGGAAACGTCTTCCAAGGTCGATCGTCTGGTTCAACTGCTCTGATTGAGAAGTACGAAAAGATCTGGATCCAGAAGCAGGCCTTCTACAAGTTCTACTGCTCTGCGAAGAACAGCGAATTCGAAGATGGTGAACTCCTCGATATTCGACGCATCGACGGCAACATCAACATCAATCGATACACGTCGGAGATGACCAAGAAAGGCATTGTCGGAGTCGAGATCGTCGACGGCGCATTCGGCTACTCGTATGGACAGGTCATCCAGGCTGAGACTCTGACTGGCGAAGGCTTCAAGGCTGAAGTCGTCGACGTCGACAAGAATGGCGCAATCAAGAACGTGAAGGTCTTGGACTCTGGATGGTACTATCGTCCGGTTACCGACACCGTGTTCGTTGACAACGACTTCAGGAGAGACAAGATCTCGTTCGATGCTTCTCAGATCTCGTTTGCTTCTCTCGTTCGAAGCAGCGGCTACAGGTGGACGTTCCTCGATGGAGATGTGGTCGAGACGAAGATCGTGAAGACTGACCTCTCGATCGACGACAAGTACAACCTCAACCGCAATCAGTACGTCTTCAACAACCCGATCGCTTCTTCTCGTCTGAACAACTCAGTCCTGTTCTTTGCGAAAGGTCTCGACAGCCGGTCTGTGTACGCCATCGATCAGTTCGACAAGGCTACGAAGATCAACGTCAAGTTCACGTCAGACATCGTCAATCTCTACGCTACTGAGAGGTCTCTGATCGTGGTGACCAACAACGGTCTCTCGACGATGGCTATCGCAGATGTCTTGAAAAAGTATCCGACCGTGAAAGAGACGATCATCCAGTCGTCTGCCGGTTTCGTTCGAACCATCTTCATCGTGAACAACAGGCTCTTCGGCTTCACCGCCAACAACATCGTCGAACTCGACGCTGAAGGTGACGTGACGAATTCGTGGTCTGTGAACAGGATCTACGATTTCGCCGCATTCAAGGTGAACGAGAAGGTGAGCACTCTGTATCTCGGCTCTGGTTCGAACCTCTACGCATATCAGTGGTTTGACGGAGAGACGAAGGCTGTACTCAAGCCTGTGTTCGGCAACTTCTACAAGGTGTTCGAAGAGGATGAGAGTTCGAAGAACAAGCTCTCTGGATCGAGTGTCTTCTCTGACAACAGTCTGTATCAGGACTTCAGCTTCGGTATCGAGCTGGATGAGACGACGGATAAGTACATGAACGAGTACAAGAAGCTCGTCAATCCGTCTGGCTACAAGGTGACTGGAGTCCATCGAGACGAAATCGCTTCATCCGACGAACTCCAGTTAGAGGTCGTGTTAGACCAGGGTCAGATCAATCTCGTATAGATCGAGAACGTCTCTGATGATCGGTGAGTCCTTGTCTCGCTCGATGTCGTCCTTGCCGAACTGAACAAGACCGAACTGCGGAAGCGGTTTCGCCTCAAGACGAGAAAGCAGATCAGCCAGACCGTTGTTTCGATCACGGTCGCTTTGTCCAAGGTCTCCAGAGATAGCGATCTTGCAGTTCTCACCTTTACGGGTGAGGATTGCTTTCATCGCAGACTGTGACGCATTCTGAGCTTCGTCGAAGAGAACCCAGGCATTATCGAAGCTGCGACCACGGATGAATGCGATCGGAACGATCTCGATCACCTCATTCATGAGAAGCTGTGTGAGCTTCGACAGACCGAGATACTTGACCAGCGTGTCTGTGACAGGCTTGACCTGAGGTCCGTACTTTCCGAGAATGTCTCCAGGAAGTGCACCGATATCATTCTCTCCGTCAACTTCAACTGAAGGACGGATGACGACGATCTTTCGAACTCGCTCATTCACAAGGTCGTCAAGCGCTGTCACTGCAGGAAGAAACGTCTTTCCTGTGCCAGGAGCTCCGTAGCCGATTGTCACGTCATTATTATGAAGACTCCGAAGATATCGCTTCTGCTTCTCGTTTCGAGCAGTGATGACGATCTTCGATTCACTCGGGCGCGTGTGATATGAGGTTTGCGCACTGATGAATTTCTGGAGAGGTGAAGAAGTAGCTGCATCTGTAGCAGGAACAGGCTTCTTAGACATTACGACCTTTCAATGTTAATCACTTTTCGTGATGAATATTTCTGTCGCAAATTGACGTTTTACTCTCCAGAACGATTGATTTAAACTAAATCTAATCAAACTTGGAGAAATGGATGTCTAAGGAATTCGAGCATTTGCTCGCGACTGAAACGAAACATCTCAAAGGATTTTCGAGAGCTCTCTGCAAAGACGAGACTCTCGCTGAAGATCTCATTCAACAGACTTTGATGAAAGCGTGGAAAGCGAGAGACAACTTCGAGATCGGCACCAACTTCAAGGGCTGGGTCTCGACGATCATGATGAACGAGTACAGAACTCATCGACGGAAGAAATCGACACAGAAAGAAGTCATTTCTTTCAGTGTCGGCAACGATGATGACAGCGAGGTCCTCGTTCAATACGATCTTCCAGTCCAACCACGTCAAGAGAACACAGCGCTCATTAAGCAGCTCTACGGCCTTACGTTCAAAATGATTCACTCTGAGTTCGGAGAATGCATCCGTGCTCTGATATTCGAACAGCAATCGTACGACGAATACGCAGCCGAGAACGATCTTCCTGTAGGAACTGTGAAGAGTCGCTTCCATAGAGCTGTGAAAGAATTCAACAGTTTGTTCAACGATAAGGTTTACGCATCCGGAAGAGTTTGATACGTTACTTTCAGAATCATCAACCACGGAGACTGGACTATGAATAAGATTCTCAAATGGTTTCGACCTGCAGCCTACGGAGACGTATGGGTCGCAATGTCTGATGTCGAACGCAAGACTGCTCTCATCAGTGACATATTCGTCGCTGGTATCGGAGCTTTGATCGTCATCGCTTTCGGAATGTGGGTTGGCTGATGTTCATCTTGCAGACGGTTCTCGATCGATCGAACGTGATGACTGTCTTTAAGATCGACGACCTTGACTCTCGTGATCCAGGCTACAATCGGTGGGCTCACCAGATCAACACGTTCTTCCATCGAATGGCTCGAGATCGAATTCGCTACAATGTGACGAACCTTCGGATCTTCACCAGATACTACGACGACGAGTGGAAATCGAAGGAAGAGATCGACGAGAAGTACGGTTTCCACTACGTCGCTTCGCAGCTCGTTTCGTTGAACGCATTCTTCACAGCAGTCGGCTTCAATTACAAGAAGCGAACGTGGAAGAATCCTGAAGAGCACTCGATGAAGTGGAATGACAAACTCAACAGGTACGTCCATCCATAATTCTCTCTGCCTGTCAAATACTCTATGGCAGGCAGAAACACCTACAAGTCAGTCTTCGAATGCAAGAACCCCCAGAAGTATGCAGGGGACTCGAAGAACATCATCTGTCGAAGCAGCTGGGAACGCTTCTTCGCATCCAATCTCGATCACAATCCGAACGTTGTAAAGTGGGCTTCTGAAGAGCTCGCTATTCCGTACGTGTCTCCTATTGACGGAAAGCCGCATCGCTATTTCGTGGACTTCTTGGTGAGGTTCAAGAACGGCGACGTAGTCATGGTTGAGATCAAGCCGTACGGCCAGACGCTACCTCCAGCAGAACCGAATAAGAAGTCGAACAAGGCCATGCTTCGATATCGCGATGAGATGTCGACATACCTCATAAATATGGCAAAGTGGAAAGCGGCTTCTGAGTTCTGTGCTAGGAACGGGATGCGTTTTCAAGTCTACACAGAAAACGAATTACGGTCCTTAGGTATGCCCGTCTAACTGAAATCTTCAAATAGCAAAATAGACAGAACGAATATCTAAATTCACGAACGAAAGGATACAGAAGTGTCGCTCTATCAGAGTCCTGGCGTCTATCCGCGCGAAATCGATGCAACTCTCATTGCAGCCGCAGCATTCGCACGAGCCGGCGGTTTCGCAGGTTGGTTCTCTTGGGGTCCAGTCGATGAAGCATTGCTCAAGGCTGACGAACCCGATCTCAAGGCAACCTATTGGAAGCCGAACGATCTCAACTACAAGGACTGGTTCCTTGCTGCAGAATATCTCAATGAGTCCGGCGGTCTCCGCGTTTCTCGTGTCATCGGTGATGGCGCAAAGAATGCTATCATCGGCGGTCTCGGAACTGGTCTCACCGTAGACTTCAATGCTATCAATGGCGAAGTGACTTCGGTCGCTATCAACCAGGACGGCGTGAACTACTCGGTCGGTGACATCGTTGAAATCGACGAAGGCACTATCAACGCCGAAGTACGCATCGAAGCTGTCGACAGCACCGGCGCGGCAACCGAACTTGCTCTTCTCTCGAATGGCACAGGTTACGTGACTTCGTCTGACGTCGACACAATCGCTCGGACGAGCTTCCTCGTCAAAAATGACTACGATTTCCAGGACGGCTCCACCGAGCTCCCGCCTGTCATCGCAAAGTACCCTGGGAGCCTTGGTAACAGTGTCGGAGCATCGATTCTTCGCGCTTCTGAGTTTTACGGAAGCTTCTATCAGGATCGGTTCATTGTTCCTCCTGCTGCAGATATGGCTGTTTTTATCAGCGATCAGATTACGAACGGCATCACTTCGGTTGCTTACACGCTTCCGTCTGTTTTTGTCGGATCGAAAGATGTCGTCGTCACCTTCGGTGGAGCTGAGATCCGTGAAGGTACCACAGCTGGAAAATGGAGCGTTACTCGAGACGGTGATGATGTTATCACTTCTAACGTTCTTACTCTGCACACAGATCTTGAGAACTTCAATGCGCCTGTTCAGGTAGCTGACACTTACCAGCTGGTGAATGCAAGCAATCTGGATCTGTTCTCGGCCATCGTGTTTGCAGACAACGTTCGCCTGACGTCTCGCTTCAATTCGACCGATCTCTTGCCGAAGGGTTTCTTCGACATCAATCCTGAAACGAAGGTTCTCTCCGTCGGTTCTTCGTTCGCTCGTCTCTCCGGTGACGGTGTTACGAAGACGTTCATCGTCAACACTCTCGATACGGTAGCGGCTACTGACTTCCTGGTGTACGTCGGTTCGACGAAGTTCGCTTCTGCTGCTCTTCCGAACATCGGCACGATGAAGGTCGGTGTGGTTGCTGTGACTGGCGGCTATCAGATCACGTTCCCTGACGAATTCACGCCTATCGTCGGTGTCAGCAACATCGTCGTCAAGTGGAACTTCGACAAGAACGTCAAGGTTCATCTTGGCATTCCGAACAGCGCCATTCCGCTTCGTACCTTCACGAACCAGACTGAAGTCCATGCGGTCATCTTCGACTCGACTGGCTTGATCACTGGCGAGAAGGACTCGGTCATCGAACCTTACAGCTTCCTGTCTCTGACGGATCCTGAAGCTCGGAAGGAAGACGGTTCTTCGAACTACTACGTTCGTGCAATCAATGATCTCTCGGATTACATTCGTATTCCGAAGGCTCTCACTCAGTTCGGCGAATGGAAGCTTGCTGGTGGTACGGACGGTTCAGCTCCGACTGCTCAGCAGTACATCAACGCCTTCGAAATCTTCCGTAACAAAGAAGACTACGAAGTCACGTACCTCGTCGATCCTGTCGTCGATCTTGCGACTGCTCTTGCTCTGCAGGACATCGCCGAATCTCGTGGTGATTGCGTAAGCTTCCTCGGTTATCCGATGTCTGCGACCGTGAACAACAAGGGCTTCGAACTGCGTGACGTCAAGGCATTCGATGCGAACCTCGTATCGTCCTCGTACATCCACAAGAACCCGACCTGGATCTACATCTACGACCGTTACAACGGTAAGAATCGCTGGATCCCGACCACTGGTACTGACGCTGGCATGTACGCCAAGACTCATAACGATATCAACATGTGGAACGTGGCTGCCGGCTACAACCGCGGTTTCTATCGTCGTGCACTCAAAGCTTCTTGGCTTCCGAAGGAGCCGGAACGCGACGAACTGAACGCCAACAAGATCAACGTCGTCATCCGCGAAAAGGGTGTTGGCATTCTTCTTCTGTCTGCTCTCACCGGTCTGCGCAAGCAATCGATGTTCGAAGACATGAACGTTCGCTTCCTCAGCATCTACATCAAGAAATTGGCCGTCGATGCTCTGAAATTCGTGCTCCAGGAACTCAACGACAACGTGACTCGTGCGCAGGTACGAAACGCTCTCAATCCTCTGCTTGCTCTGATCAAGGCTGACCGCGGTCTGCAGCGATACAGCGTCAAGTGCGACGATGAGAACAACACGAAGGAAGTCATCCGCCAGAAGATCCTGAAGGCTGACATGTACCTCGAACCGACCGGTCTGGTCAAAGGTGTCGATCTGCGAATGATCTACACTCCGGCAGGCATCTCGTTCGAAGAAGTAGCTGCGGCTTAACGTCAATGACTGGAGACAGGAATAAACCTCTTGTCTCCAGTTCCGCTAAAATACATCAACAGAACACAGAGGACTTACCATGGCTGAGAGTTTCTTCACTAACTTCAATGCTCAAGCGTTTCAGTCCCAGCTCGGAAACGTGGCTCAGCTCAACAACTTCGCTGCGAGCATCACTCTTCCTTCTGGTATTGTTTCACTCATCCCTAACGGCGACCAGTTCGCGCGAAAAGTTTCGTTCGCTATTCGAGCTGCTGAGAAACCTGAGATGTCGATCAGCGAAATCTCTGTTCCTTTCCGCGGCGGCTCGCGTTTCCGTATTCCTGGCGACCGTGATTATACTGCGACGTGGAATGTAACTTGCCGTTTCGACATCAAGAACACCATCTACAACGCGTTCGAAGGCTGGAACGATGCAATCGTCGGTAACGTAGACTCCGACTCTGCATTCGCTGATGACGACATCTCCCAGGTCATGGGTGTCGGCGAGCTCTTCCAGCTCTCTCGTAACGGTCGTATCATCAAGGCATGGTCTATCGCAAACATCTGGCCGTCGGTTGTCGGTTCGATCTCTTACGACTGGTCTGCTGAGAACACCATCGTCGAAGTTCCAGTAACTTTCGTCATGTCGCATATGGAAAGCGAAGTGACTCGAAACAACGTTATCAGCGAACAGGACCTCCTGTCTGGTACTGTAATCTTCTAAGGAAACTTTATGAAGGTCTTCGGTTTCGACCTGCCTTTCGCTACGAAAGCCTCGTCCAAGAACCCTAACTTGAAGCAACTTGACGTAGAGCCTAATGGTTCTGCGGTTGCTTCAAGTGCCCTGTCCCGAGTAGTCGACTTCGACTTTATCGCAAGGTCAGAAATCGAACTCGTCAATGCATATCGTCGCATCTCTTACATGACTGAAGTCTCGACTGCGATTGATGAAATCGTGAACGAAATCGTTGTCAGCGACGATAGCGAAGAAGTCGTGAAGATCGACATGTCTAAAGTCCAGGACGAAAAGATCCTGAGTCAGAAAGTCATCGACATCTTCGAAGAGGAGTTCAAGGAAGTCACACGACTCCTCGACTTCAACTCGACAGCGTACAACAAGGTCCGCGATTGGTACATCGACGGGAAGATCATCTTCCAAAAAGTTGTCGACATGTCCAATCCGAAAAGAGGTGTGCAGAAGCTCGTTCAGCTCGATCCGAGGAAGGTCAGAATGATCACCCTCGTCGATGAAGATCCGAACGGCCTCCTCACGATCTCTGACGAATTCTTTGTCTACACGTCAATGATCCCGGAGAAAGACGGACAGCTCTCTTCTTCGTTCTCTGTCCAGATGTCCACAGCTGACTACATGTCCATTCGACGCACGAATCTTCTTCTCCGCATCGAGAAGGACGCACTCGTATTCGTCGACTCCGGCATGGTCGACAAGACCTCTGGCATCTCTTACGGCTATCTCCACAAGGCAGTTCGAATTGCCAATCAGTTGGATCTGGTCGAAACTTCGCTCGTCATCTATCGTCTCGCTCGTTCTTCTGAACGCCGCGTCATCTACGTCGATCCAGGCAACTTGCCTCCGACAAAGGCGATGGAGCGACTCGAGTCTGTCAAGGCCGAATTCCGCAACAAAACCTACTACGACACAGTCCACGGAACTGTCGAAGATAAGTCGCGTGTCATGTCTCTCCAGGAGGACTACTTCCTTCTGCGTCAGAATGGCAAGTCGACTGAAATCGACACGCTCTCTTCCGGTGAAAACCTTGGAACGATCGAAGACGTCGAGTACTTCAAAGAGAAGCTCTTCATCAGTCTGAACGTTCCAATGTCTCGCTTCCGTGACCAGCAGTCGATTTTCAGTTCAGGGACTCAGATCTCTCGTGATGAACTGAAATTCCATCGCTTCGTCACTCGCCTTCGTGCACAATTCACGTCGGTATTCATCGACATCCTCAAGACTCAGCTTGTCTTGAAGAAGGTGATGTCTGCTGACGAGTTCGAAGAGATCAGAGAATTCCTGAAGTTCAAGTTCAACAAGGACAACTTCTTCTCTGAGATCCGAGACATCGAAGAACTCGAACGTCGCATTCAAGCACTCGAAACGATCAAGCCGTATATCGGCCTGTACTATTCGAATGACGAAGTTCGTAAGAAGGTCCTCGGACAGACTGCTGAAGAAATCGAACAAATAGACAAACAGATCCAAGTCGAACGAGAAAGCGGCATGTACAAAGATCGCGAGATCTCATTGCCAGATGAAACACTCGACTTCGACCAACCTGGACTCAGAAGGAATCGAGAAGATGTTCTCTCAAGAAGCAGTGAGTAACTTTTCGGCGGCTCTCAGCATGCCGGGTCTGTATTTCGCCAAGGGCAGCGGTCTGATTTCACCCGCTTCCTACAATACATTGATGCTACTGAGCGTGATTGTTCTGAGCATCCTACTCTGGAGAACGGTGACGAAAAATGTCCAAACCAAATGAACTTAAACTCGGAGACTTTGTGAAGATCATTCGGTCGAACGACTTCATGAAATTCTCTGAACACGTCGAAGCTATCATGCAAGAAACTGTCGACGAGGAAATCAAAGACCTCGAAGATGATGACGCCGAGAAAACTGACGAAGCTCGTGGTGTACGCCGCGGTACGAGAGCCACTCGTGTGAAATCAGCTTCTGCTGCAGCTCGTAAGACCCGCGACGCAAAGAAGTAAGGATACTGAAATGTCTAAAGTGAAATTGAACCTCTTCTCGGAGACTTTGCTTTCTAGCTCCAGCGAGATGAGTGCTTTCTCGGAAGCGTCCGGTTCGGATGGCAAGAGGCAGTACTACATCGAAGGGATCTTTGCTCAAGCAAACTCTCTGAACCGCAATCGACGCATCTACCCCGAAGAAGTTCTCTTTCCGGACATTGCACGGTACAACGAGAACTTCGTCAAGCGCAAGCTTGCATGGGGTGAACTCGATCATCCTGAAAAGCGAGTGATCGTCAACATGAATGAGGTCTCACACCTCATCACGAGTCTCACAATCGAAGGTTCGAACGTGTATGGCAAAGCAATCATTGCCAATACTCCGAAAGGAAACATCGTTCGCAATCTCATCGATATCGGCGGCCAGCTGGCTGTCTCCACTCGAGGTCTCGGCAAGTCCGTCGAGTTCTCGGATCACGAGTTGATGGAAATCTATCACATGACTGCCATCGATATCGTATCACATCCGTCCGGCATTGACTGCTTCGTGAATGGAGTAGCGGAAGGCGTAGACTACCTTGTGGAGTCTCACCTTCTATCGAAAATGGACGCCTATAAAATAATCAGCAGTAACGACAAGGAAGTTTCTACCCGAGACTTTCGGAAGGTTATCAACTCAATTCTGAAGGATATGTAGAATGTCGAAGATTGGAAAGGTTTCCAACCTCTTGAAGGTTCTCGAGGCAGAAGAAATCGAAGACAAGAAAGACGAATCTCAGGACGCAGCCAATGCCGGTGACGGCAACTCCGTCGAGAAGGTTCTTGAAGGTGAAGGCGATGATGCAGTGAATGCCGGCGACGGCGACTCTGTTGAACGCGTTCTCGAAGAAGACGAGAAGGAAGACGAAGACAAGAAGGACGAACAAGACGCCCTTACTGTCGACGACGATCAGACTTTCGTCGGTGAAACCGATGATGACGACGATATTCTCATCCTCTCCGAAGCTGATGACGACGATGACGATGCCAAGAACGAGAACGACGAGGAAGACAAGAAGGATGAAGCTGAAGACGCTGCTAACGCAGGCGACGGCGACTCCGTAGAACGTGTCCTCGAAGAAGACGACAAGGAAGAAGAAAAGCTTGAAACGCTTCTCTTGAAGTTCGGCATGCCGGCTGCTTCTTTCGTCGAAGCCAAAGCTATCCTCAAGGAACTCGTCGAGTCCAAAGCTCTTCGTCTCGCAAACGAAGCTGAGGTCAAAATCAAGAAGACCTACGCTGAAGCCAATACCAAGAAGCTCAAGCGTCTGATGGAGAACGTCGTCAAGTATTCGCGCCGCTCTGCGAAGAAATTTGTCGAACAGCACGAACAGCAGTTCGTCGAGTCCGCGAAATTCGCTCGCTTCGAAAGCTTCATCAATCAGGTCAACGAACACTTCGTCGACTTCGGCATGAAGAACGATCCGAAGGTCTCGATGAAGGTCGAATCGCTCCAGAAGGAAATCGCTGCTCGCAACAAGGAAATCGATCGTCTGAACGGCGTAGCCGAGAAGCTCGAACTGAAACTTGAAGCTCAGAAGATCTCTTCGGCCATCAAGGTTCTGACTGAAGGCATGACGGTCACCGACTCGGAACGCTTCCAGCGCATCGTTGAGTCGCTCGAAGTCAAGGACTACTCCGACTTCCTCAAGAAGGCTCAGTCTGTGAAGACGAAGGTCTTTTCTGAAGACGCCGACAAGCAAGACAAGAAGTACGACACCTTCGTCGAGTCCTTCGTGGACAAAGACAAGAAGAACCTCGGTCTTGTGACAGAAAACAACAGTGGTTCGCAGAGCCTGCTCGCCGCTACGACAAAGGTACTTGCGAACAAGTGATTGGTCAATCAATCCGAAATTTCGCATAGCAAATATATACCAGATTGATCAAATCAGGAGAATACACCAAATGTTCGAACTTTACAATGAACAGGACGTCGAACTGTCCAAAAAGTGGAAGTCGGTCATCGACACCCAGGACGCACGTCCGATTGCCGAACACGATCTCGGCACTCGTTATGGCATGGCTCGCATGCTCGAAAACACGGCCAACTGGCTGAAGACGGAACGCGGCGAAGGCGGCATGCTTTTCAACGAGGCAACTCCGACGACCGTTACTGCCAACGTCTCCAAGTGGGATCCGATCATCCTCTCGATGGTGCGTCGTATGGGTCCGACTCTGCTCGGCAACCAGCTCGTCGGTGTACAGCCGATGAATTCTCCCCAGGGTCTCGTGTTCGCTCTGCGTCCGCGTTACAAGAATGCTGCCGGCGCTGAAATCCACAAGACTGCTCCGAAGGCACACTTCACCGGTCTCAAATCTGGTGGCACGGCTGGTTCTGCTGGCTCTGACACTGCATCGGATATCGAAACCAATCCGCTGGCAGTGGTCACTCCTGGTGATCCGCTCGGTAACGCATTCACGACCGGTACTGCCATGGATACGGCAACCGGCGAAGGCGATATCGCTGCTGAAATCTCGATGACCGTCGACAAGGTGCCTGTGTCTGCAAAGACCCGTGCTCTGAAGGCAAGCTACTCGCTGGAAACGGCTCAGGACCTTGCATCTCAGCATGGCATCTCGGCTGACGCCCTGTTCACCGGTCTTCTGTCTGACCAGCTCGCAAGCGAAACGAACTACGAAATCCTTCGTACTCTGTATCGCATCGCGGTTCTCGGCTGCTCTGACACTGCTACGCCTGGTGTCTACGATCTCGACGTCGACTGCGACGGCCGCTGGCTCGCTGAAAAGGCCCGCATCTTGGCTGTCCGCATCATCAACGAGGCATCGGAAATCATGGTTGCGACTCGTACCGGCCATGGCAACTTTGCTGTCGTCGATCGCAAGACGTACAACCTTCTGTACTCTGGTGGTCAGATCTCGGATCTCGGTCCTTCGAACAACATGTTCTCTGGTTCCGATCCGGTCGTCCGTGACAACAACGTCGGCTCCGGCATGCTCATGGGCACGCTTCGTGTCTACCGTGACGATTACGCAACGATGCCCGGCAACACCGGCTTCTGCCTCATCGGTTACAAGGGTCCTTCGGAACTCGACGCAGGTGCATTCTACACCCCGTACGTTCCTGTCTGGACTGTTCGTGTCAACGATCAGGACTCTGGCCAGCCGCGGATCTTCTTCAAGACCCGTTACGGTCTCGTTCAGAACCCGCTCACGGACACCAACGGTGCCCTCACGGCTCGCTCGAATGCATTCTACAGGATTTTCAGAATCGACAGTTTGGACTTCTAAGTTCAAAGCTTCTTCTCGAAGACTACTCAACCCGGAGAAATCCGGGTTTTGTAGGATCATGACCAAGATATTAAAAGGAGAACCACATGAGCAGAAACGTATTCGCATACACACCACCGACAGCGCCAAATCCTGGCTACGTCAATCTCAGCGAAGTCAAAGGAGAATACTGGCTGACAGTCAGAAGCGAAATGCGCGGTCCACTCGGCACGCCTTCGATGGGTAGCACCGGAATGATGATCATGAACAAGGACAAAGCCAGAGAGCTCTACGAAGCTCTGAAGAAAGAGTTCGAAGGCTGAAACTTTCCAATTTACATTCCTGTGGTTTTGTTTTAGATTGATTTCATAAACAAAACCACGGAGTAATTCAAATGCAAGTAATCTACGGTCGTAAAGAAGAACTCTCCTACGGAGCATTCGCTGTATTCGTTTCACTCGGTAACGGAAAGATTGCTCAACATCAAGGTCCGCTGAAAGCTGATCTGTTCACTGAAGAACAAGCTGATCGTCTTGTTGATAGAATCAACGAAACGAAGACGATCGATCCTTCGTACTGGATTTTCGATAATGGCGATCCTTACAAAGAGCTTCGCAATCTCGAAGATGAATACTACGCACGTATGACCGGCGAATAAGATCAAGTCTGACAATCCTACGACAGACGGAGTGATAAATTCCGTCTGTCGCGGGGTAAACAAAGGAGATTTGGTATTGATATGCTTCGTCTTATTTTAACGCGATGACGGTGTACTGAGTGTAGCCGACTTTTCCGTCGATCATATCACAGACGACCTTCGAAGGTACAGCGAATGAGATGTTCGAGTACGAGAGGTACTTTCCTTGAATGACGATAGGCTGAACTCCGATGTTGATACCTGCGAGACGCCCAGTGGAGTCGATCATTGCTCCACCGCTCATTCCTGGAATGATTGTTCCTGCTACCGGATAGACCTCTTTCCAGTCACCGTACTCAAACTTCTTTCCTGAGATGTTTCCTTCGAACTCGAAGAAATCGAACTTGTCTGGATTTCCAATGGTTTTGACTTCTTCACCAGCAGCAAGTTCATCACAATCCAGAAACACTTGCTTCGTGAAGTTTTCAGCTACCTTGAGAATGGCAATGTCGTACTCAGGTTTGGCCGCGAAGATAACTCCGATGGTTTTGTCGCCTTTGTCGTTCGTCACAGTCACGACAGGATAGTTGGATGCGAAGTTTCTCTCAAGAACGTGGTAAGCAGTGACGTACATTCCATCACCGATATTCACGCCAGAACCTTTGACTCCGAGAGTGTCTATCCTAACGGTGGCTTGAGCCTCAGGGATCCTGGACTTATAGTTGACGAGTGGAAGACAGAGTACAGCTGCCGCTACTGTCACAGATAAGATTTCATGCATAGCGTCAAGTCTGAATCTCATGTCTCTTCTCCTCTCAACGGTTGGGGTGGGGTGTGTCATTTCTATAATTAACTTACTCATTTTTACGTTCGCTAGAAACTGTCAATGTGAACGTTTGACTCTAACTTTTCTAGTTTACAGAACGTGTGGAGTTTGATACATTCATAATGTCAAAACAAACCACGGAGAATCAGAAATGGCTAACGAAATCAGCATCAACATTTCCTACTTCCTCATCATGTCTTCTGACGGAGAGAAATTCTACGACAACAGCGGACGTCTCGTCTGTAAGATCCAAGATGCAGCCTGGTTCATCTCCAGCGACATCGACGGAATTCAGAACTTCCTTCGCTTCTTCGACATAGAGAAGGACGACGTGAAGATCATCGATCTCCTGCTCTCCGGCTCCGAAGCACCTGTACTCTGATAAGCGGGCAGTGATCTTTCTTTCTCCGATTATGGATTATTAATCGGATGCGAGAAAAGTCACTGCCCTGACACTGTGTAAACCAGGAGACATATTCATGTCATTTCCAGGAGAAGTCCTGAAATTTACGGTGATGTCGAAGATCTTCATCGCCAAGTCGACTGTTCTCGAATTCAAGATCGAAATCGAGTACTCGTTCTGGGACGACAACAGTTACACCATCTTCTCGACACGGATGCTCGTTCCTGGGTATCCTGAGATGGTTCTGCCGTACCCTTTCAAAGAGAAGATGCTCAATGACCTCAATTTCGTCGAGGTGATGAAAGCTCACATCCGTTCAATACGAGTGTATCCACTAGATTAGAGGACTGAAAATGGACGTAGGATCAGGAAACACATGGCCAAGCAACGCACTCTCGAACTTCGCTCCACATCCTTTCTTGTTTCGTGGAGTGGAATGCAATTCGATGGAAGGATTGCTCCAGAGTTTCAAGTTCGACAAAGAACACATCCAGATCGAGGTGTGCAAACTGGTTGGATACGCAGCGAAGAAACGCGGACGGCCTCGGAACCGACAGTGGCAGAAGTTGCAGACTCTCTGGTGGAACGGAGAAGCGTATCCGCGGACGTCGACAGCATATCAAGAGCTCCTTACAGAAGCGTACGACAGCATATCAATGAATGCCTCGTTCGCACGCGCGATCTTAGCAACGCAGAACTCAACTCTTACTCACTCCATCGGGCACTCGGATGTGTCTAAGACTGTATTGACGGAACGAGAGTTCTGTCGACAGCTCTATCGAGTTCGTGACAAACTGAAAGCAATTGAAGTTTAACAATCAAAAAGCTTTGTGATATCGTTCAATTTATCACGAAGAAAGAAGGCGTATGTTCGAAATCAACGAAGCAAAGATCAAGGAGTACTTTCCTTATGAAGTCATCCGAGATGCCCAGTACTATGCGATTACTGAAGGTCTTAAAGCCTTTTCCGATGGCTACAAGCACGTCATCCTCGAAGCTCCAACCGGTGTCGGTAAGTCAGCAGTCGGTCTGACCATCGGTCGGTACATGAACGATGTGATGTCGACTATCGAGACGCCTCACACGACATGCTTCGCAACGATCACGAAGTATCTGCAAGGTCAGTATCGTCGAGACTTTCCATTCCTCAAGGACATTCGAAACTCTGCTGATCCGATGTACATGTGCTCGGCAGACACAACGAAGATGACGGAACAGTGCATTCTCAATCGGAAGAAGACCGACGATCAGTGCAAACGTGGATGTCCATATCATCATGCGCTGATGGCATTCAGAAAAGGTCCACTGAGCATCACGAACGCTCACTTCTTCGGACTCGCTCCGTTCAAGTACGGACTCGGCATTCTTGATGAGTGTCACGAACTCGGAAACGTCGTCTCGTCTCAAGCTGAATTGAAGATGACCAACATCGATGTGTCGAAGCTGTCTCTGATCTTCAGAGAACAGACTGAGTCCGTGATGAAGCAGTGGTCAGAGGTCGCCAAGTACATCGCTTCGAAGAAAGACAAGGAAGTGTTCGACTTCATGGACACGACCTTCCTCTTGGACATTCCGATGGAAGAGTACCAGGAACGAGTCGACAATCTAGCTGGACAAGCAGATTTTCGTACTACGAGCTGGGAGTTCAAGCGGTTCAAGAACAACGTGTCGAAGGCACTGTTCATCTCCGAGTCCAAGATGGTGAAGGTTATCGAGAATGATGAAACATTTATTCGACCGATCTATGCTCGTGAGTTTGCTCCTTCAATGTTCTTCACGAAGGCCAATCGATTCCTCCACATGTCTGCCACAGTCTGCGGCTTCGAAGGATACACTCGAGAACTCGGCTTCGAGAACTCCGACTGGATCGGCATCGAGGTAGACCACGCCATCGACGTCGACAGACGCAAGGTATACTTCAATCCGGTGTCATGGATGTCTGCGAAGTCTGAAGAGAAAGACATCGAACGAAGCGTCGAGTTCATCGACAAGATGATCGACCAGTACGAAGGCGTGAACACGATCATTCACTCCGCGTCATACAAGCGAGCCGAGAAGTTCAAGGAGAAGTCGAAACACAACATCGAGGTTCCTCGGTCTGCGATCACAGCTCTCGACTATCTCGGTCAAGAGAAGAAAGGTCGCTTCGTTGCATCACCTTCTCTCATCGCAGGTGTCGACGGCAAAGACGATCTCTGCAGAGTGAACATCATTGCAAAGGTACCGTATCCATCGTTCGGTGATCCACGTATCCAATACATCAGCAAGCACAATCCTGAGATGCTGAACCAAGGTATCGTACGAACTATCGTCCAGGCATCTGGTCGTGGCACTCGTCACGAGACAGACTTCAGCGACACCTACATCATCGATGGGTGTTTCGATCGATTACTCAACGACTGGAACCAGTACTTTCCGAAGTGGTTCCTAGCAGCATTGGAGAAGCAATGAACAAGTTCTTCGTTCTCACGTCAGACGAAACAGAGGAAGAAAGGATATTTGCTGGACCTTTCGACACGTTCGAAGCTGCTGACATATTACTTGGTCATACGATGAAATGGCGTAAAGGTGTCTATCGCATCGTCCAATCTCTCAAACAAGTCTCGAACATGGAGCCTGACTGGCAATGACAATTTCAGAACTCATCGAAGAACTGAAACTGATTTCGAAAGATCACGGAGATCTCGAAGTCAAGTTCTCGGCACCTTGTCAAGACGGAACTTATCTCGTCGACGGTGTTTACGCGATTGAGAATACTCGAACTGGCGAAATCTTCGCAGAATTGGATTGGTCATGACATCTGAACAGATCGCAATGCAGAAGTGTGTCGACGAGATCAACAAGGTCTTCGGTCCTCGTCTCGACAACGGAGAAGATCCAGGTGACATCTGCTTCGCCATCAACACGTACGTCGGAATGAAGTATCGTTTCGCATTCAAGAACGCGACCGTCGAAGGCAAGAAGATCACGTTGCACCTCGACTAAATTCTTGTTTACGTTTCGATGATTCCGTGATAGTATCGTCCTATAAGCAATTCACGGAGACTGCATGACACGCATCAATCTCATTCCTCCGAAGCAACTCCATCCGAAGCATCTTCAAGGCGAGTACTTTGAGTTGCCTCGGGTGTTTACTGCTGTGCAGAAAGCGATTCTCAAAAATCGCAAGCCTGAAGAGTTCGCACATCTGACCGGCTACCGCATGGGTACTGGACACGTTCAGTTCTTCTATCCGCGTCTTCACTTCTTGGAGCAGCGCTTCAAGCTCCTAGTTCACGAACTCTTTCAGCGCAACGTGAACATCAATCGTTTTCATTTGTCAGATTTCCACATTCCGATCGAGTGGTTCGGATCCTGGAGTCCGACTGAAGCAGAAATCGAAATCAATCGTCAACGCATCAACGCGCGTCTTCTTACGATGAGAGACGGTGAAAGGTGGATCTCTTGAAGTGCTCATCATTCAAAAAGACGAAGTTCTGTGTATACGTTCGTCTCGAACAGTTCTGTCCGTACCTCTACTTCAGTCTGCCATTCACTGTTCTCGATAGATCTTTCTGGGAGTATCTCGAGGACAAACTTGCAATTCGCTTCGATGAAGCCGACGATCCAGATCGACTTCTCGTCGACATCATCGAACTGATGAATCGGGATCTTGTCGGACATCCGATTGAGGTTCTCTACGTCAGCAACGACAACGGGAGAGAAGCAGCATGAACGCCGTCATGACGTCACACTCAGACATCAGTCGATTCATCTTCGCCGGCAAGTCCATCTTCACCTTGAAGTCGAGACGAACCGAAGATCACTTCACGTACAAGGTCAAGAAACGCAAGGAAGGACTCTACTATGTCTTCGTACTTTCCAAAGGTTTCGAATACATCGGAACTCTCCAGGATCGACGATTCTTTCCGTCGAAGAAGCATGGCAGATCTCTTAGTGAGTTGCCACTCAGAGCATTCAAGTGGTCACTCGATCACATTGAAACAGGTAAAGTCCCGTCGGAACTCGAATTCTACCACGAAGGAAAGTGTGCACGCTGTCTTCGACCCCTCACGGATCCTAATTCTCTGAAGACAGGTCTCGGTCCGGAGTGCAGAACTAAGATCGTTTGCAATTGACAGTTTTACGTTCGATGTCACTTTAGATACACTACAATCAACAACGGAGAACAAAGTGGCTATACTCGTAGACTATCGAAGCGTCGCATCAGCATCGATGATGAAAGGCTTCGGAATGGGCACGATCAACGGAAGCAATCCGGAGCAGCTCACAAAGAAATCAAACGAGATCCTTCTCGGCAAGATCAGGTACTACAACTCGGAATTTCGTGACGAATTCGGAGAGCTCGTTCTGTGCAACGACTCCAACTCCTGGCGTCACAAGATCTTCGATCACTACAAAGGTCAGCGTCGTCTTGCTCGTGTCAACGGCATGGACAAGAACCCAGACGATCCGATGCATGCGATCTACGAGTCGATCCATGCATTCTGGGACATCATCTCTGAGACTGGTCCTTACAAATGTCTTCGTGTTCGTGGTGCAGAAGGTGACGATCTCCTCGCTGCAATCGCCATGACTCCTGGCAAGCACATGGTGATCTCAGCTGACAAAGACATCAGCCAGCTCACTCGCTTTCCGAACGTCAAGTACTACGACTCGATCAAGAAGAAGATCGTCGACAACGGTCCGAAATTCTGGCATCAGCTCGTTGTTCGTGGTGACGGCGGAGACGGCATTCCGAACATCCTCTCCGATGACGACACGTTCATGGTCAAGGAGAAGCGCCAACGTCAGCTTCGTCAAGAAGTCGTCGATCGGATCGTAGACTCTGGTGATCCTGAAGCAGAGATCATGTCGATGAAGTTCTCAGGCATCTTCAGTGAACAGGTCGTCCTCAACTATCGTCGGAACAAGCGCCTGATCGATCTCACGCAGATCCCGAAAGGTCTTCGCGAGATCGTGGTCCAAGAGTTCAACAAGGAAGTCCCGATGCGCGACATGCTGAACATGCTCGTAGCTCTGAAGAACCCTCAGTACATCGGACGTCTTGCGGACTTCAAGCCTCGTCGAGAAGTCATTGACACGTCTTCGATCGACATTTTCTGACAAAATATCCAAACCCCCACTCAAGGAGAGACTATGACTGACACACAACTCCGCAAATTCCTTCGAGGTGACAATGACGTCATCCAGAACTATCCAACGGACGTTCTGATCTGGCTCAACTACGAAGGCCACAAACACACCCAGATCAAGGGTCGTCCTGCGAACGTCCTGATCAAGCGCGACGAACATCCGACTGTTTCGCTCGAGAAGTACCTCTCGAAGTTCGTCGAGTACCTCTATCGTGACGACATGTCTCGTCTGAAGAAGGAAGAACTGTACATCAAGTTCACCAATCGCATGGACGAAGTCGACGCTGACTACGTCTACCAGATCACGACAGGTACTCTCAAGCTCGATCTGGATCGAGTACGTGCTTACGCTGGCGACCGTCGTATCGGAGGTGCAGCCACTGGCGAGTACATCTTTCTCGAGTCCTATCTCGAAACTGTACCTGAGCCTGTTGCTCCAGCAGCAAAGGCAAAGAAGTCTGTGGTTTCTATCGACAGCCTTGGAGCGTCTGAAGACGACCTCAACGAACTCAACGGCGACGACGCGAAGAAGATCGTTAAGCAGGACGGTGCCGATGAAGCCGGAAAGCAAACTGGCGGAAATCCGGTGGTGCCTGATGCATCTACTGCGGCTCCGGCTGAACAGCCTGCGAAACGACGCGGCGGCCGTCGGAAGAAGACTGAAGGCGAAACTCCTTCGGCGTGATCTCGACATAGACGAGGAATTCGAACACAAATTCGGATTCCTCCGTCTCAAGAAATTCAGTTGGTAAGGGCATAAGCATGGACATCATCATCGGTCTTCTCGCCGCAGCACTCGGTTTTCTGTACGTACAGAATTGCAAATTGAAGAACCAGATCGAAAAGCCTGTCGAAAAGGCGAAACGAACTCTTTCCGATGTGAAGAAGAGGATGTTGTTCGAACGGCTTACCGAAGAAGGAAGCTTCGACGGAATCATTACCAGCGTGGAAGAACTCGAGGAACTGGAAGAAATCGAGGCTGATCGTTACGCTTTCATGGAACGACAGTCTCGGTTCTATCTCGAGTGCGCTCTCGGTCTGATGGCTCACTCGTACGAAAACCTCGACGACGCCAAGAGAGATGCTGCTGGCATCTTCGAACTGTCTTTCGACGAAGACATCGTACAGAAGTACAAGAAGAAAGATCCAGGAGCTGGCGGTGACCTCGAATCCATCCAATAACGAACTCAACAACCTTCTCACGAACACTCATCAGCTGGTCATCAATCGTCTCGAAAGAGCCAGCTTCAAGACTGTCCGTGTGAGTCTGCCAGGTTTCTCGTTCGTTCCTACTGTTCTCGATGTTCCGAGTCAGGAATTCTATCTGCCTGGCATGCGGTTTCGAGCGGATCCTGTCATCATCTCGTACATCGTTGATGAAGACATGTCGAACTACTTCGAATGCTTGAAGTGGATCTCAGACACTCGAAACTACGACGAGACTGAAATCCTGACGGAGGTTCTCTCTGACTTTACTGTCAATCTTCTTGACAATCATCAGAGATCTTCAGTTTCCATTCGATACACAGGTGGGTTTATACAGGGAATGGACAGTCTTGACCTCGACTCGAGAACTGCAGCACCGCCTGTCCTCGTCAATACTCTGACGCTTCGGTATCAGAACGTAGAGATCGATCTCTACAAAGGCGACAACAAAGAAACAATTCAAGGTATGCATGTCTGAAGAACCGAAATCGAAATTTGATCAGCAGATCGAAGACATCATCACTGAATGGGAGCAGGACTCCATATTCGGTCACGACATCTCTGCTGAGACTCTGCGAATTCCGAAGCTCCACAGCAAGTACTGGTCGAAGCTCCTTCGCATCCGTGTCAAGCTCGCGAAAGTGAAACAGACATTTGAGGACGTCGAGTTCAAGAAGACGCTGTTCTACACAGGTCGAGCTTCTGCTGAAGAGTACAAGCAGAACCGCATGGACTTCAACATCGCCAAAGGTGAACTGCCTCTGTGGATGAAGGCCGACAAGGAACTTCGCATTCTGTCGTATCAGATCGAATGCTTGAAGGAACTCGAGAAGATCCACAACGAGATCATCTCGCAGATCAACGAACGCAAGTGGCATCTCCAGAACATTCAGAACAGCGAGAAATTCAAAGCGGGTATCGGCTGATGCATATCGAGAATCAAGAGATCATGAAACGAAATCTCGTGAGGGAATACGAAGAGCGTGAAGCTCAAGCTAATCCGGAGCAACACGAGATCTTCAAGAAACGGGACATTCGAAAGCGCTATTTCGATCCTGTAAAGAGACGATGGGTGGAGCAGAAATAATGTTTGCAAGCTGGATCAAAATTCTTCCGTACTTCATTGTCGTATTCCTTGCGAAACGACACTGCGAACGCTTCGTCATTCAAGAACCTGACGGCAGCAAGACTTATGCGACAATTCCGTTCTCGTCGAAGGAAGTCATCGTCTGGGAGTATACAGACGAAATTGACAGTTTCTCTTATCGATAACTTGTGATACTCTACGATCGTTTAAACCAACTCAATCGCGAGAATCATATGCAAATCACTCCTGCTGAACTCGGTAAATTCAAGGCGATCATTCATCACTTCGAGAAACTTCAAGACTCTTTCGAGGTTCTCTCTGTGATCCTTGCGGAAGACGATCCTCGTCTCGGCAATCTTTCCAGACTCAAGAAACACGTTGCATTCTTCAGTGAGAAATTCGAACGAGACGAAGCTGAGAAGTTCGCGAAGAAGAAGCGAGAAGAGGATCAGCGCCAACTGGACATCGTTCGTCTCGGCCTCGCTCTCCAGACCTTCTTTCCGAAAGCATTCCCGATCGAAGCTGAAAAAGTCATTCCGCTCACTATCGGCATCGATCGTCACATCCTCGACTTCTTCAATGCCGGAGTCTATCACGTTCCTGACCTCGAAGTAACTCCGGCCATCGTCGCAGGTGCACTCCATGACTGGACGAGGACCGCTCCGTACTACTATTCCTTCAAGAAGCATCGCCATCGGTACGATCTGTACGGCGATCCAGTCGAAATCATTCTCCAGCGTGACTTCAACCACGCCAACAAGAAGTACGTCGAACTGACCGGTGGTCAACAGACCGCTGCACGAAAGACGATCGACGAACTTCCTGTTGTGACTGAAGACGAACTCGCTCGCACAATTCTCAACTCCATCATAAATCCGACTTATTAATCTGAAGACTCTGCAGATCAATCAATTCTCGGACATATAATCCATTATTCAAGAGAAGAGATTGATCTGTCCTTCTTCTGTGTCCATGCAGTAATATAATCTGCTATGGCCCTAATCTCCTCCTACGAAAACAAGCCGCTCATCACTTCCAGGAAGATGACGAACCCTGGAGACTTCGAATTCTTGAAGCTCAAGATCGAAGGCAAAGAGTTTCTAGACAAGATTTTGTCTGTCGTCATCTTCGAAGATCTCAAGCTCCCTTACGTGACTGGCGAACTCGTGTGTCTCGACACGAAGAACATGCCGTCGTCTCTTCCCATCATCGGCGGTGAGAAGATCGAACTGTCGATCCGTGATTGCTTTGGCGACGTCGAGGACTACGAATTCCGTGCTGTCAAAGTCTCTGACAAGGAGCCAGTATCACTCGGTTCTCTGAGCTACAGCATCCACTTCATTACGTCTCCAGGCATCCTGACTGCTATGCGCAAAGTAAGCAAGGCATATCAGAACATGAAGACCGAGGACATCACTCGAGACATCATCGGGAACTTTCTAACTCTTCCTGGTGACAGCTTCGAGGTGGACTACGAAGAGACGTCTAATCCGATCAGCTGTATCATTCCGAATTGGCGTCCTGCTCATGCTCTGAATTGGCTGGCTTCTCGTTCGATCTCGTCTCGTGAGGACCACTCGTACTCTCCGTACGTCGTCTTCCAAGAACGCACTGGCAAATTCACACGTGCTTCGCTCGACTTCTTCTACGACGACTCGTCGAACGTCAGTAAAGGTGAACTGACTCTGAAGAACGGACGACCATCGTTTGGCAATCAGGCACCGACTCTTCTGTCCGATCCGCGCATGACGACTCACATCCTCTCGCTCGAAGACTTCTCGATCCTCAAGACGACTGACTACATCGAGAACCTGATGAACGGGATGTACAGCAACGAAGTCACTCAGATCGACTTGTTCGCTCGTGTTCTCGAGTCGGACGAGTATCGCTACTTCGACGACTTCGCTGAGTCCAAGCACCTCAATACTAATCCTTTCGTACGCGAAGGCATGCTCGGCTTCGACGAACCATCTCACTGGCGTACGATCCCTTCTCACGCTGGTCTGTTCTCTGACATGGACTCCAAGTCGAACATCAACGACTACGCAAGTCGTCACGTTGCCAAGTGGCAGCAGACTGAACAGATGGTAATCAGAGGCGTTCTGCCAGGACACTTCGGACTTCGCGTTGGTCAGAAGTACCTCCTCAACATTCCTGAGTTCAGAAACATCTCGAGACAGACTCAACAGAAATCTGACGAGTACTACAGTGGACAGTACCTGATCGAGGAGATCAAGCACGAGTTCGCAGCAGACCGTCACTATTACGCCAACGTGAAGATGTTCACAGACAGCGTCAGTAAGAAGATCGAGAAAATCGTATGAGAGGTTTGATTCCAAGCCAATTCGGCGAGAACGTTCGTTGGAGAGTTGGAGTTGTCGAAGATCGTGCAGATCCTCAGCAACGTGGTCGTGTTCGTGTTCGTGTCTTCGGAGTGCACACTGACGACAAGACTCTCATTCCGACTGCCGCTCTCCCGTGGGCTATCGTCATTCAGAACTCTTCGTCTGCTGCTCTCGGTGGCGTAGGTGACAGTCCAACTGGTCTGATGATCGGATCGATGGTCCTCGTCACGTTCTTAGACGGAAACGACATGCAAATTCCTGCTGTCATCGGAACGATCGGTCCTATTGAAGGCATCGTCCGACAGAACAGCGGAGCGACAGGAACAGTTACGGAGGAAGGTGTGGAAGACAATCTCAATGGAGTTCCAGGCAACGTTCAGTTCAATGCGTCTGAACCGCCGTGGCTTTCTCTGGCCAAGTCGCAACTCGGAACGTACGAGTTCGCTGGCTCTCAGCACAATCCTGAAATCCTCAAGTACCTGAAGACCGTCGGCATCAATTCCGGTGACGAGACTTCTTGGTGCTCTGCGTTCGCTGCATGGTGCATGAAGAACTCAGGTCACTCGATCGAAGGCGTCAACGGCATGGCCAAGTCCTGGTCGAGAGCCGGATGCGTAGAGAAACTCGAGAAGCCCCTGTTCGGTTGTGTCGTTGTCTACGATCGTCCTCCGAATCCTCAGAACGGACACGTAAATTTCCTGCTTCGCATCCAGGGTGGTAGCGTGATCGGACTCGGCGGCAATCAGACGAACAAGGTGAAAGAATCTCCGTACAGTCTCTCGAAAGTCAAAGGCTTCTACTGGCCGAAGGGCTTCCCGAAAGACCAGTACGCAGCACTGTAAAATATCTCGAAAGAGGTATTCAAATGAAAATCGCACGATCCATCACTCGGTACACAGACTATATCGAAGAGTTCACGCTCGGTCTCAATCTCACAGACTCTGAGCTCTCTTCAGTCATCAGCTGTCCGATCAAAGACGAAATCAATCGCCTTGCCGATGTGGTAATGCTTGACGCAGAAGTCGGCAAGATCCGTGTGACTGTCAAGAATGCTCTGCTCGAAGAGTTTGATTTCGAAGACGTCTACGTCATCGTCATGACGACTCGTAACGGAAATGTTTTCAATCCGATCAATCTGTGGATCAACGTTCAGAAGGTGCCGTAATGACAGTCGAAAATCCTCAGAACGTTGCGGAACTCATCGCTCACTGCAAGATGCGCATCGGCGAACCGATGATTCGTGTGAACATCACCGACATGCAGGCGAAGCTTCGAGTGAAAGAAGCGATCTACCTCTTCAACAGCTACCACTTCGATGCCACCGAAGATGCATGGATCCGTCAGGAAATCACTCCTGCTATCCAGGCGAACAAGGAGTTCCAAGTTCCTGGCTTCGTGACAGGAGTCAACAAGATCATGAACTTCAAGCCGTCGATGTTCAACGACATCAACATGCTCGGTGCATCGGTGTTCTCGGTTCTCAATCGAAATCTTCTGAGCAACGTCGAGACGAGTTCGAAGGTCGACATCTACCTCTACCAGCGTGAGATCTCCGAGTGGGAAAACATCTGGCGCCCGACTCCAGAGTTCCACTTCAATCGCACGTCGAAAATGATCAAGTTCGATGCAGGAGCAATCCACTTCGTCGTCGGTCAGTACATCATGTACCAGGCGAAGGTTGATCTGTCTCAATCCACTGGAGACTACTTCGCCAATGACTGGCTGATCAGATACGTCTCTTGTCTGTTCAAGGAGCAGTGGGCTGAGAACCTCTCGAAGTTCAAAGGAATCACTCTTCCAGGCGGCCACCAGATCGACGTCGAGAGCATTCGCTCTTCGTCCGAGAAGGAGAAGGTCGAACTCAAGGAAGAACTGTACGACCAGGCTATGGACTTCAGCCCGATCTCGATTGGATAACAGATGACAAATCCGTACGTCAATAACCAGTTCTACGACAACGAAGCAGAACTCATCTACTCTCTGTCTGACGAACTGATCTTCAATGCAGGCATCGACATCGAATATCTGCCTCGCGAAGTCGTACGGATGGACCCTGTCCTCAACGAACCGCTGTCATCTCAGTTCAACAAAGTCTATCAGCTGGATGCATATATCGAGACGACCGACAGCTTTTCTGCCGGCAACGAGATCTTCGGACCGGTAGGTCTCTCGTTCAATTTCGCAGCTGCTTCGCTGTCCGTGTCCAGGCGTCAGTTCATCGCTATCACCGGAATGCGAGAGCCTCTCGAAGGCGACTTGATCTTCATCAAGCCGAACCAGATGCTCTTCGAGATCACCAACACGAACGTGAAAGATCCGCTTATCTCTGGTGGACGTCACTTCACCTACACGATCTATATCCAGCCGTTCAAGTACGGAGAAGGCAACACATCGTTCGAGAACAAGTTCCAACTGTCCACTGATCTCCAGAGTGTTCTCGGAGAGTTTCTCGGACACGTAGACCAGACGACATGGGTTGGCTTCGATGCATCCATGGACACGGTCTATGCTGACTCCATGGACATCAGCGCAGACGACAACTTCTCTGGCATCTCGCCGATCGTCAGAGCAGATACGGACGAATTCACTGCTGACATGACTCTGACCGCTGACGACCTCCTTGGCATCTGGAACGAGTCTGCTGACGATGTCCTTGAAATGATGGACGACAAGATCAACCGTTTTGCTCAGAACGACAAGTTCGAGTGCTCTACGAGTCAAATATTCAATGACACCAATCCATTCGGATTCCAATAGGAGTAGAACATGTACGAACTGATCAACGTCGGAGCTGCTCCGAACGACAAGACTGGCGATCCTCTTCGCACCGCATTCAAGAAGATCAACACCGTCATCACGGATCTCAACACAGGATCTGGAACTTACAAGGTCATCGACGCGAACTACCAGTCTGTTGCTGGTCAGGTCCTCTTCGTCGATGCGACTGCTGAAGATGTGGCGATCACTGCTCCAGCAACTCCGACTCTCGGTGACACGGTTGAAGTCGTCAAGGTCGCTGGTACGAACGATGTCACGTTCAATGCCGTCGCAGTCACCACGAAGTCCAAATTCACGTACGTCTCTTCAACATTCGGATGGGTCATTCGCTAATGCGTCGTCGCTATTACGCCCACGGCCAGATCAGAACTCTAATAGGAGTGTTCGGGGCGTTATTCAACAAGATGTACGTTGCGAACTTCTCCAAAGACGGGAAAAGCATCGACAAGCTGACACACGTTCCGATCATCTATCTTCCACGTTCGCGCATCTTCGAGAATGAGCAGACGCGCGACAAGAACCTTACGAAGACTGATCTCGAGAAGTTCAATCGATACTACGAAGTGATGCCTCGCATGGGCTTCGAGTTCAAAGGTCTGACATACAATTCTGAACTCCAGCAGGCTCCGTCTCTGAACTATCGATCTGGAACTCAGTTCGGTAAAGTTCCGACTCCGTACAATCTGGAATTCGAACTGAACGTCCTCGTCCGTGACCAGATGACAGGTCTTCAGATCATCGAACAGATCGTTCCGGTGTTCAAGCCGAATGCTGTCGTAGAGATCAAGAACACTGCATTCGAAGCCAACATCCAAGACGTCAACGTCGTCCTCAACAGCATCACGTTCGAAGACACGTACAAGGAGATGGGTGAGACTCGCTACATCCTCTACACACTCAGCTTCTCTATCAGCACTCAGTTTTGGCCGTATGTCACTGGTGCAGACATCGAGATCGGCAAGTTCGTAGAGTGTGGTGGTAAGGTAGACTATCCGATCGATCCGAACTGGCCTGACGACGATGATGACGACAACGGAAATGACGAAGACCTGATCGAGAAGATCATCATCGACTATCACCACGTCGAGGTCTACGACAAGTTCTGGCCGACACTCTACCGAGAGACGATCCACGAAGTCGATGGTCAAATAGTATCAGATACAGATAACAATCCTTCTGGACCGATCCCAGAAGATCCAGTCTAAGAGGTAAGAAATGGCAACGACTACTCTCGGTCTCGCAGTAACGTCCACCGCATGGGCTCTGGCAGTTGACGGAGCAACATCAGCGAGCGTTCTTCTCAGTGTCGACATCGCGTCTTCTCAAATCGCGTTCGCAGTGACTACTGAAGTTCCTGCGGCCAACTCAGACAATTTCGATCTTCTCACGAAGTATCAGACCGCAAAGACGATCAATCTCGCTGCTACCGATAAGATCTACGTCAGGAAGATCCGTCCTCGCAACGGCAAAGTTCGCATGGTTCTCACCTCCAGGTAGTAATCAATGACAAATCAACTTCGAGTCGATCTAGCGAATCAGTTTGTTTCGAGTCCGTCGAGCAAGCTTCCGCTGTATTTCTTCTTCGGGTCTATGACCAGCTGGAAGAACAACTTCGCTATCCTTGACATAGACAACGGTTCCACTACTACGATCCGGTCTACCACAGACCACAGGGTCTCTGAAGGCGATACCGTTCGAGTCAAGGACGTTGTCGGAATGACGCAGATCAACGAACTCGAAGGTGCAGTCATCTCTGTCGCCGGAGATAGCTTCGTCGTCGATATCGACAGCTCTGGCTTCTCCACGTACGTTTCCGGCGGTCGTGTCGAGACCTACGTATCTGTCGCTGACGAAGTCGAGGTTCTCGATGACATCAAGACGAAGATGCTCGCTCTGAAATTCATCTCTGGAGACATGCTATGCCACGTCATCAAGCGCAACGACTACGAGGCCGGCAAGGTCTTCGACGCGTATGATCCGACGACTGACATGACCGACAAGAATTTCTACTGCTTCTCTGGTGGTTCGATCTACGTCTGTCTTGACAATGCCAAAGGCATGATCTCGACAACGAGGCCTGTCGGTTCGGCTCGTTCTCCGCAGAACTACAGTGACGGCTACATCTGGAAGTTCGTCCAGCGTGTCGACAATACTGACATGGCTCGGTTCGGCTCGGATGACTGGCTTCCTGTTCGTCCTCTGAAGTACGTCAACAATCAGAAGGGTTCGATCCAGTCGATCCTCGTGAAGAACAGAGGCGACTCGTACAAGCACAACGACAAGGTGAAGATCGTCGGTGATGGTCAAGGCGCTAAGTTCTCGATCGGTCGCTTCTTCGGAAACGGTTCGATCATGAATATCGTGCCGATCAATCACGGAGTCGGTTACACCTGGGCGAAAGCATGGATCGAGTCTGCGAGCGGCGAAGAAGCTGAACTCGAAGTGAACATCAACAAGTTCGATCAAATCGTCGATCCTGTTCGTGAACTTCTTGCTCACACCGTCCGAGTGAACGTGCCACTGAACGGCTCTGAAGACGGACAGATCTATCTCGGTCCAATCAGAACTGCAGGTATCATTCGTCCGGATCTCGACGGCGTCGACGATCTTCAGGACATCGTAGACGCAAGATCTATTCTGGAGGTCGAAGGTGACGGACAAGTCTTCAACGTCGGTGACGAAATCACCGGACTCATTTCCCAAACTCGTGCAATCTGCGCTGGAGCTGAGCCGTCACGTCTATTCTTTGTTGAAGAAGCAGGAAGCGGTTTCGTCGAAGGTGAAATCGTATCGTCTGGTGTGAAGAGCGTCGTCACAGGTGCAATCACTCGCTTCGACGCTTCCATCCTCGACAACAGCAACTACATTATCGTGAAGAACTTCGTGTTCCAAAATCGAAATGCCGATCAGGTCGACAACTACATTTTCACGATCAAATTCTGATCGTTAAAATAATCGATCCGACAATACGAGAGGCAGTACATGGCGAACGATCCGAACAACATCTATCTTGGTGACGTAAATGAAGACTACACCAAGGTCCTTTTCCGTCCTGGTTACACTCCTCAGGACCGAGAGCTGAATGCTATTCAGGACTCTCTCATGCGACAGGTCTCTTCGATCGGTGACCATCTCTTCAAGAGTGGTTCACAGGTCGTCGGCGGCACGATCAAGAACATGCAAGGCAAATCGCTTCTCATCGAGAGCACCTTCAATGGTAGTGCTGTCGCTGTCGAAGCATTCGTCGGTCAGAAAATCGTCGAACTCAATGCCAACGGTGCTGAGACTGGTGCACGCGGTACGATCTTCGCTGTCTCTCCTGAGACTGCCAACGATCCTGCATGTCTCCACTACACCGACGACAATGCTCTGGTGTCTATCGGCTCTGGTACGACCGTTCGCATCACTGGCACTTCCACCTTCGCTTCGATCCGCTCTTTCGAACAGCCGATCCGCGACTGCTTGTACGCACGCATTCTCAACGGCATCTTCTACTTCGACAAGAAGTTCGTCAAGGTCTACGATCAGCTGCTCGTCTACTCCAAGTTCGATGCATCGTTCAGTGGCTTCGTCGGTCTTCAGTTCAAGAAGAACGTCGTCACCGAATTCGACGACAAGGATCTGCTGAACAAGGCACGTGGCTTCTCAAATGCCAACGGTGCTGGTGCTCATCGCGAACTTTACGAGTCGACTCTGACTTCGTACACCTACAACGATACTCGTCCGTCGAACTTCGTCGCTCTGATGGAACTCCAGCAGGGTTCGATCAAGGCGATCACGACTCAGACGACTTACAACGAAATCGAAGATCGCCTCGCTGGTGACCAAGACTCGACCCACGGTGACTTCGTCGTCAACTACTTCCGTGCCGATCTTGTCGATCACATCAACGTTCCGATCAAGACTCTCGAACCTTCTCTCACCTCGTCTCTGGTACTCCAGGCTACGACTGCTGTTCCGCACAACTATTCGATCAACGATCCGATCCGTGTGAATGCAGACTCCTCGTACGCCGGAGACTACAAGATCAAGGAAGTCCTCTCCTCGACGGTGTTCACTTTCGACACTCAGCGTTCAAACACTGTCACTGAGAAGAACAAGACCGTGTACCGTACTGACCACTTCGGTGTTCAGATCTCATCTGGCAAGGCTTACGTCAAAGGCCATCCGATCACTCTTCCTGGCACAACGAACATCGAAATCGCGAAAGCACGCACTGTCGACACCAGCCGCAACTCGAGTCTCTCGATCGGCTACGGACGTTACGTGGTTGCTGACTCGATGACCGGTCTGTTCAACACTTCGGTGAAGCAGCAAGTCTTTCTCCGTGATGCCTCGAACGTCACCGTCGGTACTGCTCGCGTTCACGCTATCACGAAGTCTGGTTCGAAGTTCAACATCTACCTCTTCGAGATCTCTATCGCTGCAGGTAAAGATCCTTCGACGATCACGAACATCTACAACGCGACAGGTGCTAACGGATCTGCTGTGACTGCTGTGGTCTCCGGCTTCAACATCCGTTCGGCCAACGATCGTGCAATGTTCCAGCGGATCGCCAACTACAAGATCGCTACTCTGCGTCCTGAGAACGTTGACTCTCTGAGCTACACCACTCAGAAGATCATGACGGTCGCTGCTTCGGCAAACACTGCAACATTCGCACTCACTGGCACCGACACGTTCGCTGGTGCACGCGGATCTGACATCAAGAGCTCCAATCTCTGGAACACCGACTACGTTCTCGTGAAAGCTGACGGCACGACTGTCGTTCCTACGAGTGTGATCATCGCTTCTGACGGCAAGTCACTGGTGGCAACAGCTGCTTCTCTGACTGGCAACGTCACGATCAGTGCACCTGTCCAGATCATTCCTGCTGTCAAGAAGAAGACTCTGAAGACGAAGAGCTATTCGACTTCTGCAGTCACCGGCTCGGTTCGCAAGTACGACTTCGATGTGGTCGACGTGATCTCTGTAAAGATCCTCGACAGCACCGGTGAGGACGTCACTTCGCTCTTCAAGTTTGACACTGGACAGCGTGACGAACTCTATGACTTCGGTTCGATCACTCTCCAGAGTGGTTCGATCGTTCCGTCTGCTCCGCTTGATATCGATATCCAGTACTTCGAACACACCGGTTCTGGCTACTTCAGCGTGGACAGCTACACCGGCATCGACTTCGCTCTCATTCCTGCGTACGTCTCTGAAGATCTTCAGACATCTTACGAGCTCACGGACATCGTCGACTTCCGCTATGTGAAGACTGGTTCATCGACTTATGCTACCTCTCTGACTCCTGTTCCGGAAGGCTTCACTGTCATCGACTTCAACTACTACCTGCCTCGCAAGGACATCATTGCCTTGTCGAAGAACGGTATCGTGAACATCGTCTCTGGTGTTCCTTCTCTGAACTCGATCTATCCGTCGATCTCCGATGATGAGATGTCTCTGTTCAAGGTCGATGTCCTTGCGTTCACGAACGACTACAAGGAAGACGTCTTCATCTACCAGGAACAGAACCGCCGATACACCATGAAGGACATCGGTAAGCTCGATCAGCGCATCTCGCGTCTGGAATACGAGACCTCTCTGAGTCTCCTTGAGTCCAAAGCGAAGACGACCGATATCGTCGACACTGACGGCAACAGCCGATACAAGACTGGTTTCTTGGTCGACAACTTCTCTGGTCAAGGCGTCGGTGACATCACGTCTTCCGACTACCGAGCTGCTATCGACAAGGAGAACTTGCTTCTTCGTCCTGCATTCAAAGAGAGTGCATTTGGTCTGGACGTCTTCGAGATCGATGGTGCAACTCGTGTCGGCAACTCTGACATTGGTCACTTCATGACTCTTCCGTACGTCACGGAAACTCTGTCCGAAAACCTGATCGCTTCGAAGGCAGTCTCTGTCAATCCGTATCTCGTCACCAAGCGTCGAGGAACTGCTCTGCTCAATCCGTCCAGCGATTACTGGAAGGACACGACCACCGCTCCTGTTCGCAACGTCGACATGACTTCGGACGTCGACAACAGAATCAACCTTGGCACTTCTTGGAACGAGTGGGAAACTGCTTGGTCAGGTACCTCTGTACGGAACGGACGCGGCACAACCACGACGACTACGACCACTGGTCAGACTCGTACCGGTGTCAACTCGTCCATCCAGTTCGTCGACACCACTCAGTCGATCGGTAAGTACGTAGTCGACGTCAATGTCTCCTACTACATGCGCAAGATCGACATCGCGTTCAAGCTAGCCGGCATGCGTGAAGACACAGATCTTCATGTGTTCGTAGACAAGGAGAACATCGACGATCTGGTTGTCAATTCTGGCATCGCTCCTATCGGTGAAGGTTCTGTTCGCACTGACGTCAGCGGCAATGCTTCTGGTAAGATCAGCATTCCGAACGGTCGCTTCCGCACCGGTGAACGACTGATCACCTTCTCTGACGAACCAAACAATGTCTCTGAGAACGCCACGACCGAAGCATCGTTCATCTTCGCTTCTTCCGGTCTGAACGTCACTGAACAGGAAGTCACCATCTCGACCAGCGTTCCTCAGCTCACGAGGACTCCGGTAACGGATACGCGCACGGTCTCGACTTCTACCACGAGCAACGTGAGGAACATTCTCAACGATCCGTTCGGTAACAGCGGCAACAACACTTCCGGCGGAGCTGCTGCAAGTGATCCTCTCGCTCAGTCTGTATGGATCTCTCCTGATCTGTATCCGAACGGTGCCTTCTTGTCTGACATCACTGTCTACATGAGGAGAAAGCCTTCTGATGCATCTCATCCGCTGATCCTTCAGATCCGTCCGACTGTGAATGGCTATCCTTCTGCCGACAAGGTTGTCGCATACTCCGAGATCAGCGTTCCTAACTCGGCTGTCAAGATCCCTGTGAAGACGAATGATCTGAACTCGATCCTCGATGCACCGACTGTGATCAAGTTCCCTGTTCCGATCTACGTCGCTGCCAACGACTACTTCAACTTCGTACTGCTCTCGAGCCATCCTGACTACGAAGCTTACATGTCTGAGATGGGTCAACAGATCATCGGTACAGACATCTTCATCTACAAGCAGCCTGTCCTCGGCTCTTCGTTCCGCTCGCAGAACGGTGGCACCTGGACTGCTTTCCAGAATGAAGACATCATGCATCGCGTCAACGTCTGCAAGTGGACTCCTGGTGTTCCTGGTACGTTCACTTTCCGTAACAAGGATATCGACGAACTGAAGTACAACGTTGTCAACTTCAGACCACAGGTGATCAAGTTCCAAGATCACTTCACTGAGTACACGATGACTTCGCGCGACTCTACGACCTCGAACAACGTGATCGAGCGCATCGTCGAAGACACGAACAACGAGCTGAAGTCTGAACGTATTATTCGTGATGACACCAGCGACGTGAACATTGCTGTGGTTGCAAGCACTGCAGACTCGTACACTGCTCCTCTGTACGAGATCAACAAGTGCTACGTCATGGCGATCGCGAACGTCATCAACAACTACGGTCTGGTACGTCGCAACTTCCTTATCGTCAACGGTGGTACCGGCTACACTGACAACAGCGTCGTCTCCTTCACTGGAGGTGGTGGCACTGGTGCCGTCTACAAGGTGAAGACTCAAGGCGGAATCATCATCGATCTCATCGAGGTCAACCAAGGTTCTGGCTACACATCTGCACCGACTGTGGCTGTATCCGGTGGTACTGGTGCGGACATCACCTTCTCTGGTGTCGAAACCGATCCGATCAACGGTAACGCCGATGCTCGATACGTCTCCAAGGTCGTCACTCTCCAAGACGATTACGTGACTGACCGAGCTGACGTCTATCTCGACATCAGTGCTCCTTCTGGTGCAGACGTGAAGATCTTCTATCGCTCGAAGAACAACGCAGACGCAGAGTCCATTCAGCTCAAGGAGTGGAAAGAAATCACGCAAAATAATCGAAAGACTTCGACAACTGATGAGTTCATCGAAACGAAATTTACGGTAGATCTGTCTTACACTGACGACAACGGTGCTGTCTTCGACGAAGTTAATTCCGTTCAGACTAAGATCGTTCTGCTTTCGGCGAACACGTCAATTGTTCCGAAGTGCAAAAACTTCAGGTTTATCACGACAGTCTAAGATGGAAGATTACGCAAGAGTCATAGAGGACCGGAGCTACGTTCGAGATCTCCGGTCCAATGCTATCATTTCAGCAGACCGTTCTGCGTATGAGAATCGCAGACGTTTTAAGCAGCAGCGAAACGACAAAAATACACTTGAAAAGACGGTCGAGGAATTGCTCAAACGAGTGACTGCTCTGGAAGAAAGGCTTGCTCTGTTAGATGGTTAACGTAACTCCAATTTCGCCTATCGTTCCAGGTGACACTTCTGTCGGTGATTCCGTCGCGAAAGCGAACGACGTCTTCAGCAGAATTGTAGAACAAGGACAGGCAGTCAACGGTCTTCTGATCGACGTCGGTGACAAGGCTTCACTCCAGACCAGTATCAAGACGAACCTCGTGGCAGCGATCAACGAGATTCTGGTTCGCTTCAACGATGGTTTCCTCGTCGAGAACATCACTGGTCTTCTCGCAGATCTCGACACGACGAACAAGACGAACCTCGTCGGAGCTATCAATGAGGTTGTCGGAGACGTAGGAGATCTCGACGCTCTCCAGTCTGTCAACAAATCGAGCATCGTGGCTGCGATCAACGAGATCCTGACCGAGAACGCCGGTGTCGGCAATCTTCAGAACCTCTCTACGATCGACAAATCGAACATCGTTTCTGCGATCAACGAACTGTCTCTGAGTATCGGATCGTTCTCGAACCTCTCTGGCTACCAGGACATCGTCTCCGCTATCAACGAAATCTCGGACGACATCGGAGATCGAGACGAACTGGAGACGACTGTCAAGAACAACCTGGTTGTCGCTATCAACGAGATCGTTTCGAAGTACGAACTCTTCGTGGCGAAAGACGGTTCGACTGCATTCACTGGCAACGTGAACCTCGACAACCACAAGGTCATCAATCTTGCTCCTGGCACGAACCCGAACGACGCTGTCACTGTAGCTCAGATCCCTGAACTCGTGAAGCTCGGCGACGTAGACAGTCTGTCCACTTCTACGAAGGAAAATGCTGTCCTTGCTATCAACGAAGTAGTCGGCTACATCGGTCAGCTCAATCTGCTGAATACGACCGTGAAGACGAACATCGTGGCTGCCATCAACGAGATCGTTGCCAACATCGACTATCAAGACATGCAGACCAAGCTGTCTGGAGAGACTCTGATCAAATTCGGTTCTACCGTCAACAGCGATCACGACCAGACTTTCGACTTCCGTTCGTCCTCTGTCACTGGTCCTACGAGTTACGATCTTCGTATCATCCGTGAGAGTGGTTCGAACGGCGAAGCTCGTATCATCCAGAACGGTAGCGGCCAGACATTCATCTCGACCAATGACGAGATCAACGGTGTCATCGATCGAATTCGAGTCAACGCTGACGTAGGCAATCCTTTCGAGATCTACAAGGATGGTGTCTGGGTTGCAGTCGCTACAGGCGGTGCTTCACTTCCTCTGGTCGGTGGCACGATGACTGGTCCGATCCAGTTCAACAAGATCCTCAGCTCGAACAACATTCTGATGGATCTCCAGCAGGGTTACGCCATCTACTCTGATGACGTCGGTACTTACGACAGCTCTGTGAGCCGTCTCTGGATCGACGGTCCTTCTATCGGCGAAATCCACATCGGTCCTAAGACCACAGGCAATCTTCGTGGTATCGAACTTCGGACCGATCGACTCGACGTCACAGGTGAGATCTTCTCGTCAAGCGACATCACGTTGCTCTCTGACGAACGAGTGAAATCTGAAATCGAGACGATCGATGACGGACTTGAGAAAGTGTATGCCATGCGCGGTGTCCACTACATCAAGGACGGCAAGTTCTCCACTGGTGTCATCGCACAGGAACTCGAGAAGATCGCTCCTGAACTCGTCAAGGATGCAGGTGAGCTCAAGGCCGTGAACTATCCGCAGCTCACTGCTTATCTCATCGAAGCCGTGAAAGATCTTGTCGATCAAGTGAACGACCTTAACCGCCGCATCATCACGTTGGAGAACAATCAGTGACTCTTCCGACAATCGGTCCTATCTCTCTAGACGATATCGCTACAGAGTTCAGTCTTCCGCTTCCTGTGAGCATGACTGATCTGTACGGTATCGCTGTCGGCATTCCTACGACCGGTGAGATCTCTCTGAGCATGTTCAGAGGTAAAGGCATCAACATCGAAAAGATCGTGATGTCTTCAACTCAGAATCTCATCCTGTCTTCGCTGTTTACAAACGAGGAACTGAACTCTCCGCTCGACAAGCGTGTGTTCATCGATCCAGGAGTTTCGATCGGCTCGCTGAACCCTGCTATCCCTGCTATGCAGTCCGGAATCTTTCTCGGCAACTTGACGATCGAGAACTATGGAAGCGTTCTCGGTGCTGGTGGATCTGGCGGAACAGAAGGTTCTCCTGGAACGAACGGCGGCGATGCTATCGTTCTTGACATTCCTGGTGTCGTCATCGAGAACTACGGTTTCATCCGTGGTGGTGGTGGCGGTGGTGGATCTGGCGGCAAAGGCGGTGACGGAGGTGATGGAATCTATTCGTTCACTCGGCGTGATCCGAAGGAAGGAAGCGCGTACTCCCGTTCTGTTCCGAAGTTCTACGTCTACGAGTATCGCTTCAATGGCGTTCTCGGTAACGTTCAGTGGTTCTGGAATGACATCCAAGTCTCGAACGCTTTCTCTAACGACTTCGTCCAAGTCGGCACCATCAAGTACTTCAAAGGTGACCAGAGATCGTACCAGAGGAAAGAGAACGTTGGCTCGATCCAGGAGTACTCTTACTACTCAATCCATCAGGAGTACCCGATCTCGTACGACACGGACGGTGGACTCGGTGGTGACTACAAAGGCACGTTCTCCGACGGTGGTCAAGGCCAAGGATACCTGCGTTCGCTGTCTAAAGGCAATCAAGGTCTCATCGGCGAACCTGGTGGTACGAACGCTGGACGCGGAGGCGACGGTGGTCACGGCGGTGACGGCGGCACATGGGGAATTCCAGGTAATGCTGGTTCTGCTGGACAAGACGGCACCGACGGAAACATTTCTGCTGGAACTGTAGGCCAGAGCGGTTTTGCTGGCGGAGACGCTGGTAGAGCTGTCACCTCGTCCCAAATATACACTGTAAACAATTTCGGCACGATCGATGGAAGTTACTGATGACCGTAAGCAACACACCAATTCAAACGGCTTCTACGAGTTCTGATGCCGGTTCACTTTCGGCTATCGTCAATGCTGTCATCACTCGGTTGTCACAGACAGTCGTTCAGTCGAACCTGAATGAAACACAGGTCGGAAATCTGGCTGATCTCGATACTGACGTGAAATCGAGTGTCGTAGGTGCCATCAACGATCTGGTGAGCAAGTTCGACTCTGGTGAACTCGTTGCTACCTACATCGGTCAGCTCCAGGATCTCAACACTTCGGTCAAGTCGAACGTCGTAGCTGCCATCAACGAAGTCAACAACAAGGTTGGAGACATCGGTGCACTCGAGACTGAAGCGACGAGCAACGTCGTAGCTGCGATCAACGAGATCTTTGCAGTGGTTCAAGGTCTCGGAGACATCGACAGCGGTGAGATCTTCAATCAGCTGAATGCTCGTGTCATCAAGACTGGCGACACGATGTCTGGAGTGCTTAACATTCTCTCCGGTGTTCCGAGCGCAGACACTCCTCTACTCGGTCTCGGCTGGAACACGCTTCTTCCTTCCTGGAAAGTGTATCTCGATTCTGCTGAGTCGTACTCTCTGTTCGCATTCGACAAGACGACTGGTCTGGTTCAAGGACGTCGCCAGACTCTCGACAAGAACGGTAACTTCACTGTCGCAGGCACCCTGAAGACAGGCAACGGAACTGCTCTCTTGGATAACGATGGTTCGGTCGTCGGTAACGCATGGATTGCTGTCGGCGGTTCTGCTAACGCTATCGCTTCTATCAATGCAAAATTCGCCGGTTACTTCCAGTCCATCGGCGGATCGATCACCGGCAAGCTCGTCGAGAACATCGGCTTCACCGGCAACGAAGTCACATTCCGAGATCTGAAGTACGGCAACGCGACTTTCCGTAGCTGGGAAGAGATCGTCGATGCCAGCGAGAACTACGTTCTTCGTTCTCACAACAAGATCAGCGACACGATCATCCAGTCTGCTTTGAAGCTGAGTCTGACAGGCAACATGGAAATCGCTGGTACGTTCAAGTCCGGTGGCGGTCTGACTGTCGGTACTGCAACATTCGGCACTGACGGTGGCATCACCGGTTCTGCATGGAATGCTTTCGGTGCTTCGCCAAACGCCATTAGCGCCATCCAGAACTACGTCTCTGGACGACTCGCTGCGTTCGTTGGTTTTCCTGGTGGCGGTACGACTGGTCAAGCTCTCGTCAAAGCTTCGAACACAGAGAACGACTTCGCATGGGGTGGACCATTCGCTCCGCTCGTCCATACTCACGTTATCGCAGACACCACTGGTCTCCAGTCTGCTCTTGATGCTAAGGCGCCTCTTGCGAATGCTGCACTCACTGGCAATCCGACTGCGCCGACTCCATCTGTCGGTGACAATGATACGTCCATTGCGACAACGGCTTTCGTTCAGGCAGCTATCGGCAGCATGGGCAAGAGAAGTCTGACGATCTCAACTGCTGCTCCATCTGGTGGAGTCGACGGAGATGTCTGGTTCCAGACGGAGGTGTAAGCTATGCCGATTTGGACAAAAGTCGCCGGAACTTGGAAGAAAGTTCTCGATCCTGAAATCAAGAAGGCCGGAGCATGGACTCCTGTCAAAGTGGTTTCCGTAAAGGTTGGAGGCGTCTGGCAACAGGTCTTCGCTATCGAGATCGTGGCATTCGTAGCTGCGAACGCGACTAACGTTTCTCTGCAGTCACTGTTCGCATCAGGAGACTGGTCGAACCCTCTCCTCAAGAAGAGAGTCGTTGTCAATCCAGGTGTGATCGTCGGCAGCACGAACCCCGCTGTCTCTGCTCTTCGTACTGGTACAGGTTGGGCTGGTGCTCTTCAGCTCGACAACTACGGAGAGATCCAGGGTGCTGGCGGTGTTCCGAACTCTGGTGCTGGTGGACACGCTATTCTTTGCGAAGCTGCTGGACTCACTATCAAGAACTTCGGTGCTATTCGAGGCGGAGGTGGTGCTGGCGGCAAAGGTGGTAACGGCGGTGCTGGTGTCTACTACACGACTGTTACAGAAGGTCCGCAATACAACTATCCGAGCGGCAGCCCTCGTTATTGGTGGCAGACATCTCCTGGCTCTAGTGATAGTGTCTGGTGGGGAGGTAGCAATTACGTCTTCGGCGATATCAACAGTCCGTACACGGTCGGTGGAATTACGTGGACACGCGGTACACAACGAGATGGCTCTACGAGCGGCGGCTTCACCACGAATTACTTCGAAGTGTATCGCTCCTACCAGCAATCTCACGCTACCTCTGGCGGTACTGGTGGTAACGGTGGTCGAGGCAAGGGTTACGGTCAGACGAACGCTGCTGGATCTTCTGGATCAGCCGGTGGCACGAACGCTGGTACTGGTGGTACAGGCGGCACTGGTGGAGATTGGGCTTCCGGAGGTGCAACAGGTGCAACAGGCAATTCTGGCAACAACGGCGGTGGTTCTGGCGGTACTGCTGGTGGAGCAGCCGGTAAAGCTATCTCCGGCTCTAACACTCTGATCAATACGGGTGTAGTCAACGGAGCGACTTCTTAAGCACTCCAGAGATCCACAGTTAAAGGGTGGATCAAATTCACGACTCGGATAATAGATACTATAATGGCCGGAAGACTAATCATCTCCCGGCCTCTGTGTCAATTAGTAGTCGTTGGTCGTCAGATCTTGGATCTGTTCGTATCGTGCTTCATTCTCGACCCAGAATGAGTACTTGCTCGTGAAGAGCATTTCTTGGACGAAACGCCGATAGAGGTCTTCGTTGTGGAATGTAGCGACGAGACCGTTGTCGAAGACGTTGATGACATCGCCGAGTTTGAAGACTGTGAACTCTTTGACCTGCATCTCATTTCTCCTTACTTCAGTTTGGTCACAGTGATCTTGTGATCGTTGTAACGGATTCCTGCGTAAGCTGTGCCGAGAACGTTGATTCCGAAGTACTTGCTTTTCGCAGCAGGAATTCCATAGATCGAATTTTGACTCAACACGAAGTCTTCCGCGTCGAAAAAGTTCTTGTAGATGCCGACGATCGGAAGATCGTTTCGATCGGTATCTTGGACGACGAAGACGAGATTGTCGAGGAAACCTTCGTCGATTCTCTCGTTTGTGTGCTCCAGAGCTTCTTCTACGGTCTCGAACGAGATCGTGTATCGTTCTTCGTCGCTAACCAGAAATCCGACTTCTCGAAACTCGTCGTCTCGTCCAGCGATGATTGCAATGATCCACGGCCTCTTGACGACGGTCTCTTCAAACTTGCTGCAATCTTTCTCGTCGAGAGCATTCAAGACAGCGAGAGAGTAACGTTCAGTCATTTCGTTTCTCCTGAAAAAGGAGGAGTCTTTTGGACTCCTCCGTGAAGTTGGTGATCGATTACTTCTTTTCGGAAGTGGAGGCTTTCTTGAGTGCTTCTTCCGAAGAGAGGTGGCGAGGAAGATTGGTATCCTTGAAGCGAGAGAAGATCTTCGAAGTGCGGATTGCGTTGGTGAAGTCTTCGATTTGTTCGGATCGTACCGTGAAGAAGTAGTCTTCACCGAAGTTGGCGAAAGAGATTTTCGCAGTCTTGAAGTGATTGTGCTGTTCCGGTGTATTGAACCGGGAAGCGATGTTCTTGAAGAGGTAGATCTTGGAGGTTCCGATGACCGGTTCTTCGGAAGGAGTTTCGATCTTCTTCTCGGGTTCTTCGGAAGGAGCGTCGGTCTTGATGAGTTCCATCACAGTTTCGTATCCGAGATCGGTGAAGTTGAGATAGTCACCTTCGTCGTCTTTGGACACTGTGACCAGTTCTTTCTTCACGAGGGAGGAGAGGACACCTTTCTTGGAGGTGATGGAGAGATCGTTGACTTTTCGGTCTTCGAGCCATACGTAGGTATGGAGTTCGGAGGGTGAAGGAGCCGAAGTCGGATTTCCGTTTGTTGCATTCATTTCGCAGTAAGCGAAGGAGAGGAGAAGCTTGGTTTCGTTGTCGGTAAGTTTGATCATTTTATTCACTCCGTGTTTGGTTTGGTTTAAGTTGATATTGATACAGTATACCAAACCACAGGAATGTAAACAGGAAAGTTTCAGTTTCCTAAAACTTTTTTCGTGACCATCTCATGGAACTTGCCTTGCTCTCCGATGTCGAGCTTCTTGTAGCATTTCGTCACTTCGTCATGGAGCATTTCGAACGATAGAATCTTACCGCTCTCAGCTGCTTCCATGAGAAGTTCGAACCTCTTGAACAGGATGAGGACGTTCATTCAGCGCGTCAGCTTGTCGAAGTCGCGAGTCGGAACAGCTTCCATCTTGCACCAGTAGACATTGTTCTTTCTGGCGCACTCACGAAGCCTCGCAGGATTGCCGAGGAACTCGTTCATAGCAACGAGTAGAGCGAAGATGGAGAGGAAGCCGATAAGGAAGCCGAGTGTCATCGCTCCGTTTATGTCTTTCCTGGTGTATTCCGTTTTCATCAGATTTCCTTCTCGGACAGGTGGGAGATGACTCGGTTCTGGACGTCTCGAACTTGCTTCAAGACGATACCGATTGCCTGGTGCATGTCGTAGTACTTGAAGTCACCGAGTCGACCGCAGATGTGGACTCGATGATCTGCAAGATCTTTGAGCTCGTTGTATTGCTTCAGGATGTCACGCTGTTCCTTGAGATCGATCGGATAGTACGGATCGATGCCGTTCGCTTCGTCTGGTTCACAGGATTGCTCGAACGAGACGATCGTGCCTCTCGCTCCATGAAGAGGATTGAAATGCTTGTGCTCGATCGCACGTGTGTACGGAGTCGAGTTGTCGCAGTAGTTCATCACCGAGGTCCCGAGAGCGTCGTCGATGTCTAGCATCTCGATCGTGTTGAACCTCACAGATCTCCACGCGAGCTTGCCGAACTTGTAGTCGAAGTACTTGTCGATCGGTCCAGTGTAGATCACGAATGGTTTCTTCGACATCTCATCACGGATATCGAAGTAGTCGACACCGGTGACGGTCTGAATGTATCGTCGATCGCAGATCATGTTCTCGATCAGCTTGGTATAGCCGTCGACAGGAATGCCTTGATACCTGTCGTTGAAGTAGTCTGTGTTGTAGTTGAAGCGGACAGGAAGACGCGTGATGATGCTCTGGTCCAGAAGTTGCGGATCGACATTCCACTGCTTCTTCGTATACGTCTGGATCAGAGTCTCGTAGATCTTGTATCCGACGAGCGAGATCGCCTTCTCAGCGAGGTTTGACGGAATGTCGATCTTGTGATCGAGCATATCGTTGGCGATCTTCGTCTCGAGGAAATGTCGTGCTTGGTGTGGTTCGAAGCCACGCTCGAAGATCTCGGACATCGTCTTCAGAGTGAACGGAAGAGAATAGATCTTTCCTCCGCTGTTTGCAAGAACCTTGTGACGATAGTCATTGAAGTAGCCGAACGTGTTGACGTAGTCCCAGATCTCCTTGTTCGGAGTGTGGAAGATGTGTGCACCGTACTTGTGGACGTCGATGCCGTTCTTGCGTTCGGTGTAAGCGTTTCCAGCGAGGTGGTCACGCTTGTCGATCACGAGAACCTTGAAGCCTTGCTTCGCGAGTTCGTATGCGTATGTCGCACCTGTAAAGCCAGATCCGACGATCACCACGTCCGCTTGGTTCGAGAGCGCAATTGCTCTCATGTTGTCTGAAGTTCTTGATTCCATACTTACCTCCGTTTGATTTGTTCGTATCATAACAAAAGATGTCTGATTGTGAAACTGAAAGAGGACGCCATTTGCGACGTCCTCAATTTCAATCAGTCAGGTTTTGAGTTTCAATCAGTCAACCTTCTTGAGATACACGACAGACGCGTATCCGTCGATCGTCTTGTATCCGTCGTCAGGATTGATTGACGGACCGGTCTTTATCGCTGCAAGCTTTGCGAAACCGCCTGTGATCCGTTCGACTCGAACGAAATCACCGTTGTTCAGACTCCCGATGACGTTAGCTGACGAATTATAGCTGTCTCGGATACGAAGAGCTGACCCGGTCGTCTTGACCTGGTACACACCGGCCGACTCGGATGGGTCCTTGTAGTCGCGGTTCAGATGCACGGTCTCGTCGGTACCTTCGTAAAAGTCGTCCGAACCGTCCATGTTCGTCTCGTTCAGCTTGTCCAGGAGCTTCTTCGAGAGAATGATTCCAATGCCTGGATCCTGCTTGCGACCAGGAGAGATCTGTTCGTGACCGACGACTTCCAGGATAGTCGGATATTCGGCCTTCAGAGCTTCGACGATGTCTTGGAGAGCCTGGAGCTGATACTCCGTGTACGGAAGCCACGCGTAGGTCTTGTTGCCGAGAGCCCTGTGAGTAGAGAGGACGAGATTGTCTGCTTCGACATCGTAACGAGCGCCGTAGTACGTGACTGCAGTCTTCTTGTCAGCAGAGAGTTCCATCCAGCCTGGATTGGTCAGTTCGATGCCGATCGAGTAGCTGTTGAGTCCGTTGATGCCTTTCCACTGCGATGCACCAGCATGCCACTGGATCTGATCGAAGTTGCCGACCTGAGTCACCTCTCCGTCTTTCCTGCCGATGACGAGATGACAGCTGACCTGTTTCGGAGACGACGACAGAGTCTTCACGTCATTCTCGTAGCTGCCGCCAGCTGTGTAGTGAACGACGATGTACTTTTTCTTGTTCGTGCCGTTGCCGATTTTCGAAGTCTGAACGTGCTGAACAGCACCCTTCAGAAGACCATTTTCAATTGTGAACATGCATGTCCTTTCCACCGATGATGAAGAACGAGCTCCGGATGATGTTCACCTCGGCGTCTCGAATTCGTTTTGCTTTCTGTACTGCGAGAGCCAGAGTATGAGGATGATACCCTGGCAGCTTCTCTTTGAAATTGCTTTGAGCAGTCTCAAGTTCCTTCGTGAGGCCGACTACCTCGTCGACCTCTTTCTGTGTCCGCATTAACTTGACCAATTTACTTCTTTCTGGGCTTGCCGCGATAAACGTTGATGATTGTGTCGTCGTAGTGCTTGCCGAAGTTCTCAGGAGTGATCTCTTCGAAGAACACGAGTTCTCCGTCATCCTGGAGAATGTATCGAGCTGAGGACTGGAGCTTCCATTTCTTAGCAGAGATGCTGATCTGCTTATCGTTACGACCTTCGCCTTTGGTACGAAGTCTGATCGTTCCAGAGTCGGAGAGTTTCCGAGGGATCAAGAAGCATGCAGTCTCGTCGTGGAGAAGCTCAATATGCTCTTCTCCGATGATGTCGCATGCAGCCGCTGAGAAGGTGATGTAGATCAGATCGTCCTCCGAGCGAACTTTCTCTTCACACAGTTCGATGACAGACTTCAGAGTGTGCGCAGAGTAATCGTAAAAGCTGATCAGTTTCGTGATCAGGTTTTCGACCTTGATGCGTCCACCTCGTACCCATGAGACTGAGTACTTTTCGAAGTCGATCTTTCCAGTTGCGAAGGAGTTGTTGCTCATAGAAACGACCATGTTCATGTTGATCTAATCCTCGGTTAGATGATTTTGTCGATAGAATCATCTTAACACAAGGTGACTCAGAAAGAAACAGTTCTTTCAAATTGTAATGATAAGTTCTGGATCAAACTTCGGATTTTCGTCACCGTATCCGAGTGGATTGTTGATGACTCTCGTCCTGTTGATCATGTAGTCGACGGAGCTGTGCGTGTGTCCGTGGATCCAGAAATCAGGTCCGATCTCGTGAATCATGTCGTCGAGGACTGAAGCGTAAGCTGGGTTCGTGACGTCTCCGGCGTACTGAGGACTGATCGACTTGTAGCTCGGAGCGTGGTGAGTAACGACGACTGTTCTTTCTTCATGAGTCTGAAGAAGCGACTCCTCGATGTGGCGTCGTGTGTATCGATGCTCATACAGCGCATGACGCGGCATGAAGCGTTCGAATGGATCATCGCTCCATCTGATCTTCTTGTGATCGTTCATCCTCTTTCGACACTCGTGCATGGCCAGACCATTGCCATCGGCGTAGTCAGTCCACAGAGTGCCGCCGATGAAGAGAACGCCTTCGATCCTTGCCAAGCTGTTGTCCAGCACGATCAGACCAGGATGAACGTCTGCGAGGTCGCGAAGCTGCTGTCGACGCTTCTTGAAGTTCGTCTTGTAGAAGTCGTGATTGCCTGGAACGAACAAAGTTGGAAGTATCTTCGACGTCGTAACGAGCCAGTTGTCGTTCACAGCGTCTCCAGCGACGATAGCTACGTCAGCTCCAGACGGCGGATAGATGTCCAGCCACTCGTTGTAGTCGTGGTGCAGATCTGAGACGACCCAGGCTTTCATAGATCAAGTCCTTCGTGATTGTACTCGAGAGCGAAGTCGATCACTGGGACTCCTGCTTTTCTCGATATCTCTTTCATGTGAGCAGTCCCTGTTCCACCTGGAAACGCAAGTACTGCATCTGGTTTGAACTCTTCGAGCATCTCCTTATTGCGGATTGGACCTGCAGCAGTTGCATACTTGTCCCAGTCCGGAAGAAACTCTTGGAACGCGATCTCTCTAGAAAGCGCAAAGTGCTTGGCGAACGTGTCAACATTTCGAGCACCGCCAGCTGCCATGGATAGATCTGCTTCTGATCTGACGCTCTTACAAAATCCAAGAAGCTTGGAGATAACGAATCCGGCATCCTTGAAATCTCTTCCTCCAGTAACAATGACTCTCATATTGATCTCACGTTGACACAGGTGATGGGTGGGAGCGGTGATCGACTCGGATTAATGATCTATAATCCTATCGTCAGGCTATTCGTGTGACCACCAGATAAATCTTGAATTTTGGATCGCCAGGACGAACGTAGTTCGTGATCTCTTCGTAATTGGCAGATCGAACGAGGAAACTCTCGTGCTTCTCTTTCGATTTGTTGTAGAGATGGATGACATCGTTCTGCCGCGGAATGTGAGGTCCGTAGAAGTCACGGATCCAGCTGCTTTCAGACTTCGCGTTGAGATAGATCTCTACCATTACGCAGGCTCCTTGTTGATCTTCATGCAAACAGGACACGCAGCCGAGTAGTAGCTGTAGTGACTGTTCTCCACGTAAGCAGAGTCGCAGTTGACGATCCACTTATGACCGCATCCAGGACCAGGAGGATATCTGCAGTCCTCGCAAGTCATGCGGACTGTAGCCTCGCTGTCGTTCTCGAACTTGCCCATGTTGGTGTACGTTGTCATCACGCAGCCTTCGACATGAACGACTTGAGAGTCAGTTCGTTCTTCAGAGATTCAAGAACCTCTTCGACACCGTGCTGGAGACGAACGTGACGGTGATCACGGAGCCAGACTGCATCTGAAGGTGAAATGTATTCGACGAAGTCGTGTTCTGTTTCGACTGGACCGTTTGTACGAATGCCGAGCCAGAGACGCTGCGGATTGATCCAGTAGTAGATCTGCCAGTCTTGCGACTCATCGATGCGCTTGCCTTCCATGAGGGCATCGAGATACATGTAGCGATCACCGAGATCGAAACGAAGTTGCTTTTCCATCAGTAGTATTTCCTTTCATAGAAGGAACGAAAGTAGTCTCGTGCGGCCTCAGCAGCCTCTTTCGTCCGATAGAAGTAGTTGTCGTTGTATCGTTCGCGTCCGCACTCTGGATCCAGGTTTCGATCGTAGACATGGTGCTGAGATTTGATGTGTCCTCTGTGATACGGTGAAATCTTCAGCTTGAGAGTTTGGACGTCGAGCTCTTTCGCTTCGAAGAAAGATCCGCCTTCCTTCTTAGTTTTTACAAAATCGACGATTTCGATAGCATGGACATCGCCGTTGCAAGATCCGATGACGTAGTAGAGCTTGTCGCCTTTCTCGATCTCGCTGTAGTGAGTGATCGTACCTTCAGGACGCGGACGTGTCGCATACATTTCAGAATCTCCGTGGTTAACGTTATGAGGTGAATGTATCAAATCAGAACAGATTGTGAAACTGTGAGTTCGGGATCGGATATCTTTTAAAGAGATTTTCTCTCAGTTCTACAAGTCTATCGTAGATCATCGGAGCTCTCTTCTTGAGCTGTGCTCGTCCAGTGCCGATCCCGGCTGCAGGCCAGTAGACGTATTGTCCGTCTTTCAGTAGACGTTCGATCTTGTCGATGTCGTCATAGATTTTCGGAAGGATGACGTTGTAATCAGAGTCCTTGATGTAGGCATGGTAGTCACGACCTGGACGCATCTTCGTAATGACACCGATCGCGTTCGGACAATCACGGATGACGCTCTGTCCGCTCTTTCCTTCTCTGAGAAGGTTGTCTCCGAAGACGAAGTAGTCTCCTTGTCTCATTTCGAGGAGTTCTACGCTGTACTCAGCATGAGTGAAATCGATCGGCATTAGAGAAGTGGCCTTTTCCTTAGAGAGATCTGAGCCATCACGAACCTGCACACAGGAGACGGATCGACACGATTGCCTGTTCGGTAATCATGCCAGACGGTACTGCTGCCGTAGATCTGGTGGATGACGATCTTGCGTTTCCGCCAGAGAAATCCGCACGAAATTTCTTCACGGACTTCAGCGTAGTACTCGTTTCTGTTGATCTCGCTCGTGTTTTGCAGTTTGAGAAGCTCGAACTTGTAATGCATCAGAGTGCGTACCTCAGTTTGTCGATCTTGTCTTTACGAAGATCTTGGATTGCCTTGAGTCGTTTCATACGAAGATTTTCCTCGTACTGTGCTTCGGCGGCGACGTCGACTCGCTTATCCAACAGACGGACGTAGAAGCCGAGAGCTTTCTCAGTCATCGGCATCTCGGTCTTGAGGACGTTGACATCGTAATGGACTCTTTCCAAGCCGTCGACGTTCGAGGCTGTCTTGATCTTCACGACTTGAGCTTGGAGATCGAACACGAAAGTCATGTAGTTCCAGCACCATCTGTCAATCAGAATCTCACTCTCGAACTTCTTCCGAAGGACGGACCAGTCTTCGATTTCAGAGATGGTGCTCGAGAAGTCCGTGGAGAACGGTTCGACACTTCCGAGAACTCGCGTGATGAATGTCTCGTAAACGTGAGCGAGTTTCGATTGCTCAGAGTTGACATCGTACCGCGGAAGAGTCTTTCGACGCTCGGTCTCTTTCGTGATCAGATGATCGAGATGCTCAGGATCTTTGGCTCCGTGAAACTTACAGATGCTCTTGACCTGATCTGTGTTGTGAGGAATGAAGTTGAAGCGTTGCTGCGGATTGGACGGATGGTTATTCTTGTCCGTCACGGCGATGTAGTGATACTTCGCAAGCTCAAGATTCAACATTGTAGATCTCTTCCTCTGTGACACGAGTGACGGACACGAGTTCTCGCTCGTTCTCGTATGGCTTTCTCGTCTTGTTCCACCATTGGATCGAAGTCTTCGCTCGATTGACTGGACCCATCTCAGTGATGTCCGGAGCAAACTTGTAGTTGATCGAGTCAGGAACTCCTTCTTCCCAGGAGACTCCGAGCCTCTTCTCACGGACGATCATCATGTACTTCGTCTTCACTTCTGTATCTCCATCATGAGTGAAATCAGGAATGCTTTCCGATGGCTCGGAGGCAATTGGTTGTAGACCCACTTGAGTCGATCGATCGCTTGTTCTGCGCCGTTGTTCGCGCGGATCTTCTTCTGCATCGACTCGGTGTTCTTGACGTGAGTGATGATCTTGTCAAGTTCGATCCAGACGGACTTGTGGACGAAGTTGGACACACCATCGACAAACTTCAGACGTCCGAGATAGAAAGTCTTGATCGTCTCGGAGTCAGCTTCCTTCACGTACGGAAGCGTGTATCGGCAGCCGATGTATGCCTGGAACTTCGATTTCGAAGAGAACCACAGAGCTTTGCTGTCGATAATTCTGTAGTTGACGTCTTCGAAGTTCAGTTCCGAGATGTCTTCGTAGCGAACGAAAAGTTGACTGAACGTCTTGTCCTTCTCGTTGTATCGTCTACCGATGTAGACGACTTCGATCGTCGGAAGTTCATCGACAGGATCCTTCTTTACGTCAGTCATTTCTTGCTCCAATCGGAATAGTGAAGGTAGTCGAGCTTGTCTGCTCCACCGAATTGATCGAGTGTAGTCTTGTAGAGAATTTGCGCAAAGAAGAGTGCGTCGAACGAATTTGTTCCGTGAGCACCTATCGTGCAGCAATGTTCCTTAGACTCTCCTTCGAAGACTCGGAAAGAGTGGAATTTCTTCTCGTCGGACTCGGTGATCTGTGTCATCTCAGTACCTCTTGAAGGAGAGATCTTTCGGAGAAGTGCTCGGATCGATCTCCTTGATCAATTCCTTTCCTTCGTGCCGAGAGTCAACGATGTGAGCGCCGTGGTCGGAAGCGGACCAGTGAAAGAAGACACCTCCGTCAGTCGTAACATCCTTGTGGAGGAAACGCTTGGAGCTGGACTTCATGATGAGATACTGTGTCATGCCATCTCTCCGAGAAGCTTGGTTGCGTCGAGAGGAGCGGAAGCGTTAAGAAGGTGGACGTTGACGTTGTAGAGTTTGAAGTCTTCGAAAGAGAGAACCACGTAGTGTTTCGCTTCTTTGCAAATTCCGACGTAACGTGTGCCTTTGTACACGAAGCCAGGATGCTTCCGGAGATCGGTGGAAACTCCGAAGCGTTTGCAGGCAGCTTCGAATTTCTCGCGGAATTTTTCTTCGAAGTTGACCTTCGTAGCTTCCACAAACTTTCGTTCGGATTCTTCGTTGATGTTGTTCTCTTGAAGTTTCCGTTCGAGGAGCTTCGGATTGATCGAGTAGTCGGAAGCGATTTCGGAAATGAGTGAGTCGGTAAGCTTCTCACCTTTACGAAGAGCTTCTTTGATTTCAGTTATTGCATCAGAAAGAGACATGATACACTCCGTGGTTTCTTGTTTATAGAATCAATCTATAACAAACCGCTTGAAACGTAAACTAAAAAGTTTCGCGCTTGGAATGATTTTCCTTCGCTTGAGCAACAGCCTTCGTGAAGTCCTTGAAGAACCAGATTTCAGCGAGTCGCGGAAAAAAGATCGGATTGTTGTGGTCGATCCAGTCGCTGTCACCGAGATGATTCGTGCGATGTGTGGATGTCAGAGTGAACGTGCCATCGCGATGTCGAACAGCAACTCTGCAGATGTAGATGTTGCCTTTGTCGGTCACGTTGTAGACCAGCTGGTTCTTTTCATACTTCTGTTTCATGTCACGCTCCGTAGATGATGTCGCAATCGTGCTCTTTACCCCAGAGACAAAGTTCGAGGATCTCCTTGAGCTTCATCTTTGCGTAGCCTCGATCTCCGTAGCTCTCGAGGAACGGATCGAGCAGAGCGAGTGCAATCTTCACAATCATGGTGTCGATCTTCACGTCAAAGATGCCGTCCTCGATCTTTAAACCGAGGAGAGTCTCGATAACGAAGAGTGCGTTGCCGCTGTTCATCTCGACATCCACGACTGGATTGTAGAGAGGGTTCCACTTGACGGTGTCATCTCGGGTCTGAAGGTACCGCATCTGGGCTGTCCAGAGTTCGTTAGGAACTTCGACATGACCTTCGGCATTTGTCTTCGCGACGTAAAGGTTCATACCCATCACTTCATTCCTTTTGCGCAAGAGAGGAAGTAGCTGATACCGACGAAGCCGACGATATTCAGAAGAATTATCGTCGGCCAGAAAATGTTGAACATTTGAAGTCTCCGTGGTTTGTTTATGGGATGATACTAAAACAAACTGAGAGACTTGTAAACAGGAAAGTTACTCGAGAATTTCGATCTCTTCGAGAACCGGCAGAACGCGGAAGCCCAGGTGACCAGCAGCTTCGATCAGATCAATAGCGTACAAATCGCTGATCTTTCCTTTCTTCATCCACTTGTAGCGCGGACCGAGTGCTTCGATCTGTTCCGGCGTGGCGTTCTTGACCGCGTCCCTGAGCTTGAGAAGCAGTTCTGCTCTGAAGATCAGGCTGTTCTGTTCTTCAACATCGTTTGTGATTGCTTCGAATGCGTACTTGAATGTCAGTGTCATTTCTTCTCCTTTGGTTTCTCTTATCACGAGCCTCTGAACTGTGGACGCATGACGTGCTCTCCGCAGATCGGATGATCGACTTCGACGTTCGGATACATCCACGCTAGAGCCTCGTTCTCGACTCTGTCATAGCCTTGGAAAGAGATGCTCGTGTACTTGACAGGAACAGGCGGAAATCGTCTGCACTCGTTGTGACCAGAACTGTAGTACTCACAAGAAATGCAGCACTTTCTCAGTTCCCAGATGTCCTTCTCCTTGACCTCTTCTTCATGGTCGCTCATCGAAGAACTCCGTGCTGACGTGGAATGATCCGCCGATGTGAGTGACGTACCTGACCCTGTACCACTTCTTCCTTCTGAAGATCTTTCGATCGATCCATGAAGTCTCACCGATCTCTTCGTGGTTCCAAACTTCTTCCTTCTCGATGCTCACTCTGAATGGCTCCTTGTTGATAACGATCTCTCTGAAATCGACGATGACGCTGTAGTAGTCGTCCGCGTCCTTGAGGAAGATGAAGCATCCTCCGTTGAAGCGACCAGTGCTGTCACGATCGTTCATGAAGTTCTTCTGGACGAGGCTGTAGAGGATGCCTTCGTATTCGAAATGCTGATCGAACAGCGCGCTCTTCTTCGACCACCTGCGAACCTTGAGAGATTTCCTAAGCTCGTCGTGGTTCGGGATCTCTCTGAGTTCGACAGCGTAAGGATACTCGCCGAGGGCGTTTCGACACCACTCAGCTTCTTGACTCGACATGGTTCCGTTGTAGATCAGTTTCATCTTGGTTCCTTTAGTTGAGGAAGAATTTCTTGCACTCTTCGACGTCGAGCGGATTGTCTTGTGCTTCCCAGAATTCAGCGAGTTCGTCGATGACCGTTTCGCGATAGTGGTCGAAGATGACCTCGAACTTGAGTTCCTTCGGATCACCGTTGTTGTCTGCACCCATCCAGATCTCACCGAGTTCCAGACGGACACCAGTCGTCTCTTCGAACAACATCGCATACAACGTCACCTGACGCATGTAGTGCGGAATGTCAGTGTACGTCTTGATCTTTCTCGAGCTCTTGAAGTCGACCAGTGTCTCGAGACCGAGATCGATGTCTCCTCTACCGTCAAGCACTGCGACCAAGTCCACACGACCTGCGATGCGAAGACGACGAGAGTACAGAGCGTGCTCGAGACAGATCACAGCGTCGATGCGTTCATCACACCACGGCTTGATCTTCTGGAAGAGACGATACGCACCGAGATGCTTGTTGAGAACGACCTGGTTCGACAGGTACTTCTCGAGATAATCGTGCATCGCCGTACCGCGATCAGTAGCCTCTTTCGAGATGCGATCAGCAGCTTCGTCACCGACACGTGCACGCCAGTCCTCGAGCCACTTGTCCTCGCCTTTCATCGCAGCGATCTTGCCGAGCATCGTGGTCACGGAGAAGAACTTGTCCTCCGGAAACAGAGGGTTCTTGTAGACACGACCGTCAGGCAGATCGTCGTTCACCCAGCCGGCAGGTAAGGTGTACCGATCAGATATGTGGACGAAACGTTTTTCAGGTTCTTGTACGAATTGTCTTTTAAGAGAAGCGAATGACATGCGTTTCCGTTCAGATCATCTGTCGTTTTAATGATATGTAACGTATTCCACTCATCAGTGGAAACGTATGTTGCGAAACGTTTCCAATTTTGAGAACGCCACTGAATGATCCGCTTCTCGCTCTCGAAGATGGCCACCGGAAGACCGAATGGAGATCCTGGAATGTATCGATAGCAACCGAAGAACTTCATGACCAGATCTTTCGAAGAACTCGCTTCCAGAATGGAGTGCGTTCGATGCTCAACGATGCTACTTCGTCGAGAGCCCACCGATGCTTGAGATCTCGAGACTCGCAATCGACGAAGATCTTCTCCACATCGACTCCTGGACTGATCACTATCGTCTTATCGATCGTGAGCTTCTTTCCGCTGATGACTGTGACGTTGTTGCTCATGTCTTATCCTATCGTGATGACTGGATGGTCGAAACGCTTGTTCCGAGTCTTCCACGTGACGAGTTCTTCGAAGACGATTTCGAAGAGCGAGAAGTCTTGTTGACTGGTAGTGATCTTCGAGAGATGGAGTCTCTTCACCTGTCGCTTCTTCATGAATTCGTGAGGCATGGTGAAGGACAGTTCCATCGACTTCTCGGATCGAATGATTGCTCCGTCAGGACGAAGTCGGAGAGACCATCTGTAGAACCGGATCGTACGATCGTTGTAATGGCGAAAGAAAGTGAACGTCTTGTCCACGTTGTCCATGAGCTGCTTGTTGCAGTAGACTCGAGGCTTCCTGAACTTGAGGTGTTTGTCAAACATCCAAAGAACTTCGGACGAAGGTCTCTTGCTCTCGTGTCGCTCAGACCCATCAGACTGTTCGAGAATGAAATGATCGGGTCCGAGAAGAAACGAGACTGGTCCGTAACGAGACTCGTCGGAAGAGATCTTGATCAAGTCAGGAGTCCTTTGTCTTGATATTCCTTCACGAAATCTTGGACGAAACTCAATATCTCTCGACGAAGAGTTTCGGAGTTCGGACGACCTTTGAATTTCACGAAGAGATCTCTGTAAAGCTTCGTGAAGAATTCTTCGTACACTTCTATCGAAACGAAACGATTCCAGACAGCATCTTCCGGAATGATGTTGATCGTGTTATCTGTCCAACTGATGTCGAAATCGACTCTGAGTCGCGACTTGTCGACCTCTTTGTTAGGTTGATCGCAAACGATGACGAAATTTTGGAAATCGATGTGAGGCATTCTTCACTCCTGGATCTGATACTTGTCAAGCGTTGTGTAGATTTCTCGAGTGTGAGGACGGAGAACTTTCATAGCGATCCGGCTCACCTTCTTGTAGAGTGGGATCTTGCTGTAGACCTCTCGATTTGGTGAGCACCAAGCAGCCTCGAAGCCGGGATTAAACACATGGAAGACTTGCTTGACGCCAGCATTGGAGAGTTTCGAAAGGCAACTCGTGCACGGCTTGTGTGTGACATAAACGGTTGCGTCCTTGACGGAGTTGCCGTGCAAGGCTGCATTGAGAATCGCGTTCTCCTCGGCATGTATCGCAAGTTGCAAGCGATCATCTCTGACCATTTGGTTGATGCCGTCATCATCTGCTCCTGTCGGATATCCGTTCCATCCGATCGAAATCGGTCTTCCTTCTTTGACGACAACGCATCCGACCTTCGTTCCGTCGTACTTCGACTCAAGTGCAGCAGAGCACGCGATGTCGAAGAACAGTTGGTGTCTCTGTTTCATTTCATTATTCCTTTAAAGTTTTACGCAAGATCACGTAAGACATGATGATGACGTACAGAAGCACGCCTACGAAAGCGTCACCAGAGAAGATCCAGTATGTCAAGCTTTTGCTTTCTGAAGGAATGAAGCGATGCTCTTGGCTTCTCGCTTGCATCGGCTGTATCTGCTCTGATAGTAAGCACCCATCAGAAACAGAGGAATTCCGATCCAGATGTTGAGAGGAAGAGTGATGAGAAGTGCAGCTCTGTAGTCAGAGAACGTGTTGAACGCATGCAACGTGTAGCCGACGATGATGATCCACGGGATCAGAAACAAGTTCTTTCTGAAGCGATAGAATCTCATGCTCTCGTCTGCCTGATGGAGTGCGAATTCAATTCCGACCATGTTCTGCACTTCGATTTCCTCTCTGGAATGGTTTGTGATTCCAGCCTTATACCATTTCCTGAGACTCGTAAACAGGAAAGTTAGAGATGCCTCGTCTTTGGATCCACAGCGAGCATTTCTTGGCTGCCGTGACAATACTGATCGAGCCACTCCATCTCGAGCTTGGCTTCCTCTTCAGACTTGCCGCCGATCCACCAGGTCTTCGTCTCGTTGTTCCACTTGTAGCCACGGTACTTCAGAGCGTCCTTCGACTCGAATGCAGACTTGTACGCGTAGACTCGATACTCAGGAGTGAAGATCTTCTCGACGAGTTCCTTGAAGAACATGTCTGCGAGATGCACACCTGCCCAGGAGTCTTCGAGCGCGTCGTGGTGACCGAAGAACCAGTCCTTCATGTACGCCATGAGAATGCCGAGTGAATTCGACGGGATCATGAAGCGATCACGGATATTCAGATCAGCATTGGTGCAACCCCAGACTAGAGGTTCAGCAGTCGAGAAGCGATCGACGTATCGTCTGTCGAAGCGAGCGTTGTGTGCCAGTGCGAATTCGACACCGCCGAATGCGTCATCGAAGTCAGCTTGAGTCAGAGTCTCGCCGATCTCGATCAGCTTCTGCTTGGTGAAACCTGTCAGACGAGAAGCAGTCTCTTCGACTTCAGCATTCGGCACGTTGTGCTTGAGACCGGTTCGAAGGACCTTGGTGATCTTCATCTCGTCGTCGAATTGGAACCGAACCCATCCGAACTGAGTGATCTCAGCCGTCTCGGTGTCTAGTCCAGTTGTTTCGAAGTCGGTGAAGGTTGCTTCGTAAACGGAGCCGACAGGTTCACGTTCGACAAAAGCTCTTGGCATCTGAGTAAGGACGCGGATAGGTTTTCCGCCGCTTGTCGCTGCTCGTCCAATTTCGTACGTATCGTCTTCAGTTCGCATAGTTCTTCTTCCAGATGTTTGTTACGAAAAGCATAGACTTCTTCGTTTAAATGGAGCATTTTGAGGAGAGGAAACACACGTTCCAGAGTCCATCGATGAGCAGTGTTGTAGACGTCGAAGTCGACACCGTTCTTCTCCTGGAATTCTTTCAGGATGTGAAAGCGTCTCGAGTAGATGTACGGACTGTCGTCTCGGAAGAACTTTTCAGTTCGCTTCCACTTCCGAGCACCTTTCCATCCGCGATATCGCTCAACCAAATGGGTTATAAGGATCGTCACTGAGAGTGTTTCCTATTCTCGTGTTAGCGAAAGGATCGCGTTTCAACAACACCTTCTTGATCTCCTGGATCTTGGACATGTTGTCGGAGAAGTCGTTTCGAAGGAAATCAGCTCGGTTGCGTTTGGTGTTCAGCTCTGCAACTTCGCTGATTTCTTTGAGAGTCTTTGTCGACAGAGTCGAGTAATCGACCCGGTCGATCTTCTTCATCATGACAGGAGGCTTCGGTATCATGTATCTCGAAGCCGGGAGATCAAAGCGTTTTGCTTTCATGATGTAGTATAACTCCTCGAAACGATCTTAAGAAACTGAAAGTTTTACCAGACTTCTCTGAACCACTGAGGGATGTCGTCCTTGAAGATGCCGTCCCAGCTGGCAAGGACTTCGTCGTAGCCGACGCAGATGAAAGGAGCAGCGATGCTGAGACATATCAGCATGAAGAAAACGTACGGAATGGTGATAGATGCGACCAGGCACACGAGTGCTCGACGGACGTAGTTGTTCTTGACCTTCTTCAGATTGGTACTCACTGCTCTTCCTCCTCGTTTTTCATGCGACCGTTCCACGCACGGGCGATCTCGTTTTCGTTCAGATCTTTCACGATCCCGGCGATGTCCTTGCACGATTGCCAGAACGCAAGAGCCATGCTTGCGGTAGTGTAGCCGATAGCGAGCACACCCAAGAAGATGTAAGCTGCTATGACTGCTACGACCGTGAGAGGCCGTCTGAGCCACGGAGATCTGATTTCTTCTATCATATGTCGTTCACCTGAAGATTGCATCGAAATTGTTCCCTGCTTCCTTGAATGCTTCCTGCAGAATTTCTTCTGATACCTTTCGCGAGACGTCTTCGACGAGCTGCTTGAGTCGATCTTGCGGAGACGCCATGTGCATGTTAGTCACTGAGGTGACTTCGTGCCGAATTCCGTTCAGTTCGAAAATCGTACGAACGACGGCGTCTCCGCTGATCATGTCATTGACGCGGTGAAACACGGCTCGCATTTGGTTGTTGTCGAGACGCATCGAGTTGATGACTTCCGACTTCGAAGTCTGCTCCATCTCTCGAAGAAGCTTGACGGACTCGTGTGTCGGTGCATTCTTGACATCGACTTGGACGTGAGAATACGACGGACCTCTGTAACCGAGGTTCATTACTGTTTTGTCAAACATTCTGTTTCTTCCGTTTCCAGTGGCGTTCTACGTGAGTATCGAATTCGATGATTCCGTCTTTCACATGAGACTCATCGACTTCCCAGCCTGTGTACTGCATGTAGGCGTGCATCGCGTCATGACCTCGACCTGAGTGAGCCGACGTATGGTATTCCCATTCGACTTTCTCTTCGACTTTCTCTTCAGACTCCGGATCAGCAGAGTTCTTGATGTTGATCTGCTTCAGATCTTCGAGAGTGACGTCTGCACACATGACGAAGACTGCACACTGCATCCAGCCGAGCCATCGACCAATCTTTGCCTCGCTCTTGTCAGACATGCCTTCCATTCGACGAAGCATATCTTCTAGATGGTGCCATTGAATTTCGTCACCGAGTTCTGCGAGATACGGAAACTCGTGCATTCCGTATGAACGTGCGAGTTCGATAGTATCGCGTGCTGCTTGAAGCTGATTCATGGTGTGCGCTCCACAATACCGTTCTGGATCATCGCAGTAATCGCGAGATTGGCGATCTTGCGAAGTGCATCCAGAGCCAATTGATTTGCCAGAGGATCTGCACCGCGAGTGACGAAAGTCTTCGCTTCACGGAGATAGTCGTCGATGTAGACGAGATACTCCGTCGTCGTATGCTCTCCTCGAGTCGGAGTCGTGGCGATGTTCCACTTCTCTGCAGCGTATACGTATTCTTCACGAACAGCTTCAACTGCACGATTGAAGAGTGCGTTGTCAATAGCTCGGTTCCAGCTTTGTGTCATTTGTTGATCTTTCCGTTGATAGCGTCGAGAAATTCGACGAGTTCGTCCTTCTTGCCCTTAGGGATCGTGACTGAATACGTCTCGCTCGTATTCTCTTTGCGCCACTTCCTGACGAGCTTCGCGATGTCGTAGCCGTCTCCGGAAGGATCATCACCAGGTCCTTGATACATGATCGGACCGAGCTCGTCTGTGTCGTAGGTCTTCTCTGGATCCGGTTCACCGTCTGGACGATCCTCGAAGCAATCGTTGTCCCAGTACCAGTTGTCATGTGGTTCTGGCCAAGCTTCATCGAGAAACTTGATGAGTTCAGCTCCGATAATCTTCATTCGACATGTCCTTCAGTTCGATCTTGGGTTTGGACGGAGTCATCGATGCGAGTTCTGCGTCGAGTTTGGTTCCTTCTTCGATCTTACGAAGTCTGTATTCGGTGTCGCTGAGATCGATCACTTCACCATTCCAGATCTTCACGACCGCAACGGTTTCTTCGTCTCTGTCTGAAGGAAATTTCACTCCGACAGCTTTCGCTATCGTTTCGAGAGTGGGCCTGGTCATCCACCATCCGACGAGATTATGTCCAGGCTGGTCGTAGTTGTTGTCGATGCTGAACAGAACCCAGATGCTGTTGTTCTTAGCCTTTGAAGTAGTCAAGGACGACATCCTTTATTAGATCTTGATTGAATGTATCATAACCTGGTGAACGATTGGAAACTGTTTTTCCGAGAACGAGCTTCAAAGTTTGAAGCGTGGCATTGTAGTCGCCTTCGTGCTGGATCGCTCGACCTCCAGCTTCGACCCACGGAATCAGGTTCTTCTTGAAGTCGTCGATGAGGACATCACCCTTGTAACGCAGGTACAGGTACTTCTGCTTTCCAGCAGGAGAGAACGTCAGATGCAGATCGTCGTTCAGCTTTGCGCGAACGGCCTTGATCTTCTGCTGTGCCACGTTCTCGAAGTCGGATCGTCCACACGCACTGAGGAACTTGAGATCGTATGCGACAGGCTTGATATGTCTGCTTTCGAAATTCAGGTCGTCGACGTACCTCTTGAGATCGTCGAGGAATTTGACAGCTCCGTCGAACAGCGGAAGTTCAGCAAAGAAATTGCCGTGCTTCTTGATCTTCTTGTTGAGGATGTTGTCGTCTTCATCCTTCGCAGCAATTCCGAACGTGTCGTAGTAGTGCCTTTCGAAGTCGAAGAAAACTCCGTCAAGGTCTAGATTGATAGTGGTCATCGTTTAACTCCGTGGACCACAGAAGACCACCACGGATCTTCTGAGCATTTGACATATGATTATTAATCCAGGAGGTCGTCTTCCGCCATGGACTTCTTTAGAGTATCGATCTTCTTGCAAAGATCTGCACGGATCTGGAAGAACTCGGCTGTAAGATCCTTCCGCTTGTCGTGTTCGTCAAGCTCGTGCTGAAGATTCCAGAGAGCATCCTGTCTCGTCATGTCTGAACCTCTGTTTAATCGATGAGTGATTTGTATCACAACTTTCTCAAACGTGAAACTAAAAGAGGTGCACGATTTCTCGCACACCTCCAGAGTTCGTCAAATGTAGACAGTTTTCAGATCGTTCCGAAGAACAATCGTGTAGTCGTCGTAGTCGTAGGTGTACTCGCCTTTGTCGTTCGGAACCAGACCGTGGAAGAAGTCGTTAGTGAGGACTTTCGCGAGCTTGATGATGTTCACTTGGTTGCGAAGCATCTGGAGCGTCTTCTTCGTCTGCTTGATCTGATCGTCGATGAACTGGACAGTTTTCAGAGTCGGATGCTGGTCGTCGAGACCTGCGTGTTGTAGCTGAGCTTGGAGGAATCCGTAGTAGTCCACCATCATCTTGCCAGGAACGTTGATGCTCTTCTTGCCAGCGAGCATCTTCTGGAAGTCTGCGATCGACGGAAGACTCGATGCACCCTTTACGTAGAAGCTGAGAGCGCGTGCTTCGTAGCTGTCGGAATCTTCTGCTTTCGCACGTTCGACCGATACGCCATTGTACCAGCCTTGTTTCGAGATGCCGTGATCACTGAGGACTGCGATCTGTTCGATCGTGTACGTCTTGAACGAGTCAGTCTTCTCGAAACGTCCGTTGGTTTCGACGATTCCGTCGTGGACCCAGTTGAGAACCTTCAGAGCCGCTTCGTGCTTCACAGTCTCGATCGTGTAGCCGCAGAGTTCGTCGAGGTTCACGGAGCCGTCGATGTAGGTACGATTGACGATCGGGATGCTTCGGAGATCGATGACGACACGCATCATGTTCGATTCTGGATCGTAGGCTTGCGTCGTGAACTTCAGCTTCTTGTCTTCGATCTTATTGAAGACCTCTTCGGAGACGATGAACTCAGCGGAGTCCATGTTCAGCTGGCCGTCCTTGACGATCGTGTGATTGCGGAAGATCTTCGTCTTGAAGACAGGATCGAGTCCGACACGCTCAGCAGCTTTCGGATTGAGCTTCACGGAGCCGTTGATCGAGAACTGAATCGAGAGGTTGAGCAGATCCTTGTTCCACACGAAGTCACGAACAGGAGTGATCACTTCTTCCTGATCGGAAGTGAAGACGTTGTGAGTGTCGACGGACTGACGGTTGATCCGCTTGTAGCTCTTCACGTTGTCCGAGAACGGTACGTAAGACACGTTTCCATCCTCGAAGAAGATGTTGAAGAGATCGATCAGGCAGAATGCGTCCTTCTTCGGCAGGTAGCCAGGAGGGCATCGACCATCGATGTAGCGATTGCGAGCGTCGAGATCGGCATCACGGAGTGCTTCCTGTGCTTCAGCGACTTCGTCGATCGTGAATGCGTTGATCATCTTGTCAGCGAGATACTGATCGCCGATGTTGTTCACGACGATGTCGAGTGCCTTCTGACGTTCGCCTCGATAGTAAAGCTGGTCGGCGTACGCGTAGAGGAAGTTCTGGACTCGTTCCTGGTCTTCCTTCTGGGTGATCGTCTGAGCATCAACGCGTCCGTCGCTCATGTAGACAGGAGTGTTCGACTCAGAGATCACGAAGATGCGATTCTCCTCAGCGTTCAAGCGGGTGAGAGTGAGTGAGTCTTTCCTGGAGGTTCGAACATCACCGCCGAGATACAGAATCTCAGCTTGGTCAGCGATGATTTCCACCTTCGAAGGACGAAGACCGCGAGCTACATCTACGGTGTCGCCGAAGAGTTGAGCGAAATTCTGGAGGCTGCGGCTGTGGACGAAAGTGCCGTGACCGGAGACGTCAGAGAGCTGCTGGAGGAAGTCTCGACGATAGTAGTTGCCGAAGCCGATCGAGTTCACAGCGGAGACGTTGATTTGATTGGCGAGGTTGGAGAGCGTCACGAGAGAACGCGTGAGTTCTTCGTTATACGACCAGGAAACGACAGGGCAGCCGTCGGTAAGCAGAGTGATCGAGGTCTGATCGACACGATATGCGTTGCTTGCTGCGATTGCTGCGATCGTTTCGAGCGGTTCGGAGAAGCAGGTGGCACCGACGACCGAGCGATACTTGTCGAGAATCGTGCCGATGTCTTTCGTACCGTTGGCAGCTTCGACGATGACGCCGTGACTGTTCTGACCGGAGTACCAGAGAACAGTAAGAAGATCACCGGAGCCGCGGAGGTAGTCGATGAAATCCTTGGCCTGGTCGATGGCTTCGTCGATCGAAGTGTACATCGAACCGGAGCGGTCGATTGCGACGATGTGGTGAGTACGCGGAATGTCTTTCGATTCAGAAGGGTTCGGATCGATGGACGTCACGTAGACGGGCTTCCCGCCGATTGTCACCCTGAACTTGTTTGCTTGCATGTGAGGTTCCTTGTTGTTGGACTGTGGATGCAGAACGAACGCAGAAACTGTGTTCTACGTTCGTATTGGTGAAGTCTTTTAATAGCTTTCTGGACGATAGGACATGTACACGATGAACGTGTATGCGATAACGACTGAGATCAGATAAATCCAGCCGTGATGTGCTTTGATAAATCGGCGGAATTTATCGAGCATGATCTTTTCCTCTTAATTCATACAAGTAAGATCTAACACAATTCTTTCTTACTTAGAAAC